GTCCCAATCCCGGTCAAGCGACGGGACCGGATGCGCGACCTTGGTCGGCTTCGGTCGATAACACCGGCCATAGCGATCGGGTCGGCCAACCGCGCCCGGAGCCGGCTGCTTCGTCTCGACTAGGCCGATGGCTTGGTCGAAGCCCACGATCCGGATGCCGACCGGGCTCGCGGGCGAGCGGCTCACGTGAAGGTCCCGTCGGACCAGCCACCGGCGGAGCTCGCGCTCCCAGTTCAGGGTCAGGGATTTCGGACAGACGACCAAAATGTGCTCGAGCGACGGGTCGGAGTTAATCAGGCCGATGGCCTGGATCGTCTTTCCGAGCCCCATCTCGTCGGCTAGGAGGGTTCCGGCGCGCTTGGACGCGTAGGCGATTCCGGCCCGTTGGAACGGTAGGTATTCGCGACCTGACGGTGCCGGGACTTCGATGGCCGCGTCGGTCGCTCGGGATGCCTCGGCGGCCTCGGCGGCCTTGCGTCCGTCGGACGAACATTCAGCGTGCTGGACGGCTCGCTGGCCGCGCGTCCACTCGATTCGGTCTCCGGGATCGATGGCTCGGTGACAGACGGAACAGATTCCGGGGTATTTAGAGATAATGAGCATTGGTCAGTGGTCCGGTGTGTGGGTTGTGTGTGTGGTGTAACCGACGAGTTTGCGAGATTTATGCCACCTGGGGGACGACTCGTTTGGCTCCAGGGTTTCGGATCTGAGCCATCCGGATGGCCGCCTCTTGAAGAGCGTCCGCTCGGATGATAGCTTGGTTGGCCGCCCGTTGGGTTCGGTACGGCTTGGCGTTGCGCGAGACCTCGATTCGGAGCGTCTCAGCCTCGAACCATAGAGAGTCTTCCACCGACTGATAGGCCAGTTTGGTCGGATATCCGTTGAGTGCCACCTGTCGGCTGAGCTCATGCTCTACCAGAAGTTGGTCGTTCAGCCGTTTTTTGAGCGACTCGACTTCGGCCTGGGCGGCCTGGGTCGCCTGCTCGGCGGCCAAAACGCGCTCTTCGGCCGCGGCCGACACGCTGGCGCGGTCGGCGGCTTGGAGGGCCGACGTCAGTCGCTCGGCCTGGTCAGGCCATGAGGACCACTGGCCACGCTGGTCCCATGTCCCGGTCTCGCGTGCGACGAGCTCGACCTCTTGCTGGGTCAGTGGCCGACCCATCAGCTCTCCGAGCTCTCGGAGAATCGAGTCCGTGAGCTCAACGTCATCCCCGATGATCGGGTTCGCTCGGCCGGTAAGGTCCGAGTAACCGGACGCCTGGATGGCTTCTCGGGCGACGAGACCGAGAACTAGGGTGCGTAGTAGGTGGGTCATGATGAAGGATCCTAATGCGAGAACCATACCAGGATAGTAATGGTCAGTGAGTACAGCCGGTCTCCCAACACCGGGACCCCGGAACCACCATGTCGCCACATTCATCACATTCGTAGCGGCCCGAGTATCCGCGACGGCTGCCGCTTGAGTGAGCGTGCTGGGCGATCGAACAGATTGCGACCCCATCGCCGGCCCAAAGGACTCGGTCGACCAGCTCGGCCTTGCTCGAGCCGTCGCGCTTGGTGACGGTTACCGACTGACCGGCGGACGCCGTGCCCTGAACCTTGATTCCCCAGGATCCATTCTTCAATTTCGTGTAGGTGGCCATGCTTAGCTCCAATGGTGCGTGGTGCGTGTGGTGCGTGTAGGGGGCGAGGGTCACGGCCGACGGATGCGGGGCGCCCTCTAACGGGTGAAGGCCCGGCCCCTCTAGGGGTGCGGGCCTGGGCCTGCGGTCAAGTCGGCTACTCGTCTACGGCTTGGTAATGCTCGAGCCCGGAGGAGATTCGGTCCCAGACCGGTAGGTTTGGGAGTCGGTACCCGACGGCCCACAGGTAGAGAATCGTTTGGCGCTCTTCGTCCGTTAGGCCGAATTCGATCTGAATCTCGGCCGCGAGCCGTTGAACCAGGCCGGAGCCTTGCTCGGCGGTCAGGATCACCAGAGTCTCAAGCGCGTGGATGGCTTTCGGGGTCAGTGTCATGGCTGGATCCATTGCGATAACCATACCAGCGTAGTAATGGTGTCACTCATAATAGGTTCGGCCGGACACCGAGCCACGAACGGCCGTCATGCCGAGAGAGTCCAGGACGTCCCGTCGGGCCGCGCGCGCCGCTCGGGAGCGAGCGCTGCGCCGGAGCCTGGTGAGCTCGGGGCCGCTGACAGTGACCTGCCAGCCCTTCCGGGTAATCCGCTCGACTGCTTCGACGGCCTGTTCGGTCGTAACGACACATGCCTTTTCTAGGTCGTCTTTTCGGGTGATTTGGTCGACCATCCCGTCCGGGCGCGGGGTGTAGGTGCGGGACATTCCGGGGAGTCCGACTAGGACGATTGGTTGGCTGAGGGTGTTGCGGGTCATGCCCAACCGATATGCGATGACCATGCCAAGCGTCCCATAGTCGAGACGGCGCCAATATGCTGCCTGTAGGGTCACTGGACTATGACCACCGTGTCATGGTGCGATACGGATTCTGGTCGAGCCTACCGGCCGGCTAGCTCTAAAAGCTGTGGAGTCTTGACCAGTTATGTCGATCGACCCCAACCATGACAAGCTCGCCATAGACTATGAACGAATTGCGAGTTAGGCCGACCGATTTGGTCCCAAACCTGCCCCCATGACTTCCTTTCATAGACCATGACAATGGCGTCATGGTGGGCCAAAACGACTCAAGTTGCCGTGACTCCTTCGGTTTTGGAGAGCCGGCCAGATAGTCAGAGCGGTAGACCATGACACACTAGTCATAGTATGGTGGTCTGTCGGGGTAGGGCTCTACCGACCAAACCGCGTCCTCTCTACTATGCCGACGGTGGTATGGTAGTTGCTAGGTGTTCGGGTATGCCAAGACCAGTGAAAGTCCTAGGATATGACCTGCTAGTAAACCATGACGGGACGGTGCTGCTAGATCGGACGGTGAAGCTGCCATCCGAATCGGATGCTCGTCGAATCGCGAAACTATGGCGCGCCGCTGAGCGAGCGGAGAGTCGGGCGGAGTCGAGAGCGGCCGCGAAGTTCGAGCGTTGGGCCCACGGCTGACCCCGGCGCCTGGGCCCCTGCCAACCGGCTCGGGCCCAGTAGCGGGGGCCACACACGGCCACCGAACCCACACCACACAGGTAGGCGAATGACCGACCGACACCAGATCGCTACAACGATTCTAGCCCAACTAGGCGGCCACGGCCGGCTGACGGCCATGATCGGGATGACCCGAGCCATGCCAGCGGAACACGAGGGCCGATGCGGCCTCATGGTCCGGTTTCGGTCCCGAGCCCGCCGTCGGATCAATTCGATCGCGGTATGGCTCGACCCTACCGACACCTACACGGTTCAGTTTTGGTCGATCCGGGCCTGCGACCCGAAAGTGGTCTCGTCCTACTCGGAGGTCTATGCCGATGGTCTGCGAGACTTGATCGAGGGCGAGACCGGGCTTGCCCTTTCGCTCGGCCCCGTCACCATACCGCCTCCGGCCGAGGTCTGCTGGTGAACCCGATGATTGCGGCCTACCAGGCCAAAAAGGCCGAAAAGTCGGCCAGAGAAGCGTCGGTCCGGTAAAACCCTCGGATCGATCCAGTCCTCGCGGTCAACCTAGTGCTTGACCAGGCCCGAACCCACTTCCAGGGATGCGGCGCCGAGCGGACGCGTCGCGGCGCCGTCGTCGAAATCTGGGGGCCGAACGAGACCAGGCTGGCTCGGTGGCTGCTCTCGGCACACCAAAACGCATCAGGCCGGTCGAAAAATCTAAAAATTGCCAATTGAGGGAAAATTCCCGCCGATTGACTAAAATTGCACCAGTACGGAATTCGACAGAGTTCGACAGAGTTCGACGACCGTCGCTATGAGAATAGGGGGCAGTTTGGAACCTGGGGTTGGCGCGTTGGTGGCCAAAAAGACGAAACCGCTGGGCGCGCTCAGTAGGCGCATGCCTGAGTGGAAGTTCGAGAAGGCGAAGCAGATGCGGAGAGCTCCGACGAGATCTGAGCGCATCCTGTGGAGTCGTCTAAATGCCAGGCAACTCGGGGTGAGGTTCAGGCGGCAGTTTCCGCTGCTTGGGTACATCGCCGACTTCGCCAGCCCGCTCGATCGAATCGTTGTTGAGGTCGACGGAGGATGCCACGACCCAGAGGCGGATGCCTATCGCGACCGCGTGATGGCGGCGCACGGAATCACCGTGGTTCGTATACCTTCTGGGCTGGTTGAAGATGACGTCGATCGAGCTGTAGATGCGGTGCGAGAGGCGATTGCACGCTTACCAAAACGAAAAGTCAGGAAAGACGAAACAGTCGCTCTTAAGCCTAAGAAACCAGGAAAACCGCCAGCTCGAATGCGGTGGACGAAACACGGTTTCAGACCAATCCTACTTCCCGGCGAGTGCCCTCTCTGACCTCAGGTAGGACTTTAGAAGTAACTGGTTGACCACTGTGGTCAAGTTACCTGCGACAATGGGCTGGCCAACCAGAGCTTTAGACCACTCTGAGCCGAGCCCCGGGGTGAGGCGCCTGGTTTGGGACCAGGACACGGCAGGTTCGACCCCTGCGGCTCAGACCGGCTGGGAGTCGGGCTAGATCCTACCAGCTAAAAGGGCCACTGCTCCGCGCCCGACTAGGAGCGAGCGCCCAATCAAGCCCTCGCCATCCGGCGATGACCGGCGGCCTGTACCCGCCGGGGACTGGGTCGGCACCAGTCGAGGGCTCGAATTCGGTTCCGAACGGCTGACACCCGCTGGTAGGACGCAAGTGTGGGCGCCGGAGTCCACAGCCGATTTCACGGAATCTCAACCCGATTGGCGACGGGGCCCGGCCTGAACCCGGGTGAGCCGCAAGGCCTTGGGCGTTCGAATCGCTCAGATTCCGCCAACCTGCGATGGCACAATCCACCTACACCGTAGACATCGACCTACGACCGTGCGCGCAGGCGGCTAGTCTGATGGCCAGACTGGCGAAGCGAGCACTGGAGCTGCATCGCCGCAACGGCGGCCTGGTACCGCCCAGTATCGCTCAGAGTCTCGCGGGAGAGCCGGAGGATAGGCCGCTGTTCGTGGTGCGGTGTCGCGGGAAAAACCGGTTCGAACTAGTCACGACGCGTCGCGCGTCGCTCTTTAGCGTCGAGCTCGAGGCCTGGATTCGAAGACTTCAAGCCGCCGGACGGCGGCCGCAACAGGAGAAGACCATCATGGCGTGTGGCGGAAAAGGTAAAGGCAAGGGCAAAGGAAACGACGGTCCGAAGATGCCCAAGGGCGGCAAGGGCGGAAAAGGTAAGGGAAAGTAGGGCACAATAGCCTACAAATCGCCTCCTGCGCGCGCGTTTGCGCGCGTTTGCTAGAGTTTTCCTGCGGGTGACGACCCGCATTCGACAACAACGAAAGGTAAGTGCCATGGCAGCAGTGAAGATCACAATGGCGGAAGCTGGGCGGCGTGCTCGGGCGGGGATGAGTGCACGTGGTGGGGTCAGAGGAGGCGGTAATTTCGCGAGAGGCGCTACCGGACTAGGTGCCGGAGGCGGACTCGGTACCGCAACGGGTGGCAAGCGTGGAGAACGCGGCGTGCGTGCCACTCGCGTTTTCGCCAAAGCGGCTGGAGGCGGAGCGATGAAGTTCAGCGCTGGCCTCGGCGGCGCCTGGTAGCCGCGCTTCCGAATGAAGATTCTGGCGTCGACGCTGAAGATACTGGGTGAGGCACGCGAGAGAAGTCCCGCGTGCCTCATATTCTACAGTGGCGGCAAGGACTCCCTGGCTATGGCGGACCTGTGTGTTCGCGCCTTCGAGCGGGTTGAGGGAGTCTTCATGTACTTCGTTCCGGGGCTAGAGTGTGTCGATCGGCAGCTCGAATACGGGCGCCAGCGTTGGGGACTCAAGATCCATCAGTTCCCCCATTGGTGTCTGACGCGAATCCTGCAGGCTGGTGTCTATCGTTTCGTTGGCAAGGATGGGCTCACCTCGCAGAACTACGTCTACACGGGGGATTTGGACGACGAAGCGCTTATCGGGACTCTTGGAGAAAAAGCCAAAAAGAACCGCAAGAAGTTCCGGATGAACGGCGAGGGCATCCCGGAGCTATCGCTGAACGACGTCTACGCGATGGCGAAAACCGAGACGGGGATTTCGCTCATCGCCACCGGGGCCAAGAAGGCCGATTCGCTTTGGCGGCGCAAGATGCTCGGGAACTGGGGGACGCGGCCCGATATCATCTACCCGCTCAAGGACTGGAACAAGCCGGATGTCTACGCATACCTGATGGCTCAGAAGATTCCGATTCCGGGCGGAACTAGCGGGAGCTCGACGGGAATCGACCTCACGCAGAAGAGCCTGCTCTGGATGCACGACACCTACCCTGACGACTTCTGGAAGATCTGCGAGGTCTTCCCGTTCGCGGAAGCGGTGGTTTGGCACCGCAAGTTCTACGGCGACGTCAGCACGACGGGGTAACGAACTACGGGCCACGCCGCTGGCCTAGCCCTTCCTGCTACCCACAGGTCGGGCGAAGAGCGGCGACTCTATCCCGGGGCGACGCACGACACTCGCCCGCGGCCACGAGTAAACCAGGCCAGTGCAAGCCGCTTAATCCCCATGCCCAGACCCATCCAGGACCAGACGCCGGCTCCCACCGGTGAGCTGCCGCATTTCGATCCGTCCATCCATCGGATGACGAAGTGGGAGGGGTTCGAGACGAAGGTCGTCCACCGTTCGCAGATCAACGAGGCGCCGTACAACCCGCGGGTGATGCGGGACAAGGCCCGAGGTAGGCTCAAGGATGGGCTCGAAGAGGTCAAGCTAGTTGTCCCACTAACCTGGAACAAGCGTACCGGAAACCTAGTTAGCGGACACCAGCGTCTCTCAGTAATCGATGGTCTAGAGCATACCCGCAACTACTGGCTCACGGTGGCTCAGATCGACGTCGAGCTCGAAAGGGAGCAGGCGATCAACCTACTTTTGAACAACCCCGAAACCCAGGGAGAATGGGACATCGGGAAGCTTCACGATTTGCTCGTGAATCGCGATACGCCTCTAAAGCTCGAGGCCACGGGGTTCGGTGCCGATGACCTCTACACGATGTTTGGGCACCAAGCCTTCAATGGTGACGAAGGTACATCGCAGATCGATAAGCTAGCGGACCAACTTCGAGAGAAGCGTGAGTCCTACGAGCGCGTAGTCAACACCGCCAAGAACAGCCAAGAGGCAGAGAGTCGGCGCACGGAGGGTGAGGCCTACTACGCGGTAATCGTCTTCCAAGATGGTAAGGATCGTGACTCGTTTCTGCGTGAGATCTACGGGTACAAGGAAGCGGGTGAAGACGATCCGCTTATCGTACTCGACCATCAGCACTGGTACCTCGACGGCCGCGACCTACGAAGGATCTTTCGCGCTAGGACCAGAGAGCCGGAAGCGGCGGAGTAAAAGCCGCATCGACAGATGTCACGCAATAAGACCACTTCGGAGGAATACATCCGGCGCGTCCAGTTCGTTGCTGACGCCATGATGTCGATGATCTGGAACGATGTCGCATCGATCGAGCTCCAAAAGAAGTGGGAAGTCACGGCGAGCCAGATGGCTCGGATTGCCGCCGAGGCGTCGCGAATCATTCGGCGAGTTTACGCGCAGGATCGCGATAAGACGCGAGGCGACCTTGCGGCGTTCTTCCAGCGTATCGCTGGTCAGGCGCTTACGAAGGGAAATCCAACCACTGTTGTGACGGTGCGCAAAACGCTGGATGACGCGGGGCACGAGGTCATCACCGAGCGGACGGAAACCAGACTCAATCCAGACTATCGTGCCGCTATCGCGGCTGGTTCCGAGCTCGGAAAGGTCCTGGACATCTACCCGGCGGCCAAGCAGGAAGTCACGGGCCGAGATGGCGGCCCCATCAAGGTGGATGGCCTGACTGACGTCGAACTTCGAGCTCGCGCCCAGCAGCTCTTGCGGGAGGTCGCTCTGGTGACGGACGCCGACTCGGCCCCGAGCGTGCCCATCGAAGACCCAGAAGGCGAACCGGATGGCAACAAACCTGATCCAAACGCTCAATGATCTTCTGGCGGACGAACGCGCCGCCGAGAACCAGTATCGGCTCCAAAGTGGCCTGGCCGAGCGCTGGGGATACAAGACCATTGCTGCGAAATTCGCGGAAGAACAGCACGAAGAGTCGGAGCACGCCGGCAAGCTAGTTGCACGCATCTACTTCCTGAGCGGTACGCCAGATCCGAAGACCATCGGAGAGGTCAACGTCGGAGATTCACTCCAGCAGATGCTGGACAACAATCTCCAGTCGGAACTCCGGGCCATCCGGAACTATGACGCGGCGATCACGGCCACACGTGAGTCCTGGGATCACGGTACTGCTCATATGCTCGAGAGCATTTTGGTCGACGAGGAAGGACACCTCCTGTGGATCGAGGCACAGAAGACTCTGATCTCCCAAATGGGCTTAGACAACTGGCTCACCGAACAGACGTGAGCACGAAAGGGGCAACCATGGACGCAGTAGCAGAGAAGGCCACGTCTTCCATCGGAACCGCGCGTAAGCTGCCGGCGCCGAAACCCAAGGTCGAACGAGAAGACCCGCAACAATCCCTATTGGGGATGGTCGATACCAAAAAGGCGAAAGAATACTGGGTCGGTAAGGGATGGAACGACGCCGGCAACGTTAAGGCACGGGACTCCGCCGTCATGATCGGTGCTCGAGTCCCGGAGGCGAAGTCGATGCTCTTCCAGCCGAGTCTATGGGCGGGTTCCCCGCCGGTGATGTGCCTACTCTGCCCGAAGGGGATCGGGGCGGACACTCTGGCGAAAGCCGCGGCTGCTGCCGACTCGCAAGGAATCGCCTTTGCGTGGACCGACAACGAGAACCAGGCAAAGTTCGACATCTCGCTCGAGGTCAAGTAGCCGTGGCCTCATACAACCAGCGTCAGCAGCAACAGCAGATGCGGCAGCCTGTGGTCCCGGCGTCTCCGTACCCGGTACCGGGCGGAGCCGCTACGCCTCCCGCTTCCATCCCGCATCCCTCCGCGCCTACACAGAAGCCCGCCCAGTCCGACGCTCAGAAGCCGGACGCGCCTACCGACGCGTTCGCATTGCGCACCACGCTTGGTCGGAAGGTGAAAGAGGTCATGCGCGAAGAGCTGAAGGGATTCATCGAGCGTCCCGTCTACGCCAATAATGGCGCAGGTTGCACGATGCACTACTTCGAGTTTGACCCCGACACCGGAAAGGTGGGAGACGAGGTCGTCTTCAAGGGAGAGTACTGAGCGCAACGATAGGCCAATGTTTGGCCATCCTCCCCGCGACGCCGGCGGACAATCGGGCGATACGGAGGAACTATGTTTCTGCGCTCACCGCAGGATAAGGCGCACGAACGTGCACGTGACGCCCTGCTTAAGCTGTTCGATCACGAACGTCCCCAAGAGGCCCGGGCTCTCAATGCCTGGACTAGCACCTTTCATCCGTACCAGCAGCGATGGCTCTACGAGCCGGCTCGATATGGGATCCTGAATAAGTGCCGCCAAGTCGGCGCAACCTACACATTTTCGGCATGGACTCTGCTGAAGGCGGTCTTTTTAGGACAGCCCAACTACATCGTAAGCAAAGGCGAAGATGAAGGGCTGATTGCGCTCAAGTACGCGCGAAAGCACGCCGAAGTGCTTCGTGGGCTCGGGTCGAGCATGGCCAGGGTTACCCGGGATCTGGCGACTACACTGGAATTCATTAGCGGAGGATCGATCGAAGTCAGACCATCGACCTCCGGCGCCCGTGGGTATCACGGGAACGTCGTGCTCGATGAATTCGCCTACATGCAGCACCCTGATTCCGTGTGGGAGGCAGCAGCGGGAGCGACGTTCCATGGCTTCGACCTACGTGTTATTTCGACGCCGAATGGCGTCGGCAACATGTTCCACTCGTTCTGGGAGGAAGATCACAAATCCAAAGGATGGGCGGGGCACGCGGTTTCGGTCTGGCAGGCCATCGAAGGTGGCATGTACGTCGACCTCGACCACTGCTGGCGGATGGCACGCGGTGACCCGCGGCTCTTCGGGCAGATGTTCGAATGCTCGTTCCTGGATTCCGATGACCAGTACCTGCCGACAGAGCTGCTACAAGACGCCCGGCATGGGATGCGGTGGACGAACCAGGGCGAGACCTATGCAGGACTCGATATCGGAGCCACGGTTGACCGGACGGAACTCATTGTGGTTCGCGTGGCGCCCAACGGAACCCGCTATGTCATCGATTCGCAAACCAGAAAGCGCACCGCATATCAAGACTTGGTAGCGCTCGTGAAGTACGCACTTGAAACGCATCATTGCGTCCGAGTCGCAATCGATGCGACCGGCATGGGATACTTCCCATCCCAGCAGATACAGTCTCACTTTGGACGAACGAAGGTCGAGCCGGTAACCTTTAATCCTCGCATCAAAGAGGAGCTGGCCGGAGTAGTGTTTCAAGTCCTACAGGATCGGATGCTCAAGTTCCCGTCCGAAGATGAGCAACTGTTCAAGGATCTTCTGTCCCTTCGCCGCATCGTGACCAAAGCCGGCAACGTTCGCTACGACGCTCCCCACACCGACGAGGGTCACGCTGACAAGGCTTGGGCGCTTGCTTTGGCGCTGCATGCCTGCTCGAGACCGCCAAGCTATCGCCACGAGAGCGAAACTAGCCGATGACGGACAACGATGCGGGGCTCGAGCGCGCCAACGCTCTGGCGCAGAAGTACCTATCAGATCGATATCGGCGCATTGATCGGCTTCAGCGCTACATCGAAGGAACCCAGTACATCGGAAAAAACGACTGGTGGGACGATTGCCCGCTTTGGGAAAAGGCACCGTGCATCGTGTACCCAGCAGGAAAGCTGGCGATTGACTCCAACAAGGAGCTCGTTCTTGGGAGGGAGCGCTTCCCGGTCATCACGAGCCGGCCCGAACAAGACGAGGCCGACGAAGGACTCGACGAGGAGAGCAGTAGAAAGCTCGATGCTCTGATCAAGCAACTCACCAAAGAGGTCAAGTTATGCACGAGCACTCGCAAGGGATTCGATAGTGCTCAGGGGGCATCCACCGCGGTCGCGCTCTTGGGCGCTAGGCGCGGCAAACTCTTTATCGAAATCCTGTCACCTAAGCGCTGTGTTCCGACGTTTGACGATGATGGAGAACCTACCTCGCTCGAAATCAAGTACCCGTACCTGAAGCGAGACGAAGAGAAGCGCTGGCAGTGCTACCTCTATCGGCGCACTATCGACGGAACCCAGGATATTCTCTACAACGAACAGAAAGCGCCTGATGATGGGAGTGAACCATCATGGAGCGTCAAGAGCACAGTCCTGCATGGCTTCGGATTTTGCCCGGTTATCTGGCACAAGAACGATCCCAAACCGGATGACGATGTCACACAGTTCGACGGTCACGCGATTCACGAGATCGTTCTCGACGAAATGGACGCGCTGAACTACGCGCTATCCATTCGACACCGAGCAGTAATTTATACCGGTGATCCGCAGTTGGTTGAAATCGGGGTAGAGCCAGGAACCAATCCGACGGGGGTCGCGGATTCCCCGGTGGCTGATGCTACGCCGCATGGTGGGCAAGAGACACCGCCGGATGGCGGAAACCCGATCGTCGGGACCTACGGAAGGAAACGACCTCGAGGCGGACCACGCGGAGCCCGAAAGAAGGGGCCTGGATATCCGTGGCAGTACTCGGATCCAAACGTCAAGGTCTTCTATCTGACGCTGCCCCCGGGGGCCATCGAGAGCATCTTCAACCATTGCGAGGATCTTTATAACAAGCTCTGCGATTCGATGGACGTGGTAATTCCTGCGCCATCGATGGGCAAGATGTTGCAGGTCATTACCGGCAAAGGGATCGAATCGCTCCGCGCCAAGCAGCTCGACCGATGCGACGGGTATCGCGATGACTTCGGTGAAGGCTTCATCCTCGCAGCGATCGATAAGCTACTGCGCATTACCTGGGTGCTCGGGCCCCAGAAACTTAAGCTTCCTGGGCTGAATAAGTCACTACCGCTGTTGAAGAAGTTCGTAGAGGGAGATGGGTCATGGTCGGGCCCTAGGCTGACGTTGAAGTGGGGCAAGTACTACCGCCCAGACGCCGAAGACGAACAGAAGACCGTGACGACCACCACCCAATCGGTGGGACTCACTACGCTCCGTACTCGGGTGCAAAAAGTCGCACCGATCTTCGAGATCGAAGACGTCGAAACGTACCTCGCTTCACTCGAAGCAGAGAACGCGGAGCGCGAGGCCAAAGAAGCCGAAGCCGCGCACACACTCACCAAAACTTTGGTTCCGAAGGTGAAGCCGAATGGAAGAAAGACGGGAGCTGGAAAGCTAGCAGGAGAAAACCTATCGGGAACGAAAACGCTTGGCGGCGGCGCTTCTGCTGCTTCTGCAAAAGAAGGTCAGAAGCCTGAGTCAACAACGGAGTGATGTCCACGACCTACTGGGTCAGCTTGGGCGCGGGATTCGGGACCACGTCTACCTGGGACGGCGGCAGGCTCGGCGCCTCAGCATCGAAAGCCTGAATCGTGAGCTCCGGGCGGTCGGATACCGCATTCCGGTTCGCGGGTCCCTGCTCCATTCAGAAGACGCGGACCTCGGGTATTCGGTCACCGCGGGCCGCGGGTACCTCGGAATCGTGCTGAAGCGCTATCGACAGAACGTAGCCAAGGATGCAGAAGACGCGCTCAGTTTGGCTATCGCAGAGTCGGATAAGCGCCTTGCGGTAGCGACCAAGACGGCGATGCTTGGGGCATTCGCGGACGAGCGATTCATCGTCCAGTCGGAACTCCAGGACAAAAACCTCATCCAGGTATGGAACGTGAGCTGGTGCAAAGGAACCTGTGCGCAGTGCGCTGACTTGGCGAATACATGGCGCCCAGTGGGATGGCACTTTCCGTATGGTGAACCCCCGCTTCATCCGAATTGCGGGTGCTACCCCGACCTCGTTCCATCGTCTTGGAGCCAACGGCTGTCTTTAGCGGCCTAAAGGAGTAAGTCTCATGATCCCGAACAAGGTGATCGACGGATTGGTGCGCCCAAGCGCTCGCGATCAGGCGAGCTTTGGCGGCCTCTGGAACGCGGCAATCACGCTCAACACCGCCGATACCGACGGTGTAAAGAGTTCTGCCGCGACCCCCATCGTAGAGACGACCTATGTTCTTGCGAACTTCAACGGAGTGCTCGTGGATGCAACGGGAAATCTTCTCGACGTCGACGACGGCACTCCGACTCCGCGGAGTGTGTCCATCCTGACCACTACGCAGGCCAACGCCTACAACACCACGGACCCGATTCTTATTAACGGCATTTGGTGGTGGACCGGACTGCCGGTGACTTTGAGCGTCTACCTGACACTGGCCAGTGGAAATGAAACACGATACACCTCGGACCTCTTATCGAGCATCACCAGCATCGTGGTACCGGCGCAGCTATTGGATACCGGGACCATCACGGTTGGGTGCGGAATTGCGACGGCGCTCCAGGGAAACAAGAGCCCGCACAACGTGAACGGCGGAGGGTCACGCGCGATCTACGTGGGCGGCACCGGGATCGTGGCTCCGAAGCTCATGTTCAACACCGCGGAGGATGCTGTACCGTCCTACGCCGCGGCGCCGGTGGGGTTCATGGACCTTTGGGTTAGATCGCTGCACGAAGCTACTACGGCAACTGGACTCGTGAGGTGCCTGTGAACGAAGAACAGCGCGTACCTGAGAACTGCCCGGCGTGCGGCGCTCCGGTACGCCGGGCACAGTTTCAGATCACGGACCGCGGAATGCTCCAGGTCTGTACGAACTGCGCTCACCCGCTTGCTCAGGCGCCCGTGCTGGGCGATGTCAACATGTTCCGGGATCCGGAGCGCATCGATCAACCGGCCCAGCTCTCACTTCCGATCATTCAACAAGAGACGGTTGCCACTGGGCGAGAGACGAAGCGTCAACGCCCGGGTCCGATTGCTCAGTATACGGCGCAGGGTCCCCGAGAGCCGCATAAGCGCCGCAGCTACATAGCGGAAATGCGTGCCGAAATTCGGGAACTCGATCAACAGATCAAGCATCTCGACAAGTTGAAGGCTCAGCGAGCCGAGCTGGCTCGAATGCTCGCCGCGGCGAAGGACATCGCCGCCGAGAAGAAACAACAAGCGAAGCCGCTCAGGGCTATCGCGTAACTCAAAAAGGAAAGAGCTGCCCATGGCAACCAAGTACGCAGTCCTTCGTGGCATTGAAATCATGCAGGAAAACTTCCCCGGAACCGGAGTGCGCCAAGTGGCGCGCTGCACGTTCGACACCCCGGCCTATACGGCGGCGACTGATCTCGATGCGATGACGTTCAGTGGGGAAAGGGACGTTGGAGCTGATGCTTCACCGACACTCGCCACGGCCATCCAGAATAGTCGTCGTGACAACAAGACCGTCACGCTTGCGGCAGCCATAACGGCTATGGCGGGTAGAAGCTCCGCCGGCGTCGCGTTCTATGCTGCATTCATCACGAGCGTGAACCCAGCGACTCCGCCTTCCTATGGCCTGAAGGTGAGCTCGGGGAACCTACTCGGTTCTCTCTGTAGTGCCGCGAACGTTGACCAGACGACTGCCGCAAGCACTGGCGGCGGACACCCCATCACGATCGACGTTTCCTACGACCTCAGCTGAATTCGTTGACCGCCGGGTGCTCTGAGTCCCTGGCGTTCTCCACCGCGACGACGGCGGACAATCGGTCGAACTGGAGAAACACATGCCATCTGAAGCAAACGATCATCCGGGACGCGCAGCAAGTTCAGTCACTACCGAAACCCCGGCTGCGGGGGCGCCTGCGGGTGCGCCCCCTGCTGCTCCGGCTGCCGGATCCACCGGAACGACAGCGGCGCCAGTAACAACCCCGGCTACCGGAACCACCGCGGTTCCGCCTCAGGGCCGTCCGGTGACCTTGGACGACCTTCCGGAAAATGCGCTCAAGCCACGTCTGGAGCGAGAACGTGCCGCAGAGAGGGCGGCGCTCTTCAAGGAACTCGGGGTCGCCGACGAAAAGGAACTGAAGGCGATTACCGCCGAAGTCAAAGAGCGTCGGGAGAAAGACAAGACCGCAGAGACCAAGGCGGCCGAAGCCAATCAGAAGCTCACCGAAGCGGAAAGGCGGCTTCAGTCGCACGAGGAGACCATCAAGGTCTACCGCGACAACGAGATGAAGGGCCTCACCGAGGTCCAAAAGAAGGCGGTCACGGACCTAGCTGGCGACGACGCCGCAGCCCAGCTCCGAGCGATTGCGGTGCTTCGCCCCACCTGGTTAACTCCCGTAGCTCAGACATCGACTGGAACGGAATCTACGTCCACCACGGCGGCTGTTCCAGCTACTGCCGCGACCTCCGCTCCTATAACCGTTGCGGCAACTTCCGCAGCACCTGCTGGAGCTCCAGCAGTACCGGTGGTCCCTGCTACCACTGCAAATCCGTCGGGTGCTCCGGCTCCCGCGTCCACCGTGCCGCCAGATCCTAAGAAAGAATACGAGCGGCTTTCGTCTCCAACAGGAAACCCGTTTCTGGCGGCTCAGTACGCCCAGGAACACGTCAAAGAGGTCTACGGACCTCGATAAACAATAAACAGTTCGCAACTAACACCCGCTCCGTTCTAAGGGGCTCGAGTGCGGGTGAGAAGGAAAAGTCATCATGGCTCTTCTGTCACGCCTGCAAGTTCCCGAGAATTTCTACGACCGCGTCTCGGACCTCGTTCTCACCCAACCCGAGCCCCAATACGTCATGGCCCAACTCTGGCGGGTTGCCATGATGGCTGCAATGCCCGACGTGGGCAATCTGATGAATCCGGGCCGACCGGCTCTGCTCCAGAACGGTGCACCGTTCACGGGGTTCGAGCGGGACCAGCTCCTGCTTTCCACTGGGCTACCGCAAGAACTCTTTGCGGCGAAGGTCAAGTGGGACGCCGAGCCCGGCCACACCATCCGGTTCAATCGCCCCGCATACCAGAACACGACCTACACGCTGGATTCTCGTCGTATTCCGACCGGAGCGACCCTGAGCGTTACCCCTATCGCGTTCAACTCCGAGCAAACCTCGCTCACCCTGTTCCGCTTCGGCGGACCCTACGACCAAGAAAACAGCCGTATCGCGCCCATAGGGCTCGACACGTTCGATTGGTCGATGGGCGTGCATCAGGTCGAGACGATGCTTGGGTCGCAGATTCGACGTGACTTCAGCCGCTTCATCGACACCGGGTTGACCCTGCTCGGGGATAATGGCGCCATCATTCGCCCGAATGGGATGACCGACGACAACACGCCGACGGTAGCCGACGACTTCGGTCTGGACATCGATACCATCCAGCGGACTCGGCAGTCCTTGGTCGACGCCAATATCGACGCCTTCTCGGATGGTCGGTACATCTTGCGCGTGACACCGACGCAGCGTCGTCAGGTCGAGGCGACGCGGGATTGGCAACATCTATCGAAGTTCCACCCGGAGTTCAACATCCTCTTCCCGAAGTCCTATATGGGAAGCGCATTGGGCTTCCACTTCATCGAGTCGACAACTAACACGACTGCGGCGAACACCAGTAGCGTGACCATCAACTACGCCCAAGCATTCGGGCGTGACCTGTTCCTGGCGGGTCTCGGGAAGGCGATGCCGGGCGTCTATCCGGCAAGCGATGACAACTACGCTCAGACCCCGAAGGCGCTCTGGATCGCGTTCTTGGCGCTCGGGCTCGCTGACTCGCGCATGTGCCGAAGCATCCACACCGGCTGATACGGCGGACGCAACGAAGTCAGCCTAACGCTTGAATACCAAAGCATCGAACCAAGGACGTTCCGATGAAGTCGAAGATCCGTTTTCAGAACTCTGCAACGACCGGGACCGCCAACGGTCAAGCTGTTGGCTATACGGTCAATGGCTCGGCCCTATCAGTGGGGAAAGAGAGTGGTGGTCCTAAGCTAGGGACGCTGTCAGCGTTCGTGGCTGCTGACTGCACTGGAGGCGTCACCTGGACGCCGAGCTGGCAGATCAGCAACGATGCGACCAACTACTATAACGTTTCGCCGGCCGCCAACGTGGCGGATGTGGCGATCAGTACCACGACGACCGGGAAGGTCATCGACGCCCCGAATGCCGTCTACGGAGCGCGGTATGCTCGTTTGAAGCTGGTAACCGGTGGTGTGACTGGGGTCACGGTCAATACCTGCGGAATCTCGTACAACTACGCAGTCGATTGAGCCATGCCGCTCACCAGCGCCGAACTGGACCGGATCCGCGCCGAGCTCGGGGTCAATACCCTCGATGTCGGCGCGGAACCGTACATCGGCGTCCATGCCGTGTTCGAGAAGGTCATTCAGCCGTATCTACGAGAGGGATCAGACACTACGACGTCGACCACCGTCACCGCCGTTCCGGCGGGGGCTATCGTCAGTCTCACTCTGGTGAGCACCATGGGGTTTGCGGCACACGACCAAGTCGTGGTCGATCTGGATGATCTAGAGGAAAAGGTCACGGTGCGCGGGCTCGTGACCGGGGGGATTTCACTTATCCTCAAGAAGGCGCACTCCGGGACCTATCCGGTGACCGTGGACGGGGGCCTGGTCATCGTGCGCGAGTGCCTCCGGCGTATCCGTGAGTGCAAGGCCCGCATCGCTCTTCTGAACCCGACCGCGGGACCAATCAAGCGGGTTGATGAAATCGAGTTCCATCCACCTGGAAACCAGACGTCCATCGAAACCGCGCAACAGATGCTTGCTATGTGGCGCCGTGAGCTTGCTCTGGCGCTCGGCCTCGAGAGCATCCTGAACCAGAAGCGGCATAGCGGCGGAGCGATCTGCCTCTACTGAGACCACTCTGGTCGGTCCCGGTGAGGATCCAGCCCCTTATCTCACCGGGGCCGACCTTAGATCTATCCCATGGGATTCCTGGACGATATGCGGGAACTCGCGGATGGCGTCCGAGCCATCTCCGAGACGACGATACCGATCCGCACGACTCAGGTCATCGTTCGAACGCGCGTCTGGCCGCAGCGTATCAAGCAGCCGAACACGAGCCCACGCGACTACGATCTGGTGATGCCGCTCCGCTACCTGGTGCGGTACCTAACGTCGAAGGAAATCGCAGCAAGCGGCGGACGCTACACGACGGAAGATGTTCGGTGGGGCCCCATCACTCCGCTCTACGCCGGAACTTCGGGTTCCGGCGGTTACAGTATCGCACAACTGAACCCAGCCGCGGATACCCATACCGAAATCCTGTACATGCTGAGTGGTGGAATCACGGGTGAATACAGGCTCGACAACATCGACACCGCTAAGCCATTTCGCTACATGCTCACGCTGATTCGGAACCGACCAACTCCGTAGCATCATCCGTTGGTTCGGATAATTGCCCATGCCTGAGTTCAAATTCATGTCGCTCACGGCGGCCTTCAAGAAGATCGCCCGGGACCATGAAGCGCGAGAGAATCGACTCGATCGAGCCCGTGAGAAGGCAGCGAGCCGAGGTCTCAGTGTGGTGCGCCGTAAAATCCCGGTCGCCTTTGGAGGTCTGGAAAAAAGCGCTCACACATCCCCGGCTCACACCATAGTTGTCGATGCGCCCCATGCTGCGGCGATCGAGAGGGGATCAAGACCCCACACCCCGCCGCTTGCGCCGCTAGTCGCCTGGGTGAAGCTCCGGGGGATGCAGGGGATAAACGCACGAGGAACGGTCAAGCCGCACAAACGGCTAACTGGTAGCACCACTAGAGAACACGCCTGGCGCGCTGCCGCGCAGCTCTATAACCGTCGAAAGCAACGAGATGAGCGGTTCAAGGCAGCAAAGAAGGCGCTCCGGAAGCTTGGTAAGAGGCGCCGAGCAAGCGCCGAGTTTGCTGGAACAGTTGGACGCCTAAACTCCATCATCGAATCTGGACCCGGACAACAGACGGGCGACGCAGTGGCGATCGCCCGCGGAATCCAACGCTCGATCGCCGCCCACGGAACAAAACCCCACTGGTACATGCGCGCCGCTATTCCCAAAGTGCGCGAGATATTGGCCGAGGAAGTCCGGAAGGCGCTGCCAGACAGGGGAGGCAAGGATTGATCATGCCGTTCAAGTCACAGGCGCAACGCGGCTACATGTTCATCCATCACCCCAAGATCGCGAAGGAGTTTGCCGCGGCAACTCCCAAGGGCGCCAAATTGCCAAAGCACGTGCCTCCGCCAAAGCCGAAGAAGAAGTAAGGACGTGCTGGTGATCTACGACCGACAGACGGCAGCGGCGCTAGTCGCACTCGGGCGAGCCGAGTTACACACCGACGGAGCTGATGTCCAGGTCTTCGGACGCCCCCATGATGGCTTACTGCTCAGGATGGGCAAGGCTAGGCTGTGCGACGCGCCACCGACTGACGAGTCCCAGGTTGTCTACCACCTGCGACCGATGGTCCTAAGGATTTGGCTGGGCCACGAGTTCAACTTCTGCGAGTACTGCGGAGCATCGGACTTCCCCAAGGCCTAGCTTATGGCCCAGCCGATTCAGAAAGCCGCCTGTGCTGCGCTGGGGCGATTCATCGCCGGGTACATGCCCGACACCGTCATCAGCTACGAGTGGCCAGCAGCGGACGCACCCCTTCCTCCCCGGGCCATCACGATTCTGTGTGCCGGCTCCGCTGACGATGAGCAGGTGAACATCGACGATGTCGACATGGTGCCGATGGACGCGACTACGGGGCTTTACACGTGGCGCTTTGCCGACCGGGACCAACCGATCCAGCTCGACATCTGGTCGCAGTCTCAGTCCGAGCGTGACCAGATGCTGGCCGAGCTCGAGGACGTACTGCACAAGGGGACGCTGTTCACGCTTGGATCCGGCAATCCGGTACGGAATGGGATCCTTCTGCAGTTCGATGCGCAGCTCGACGGGTTCGGCGGATACGTCGACTTCGACTTCGATGCTCCAGACATCACGGATTCTCCAGGACCCGTCCGGATCAACGAATGGCGAGCCACTATTGACGGAGAATCACACATGGTGGCGACCGTGAGCGCACAGAGCCCGCGTCTCCTGCGTGTCTACCTCTGCATGGCTCTCGAATTGGAGATCTAGGTGGCCGATATAGAGTGCGTCCTGGTGCTGGGTTTTCCGGTACCGGAAGTGCCGGTCACTCCGTCCCGTGTCTTCGATCGAACGTGCGTCCTGGTGCTCGGCACGGCCGAGGCTCCGGAGCACGATTACCTGACGCTGAATGGCCAAAACATCACCGTAGGCGGTGATCCGATCTGGGTTTCCTGAGCTCCGAGCTCAGCTGACGTAGGAACCCGAGGGCAATCTCTGCCCTCGTCACAACCAAAACGAGGGCTACATGCCTGTATTCGTCGAATCCATCACGACTCCGACGTTGATGGGGATCTACGCGATTGAGCGGGAGCCCCCGGCGCTGGTGCAGTCCGCCGGTACTGCGACGGCGTTGCTTTTGGGTCAGTTTCCTTGGGGTCCTACGCAGGTAGACCAGGGGACGCCGTTTCACCCGACCAACATCGGTGATTTGGCGTTGACGATGGCGCCGCCCGGAATGACCCGGACAGGAAGCGGCTATCTCGCCCTGCTCAAAAAGGGCTGGTACGACCTCCGGACCGTACGCGTCGTGGGGAGCGCGGCCGCTAAGGCGACGGTCAATCTGGTGACCGGAGGGACGACCATCCTGGTCGCTACGCTGAAATACGTCGGAGCGGAAGGGAATGCCGTTACCTGGACGATTAGCGCGGCCAGCGATGGCGATGCCAACCACTTCAATCTAGCGATTGCGATCACTGGGGCAAGCGGCACGACCACGGATCTTCTGTACAACGTGGATGCTTCAGGGACGACCTTCAGCGATCCGACGACCAGTTCACTGCGTCTCTTGGGATCCTTGACCCGCTCGAACACCGGACGCCCAACAGATGGGACGGGGACGTTCAGTGGTGGTTCCGATGGCACGATCAACTCGGCGCGTTATCTCGGAACCCCAGGAGCTGGCGACTATGGCCTAGCGCTTGCAGAGAGTGACCGTGACGTTCGCGTCTGCTTTGCCGATGACCCCGGCGACACAGACCGCGCAGCTGTCATGGCAGGTCTCGTGGCGCATTCGTCCCTCATGGGAGACCGGATGGCTTTGCTGCATGGGGACTCGGGCCTAACACTGGCTCTGGTCCAGACAGACGTTGCAACCGCGGGCTACTCGTCGTGGCAAGCCGCCTATGTCGACGGATGGGTCCGGATCCATGATGACATCGATGGGACGCTGAGACTGGTCCCCGGAGACTCCTTCATGGCTTCGGTCATGACGAGGATTTCTCCCTCCACCTCACCGGCCTGCAAGGCCGCGTTCATCCGCGAGATGCTGAACGGCATTGTCTCACTCGAGACGCCGCGTGGAGAAGCCGCCGGATCGAATACGCTACGCGGTATCAACACCATCATCGCCGAGCCGAATGGTGGATGGAGCATCGAGGGTGGAGTCACGACGATTGCACCATCGTCTCCGGCCAAGAAGCGCATCACTCGCACACGCATCGGTCACTACATCGCCACCAGCATTGTTAGCAGCCTGCGGGATTTCGCGGGGGCACCGAACGTCACGGTAATTCAGGATGATGTCCTGATCGCAGTCGACCGCTTCATGGCGAATCTGAAGAAGAACGTGAAGCAAGACCCGATGAAGATGCCGCACGTCGTTGACTACGGCTTTGGAGACCGAGCAGCGGCCAACTCGGCGCAGTCGATCGCCGAGGGTAACTTCATCGTTCCGCTCGACGTCCAGACCTCAAGCGGGATGGACAAGATCTTCCTGAGCATGAAGTTCGGCGAGACCGTCACGGTAACGGCGTCCTAACCGGGGGCACCCAGAAACCCCAAAGGCAGCGGGAGAACTACGACTATGGCACGTGGTACGCGCACACCGAAGTGGGCAGGCAAAAACGCCAAGTGGCTGTTTAGCCTAGATGATCAACAAACCGCGATTGACGTGGTGTCGTTCACGGTGGACGAAATCGCCGATGTGGTCGAGGACGACTTCTGCGGAGAAGACCGTACCGACTCTCAGAAGCTAACGAAGTTCTACGAGATCGAGCTTCTGACAAAGCAGACTAAGTTCGAGCTATTGGAGCGCATTCTCGTCGATACCGAGAACACCGACTCGAACACCGAACCCCTCGAGGGCTGGGTGGCGGTGAAGGTGCAGTTCAACGACGGGACGCAGAAGGCGCTCACCATGGCGGGCTTCACCATCCTTCCGTGGAAGATGACCGTCGGAGGACAGCGACAACGCAACGAGATGCCGCTGAAAGTTCGCGTCAAGTACATCAAGGGTCTGGCGCTGTAAGGCCACAGCGCTCGGGTCCATGTGGGGTCAACAGGAGTGAAGGGAGTCGTGCATCATGAAGGCGGAAGTCAGCGAAGTTACGGCAACGGATGGCGGCACCTCTTACCAGGTGCATCTGTGCGGATTCGGGTTCTCGGGGCGCGTCGTGCGCTTCCGAGAACTCGATGAAGAGACGATCGCAGGGTTCGAAAACACCGCCAACACGATGGCGGGTCCGCCCCCGGTCGGCAGAGAGAATGAGTGGGAGCGCGCCCAATGGGTCGACAAGCTTCAGAAATCCATTCAGCGGCTCGGAGCCAACCGGTTCACGGTCGAGGTCTCCGAGCATCCGGTCGACCCCAAGAACTACCCCGCGCTGCAGGAGGTCAAGTTCAAGCGCATGAATGCGCAGCTGATGCAGGCCGGAGGCGGTGGGCTTCTGAAGGTTAAGGACCTCGAGGCATTGAAGCAGCTCTACGCGCAACTGCACCACATCACCTATGGTGAGGTTCAGGAGCTGATGGGAAAAGCGATTCAGGTCGTCTGAAGTGGTACCGTGGACGACCAGGAGAGTACTGGGAGCGATACTTTAGCCAGGTACAGATCGAGGCCTACATCGCTCGTTATGGTGGAGTCCCGCCGTCGGAAAGCCGGAAGTGGACGGGGTTCTATCGTGCATCCTTCGTAGCAAGCCTCGACCAGCTCCTGGATCGAGAATTTACACCACGCGACGACGACAAGACCGTAACAACGCTGCAGCCCGACGACCATGCCGATTCCGAGGACTGATCAGATTCCGCGACTCGCGGACTATCGGAGTGCAGCAGCGCAATTCCTGTACGACAATCGAAGGAGGGCGTACACGCACCTCTATGCTGGCCGCTACGGCGACGCCGTCGAAGGATGGGTCGCCCAGGCGGCCATTTGTCGTTCTAGGCTAAAGGACGAGCTCTACCAGTCGCGGCTTACCAAGGCCGATGGGGAAGGACTGAGAGAGCTCGTTCTGTCGGAGTACTTCGCCATTTTGGCCTCCGAGGAGGGCACAGCGGCGATTGGTGACGCCGTCTTGGTGCGTCCCATTTCAGTGAACATGCCCGGGGGAGTCATTCGGGCAGGGCAGAAGATCTTCAAGACGGCTGACGACCAGGCGAGTCCGCCTGTCCTCGGCGCTGACTATACGATCGTGCAGCCGGTCGTCGTGCAGCCCAACGTGTCAGTCGCAGGGGTGAAGCTACTCTGCTCGGCCACCGGAGAACACGGAAACATACCGTACCTCGATGGAGACCTAAACGCCGGAACCTGCGAGACGATGTTCGATTCGGCCTTTACGGTCTACGAGATGTACGCGGGGGGCGGAGCAGTGGGGTTGGATGACCAGGTCATCCAGGACATCGGCCGGCACTGCTACCTGGGCCGGCAAGGTCCGAATGATTCAGCGATTCTGGCGGGTGTACTGACCGCGGGGCGCGGAGTTCGGCATGCCGCTTACTTCCACGACCCTGATGGCCATCGAGGCGTCGTTTATGTCGCGGATGCCTCGTGGGGATGGTCGACTCATCTCTGTCAGCTCCTCGGGCAGGACCTCAGGGGACGAGATGGGCAGCGCAACTGGCTCGGGTTCGGGGCGCTCGTGGAGGTCATGGGCATTCAGAGCATCCGCACGGTGGTGCACGCCACGGTCCAGACCCGCGAGGTCGTCAATGCGACGGAACTCACGACAGCCGTAGCGAAGGCGTGTAAGTGGTACTTCGATGATCGCCCGGGCTGGTGGACCTACACGAACAAGACGCTGGCGGGGGCCATTTGCAATGCAGACCGGCGCATCGTCGGTGTGCCGACGGTAGAGCTGACGAGCCCAGCCGGGACTGCGATTTCTGAGACATCGGCTCGGTGGGTTCCATCAGGGAGCACGCTACTCGTTCACTACTACCTCGTGTCCGACGGGGTACGGCTGACCATTCAGACGGTTTCCTGAGATGTCCGACACCAAGTACACGGTTGAGCTGAACCTCAGCAAGACGGGTGATTTTGGCGCCGTTGCGATGGTAACGGCTGCGCAGAAGGCGGTTTATCTCGACCGTAACCTAGGCGGGATCAAGAACCGCTTCGCATCGCTACGCAGCGGCTGGAACGAATTCGCGACTGGCGCCAAAGGGATGCTTCATAGCATCGAAGGGGTTGCTGATAAGATTGCTGGAGTAGGATTCACCATTGGCAAATGGGCCATCGGTGGTGCCGCGGGGGCAGCGGTTGCCGGCCTGACCTACGGCGTCATGGGACTCAACCGGGAGGCCGAGGGGGCACAGATTGCCTTGGCGGGCGTCTTCGCCGCCCAGGGGATCACCAAGGACGTTCTGAGCGGCATGACGATGGCGGCCGAGCAGGTCGCCGAGATGAGGAAGGACGCTGCGGCACTTCCCGGAGAGTTTCAAGACCTTCGAAGCATCTTCGTTACCGGCGCCATCCCAGCGTTCCAAATGGGAATGAATCCGGACGAGTGGCGCAAGATGGCGTCAAACGTAATGGCCGCGGGCGCCGTGTCGCAGTTACCGATGGACATGGTGGCGCGCGAGATGGCGCAGTTGATGAGCGGGAGATCTGGGGCGCACAACGTCTTCGGTACCCGCATCATGGGGCTTACGGGGGCGAAGGCCGAGGAATTCAACAAGCTCGCTCCGGAGAAGCGCCTAGAGCGGCTCCGTACCGAGCTCGACAAGTACGCACCGGTAATCAAGGTGTACGAGAAAAGCTTCGATGCGATGTTCAGCACCGCGATCGACAACGGAAAGACGTTCGTGCGGCTCGCGACGGCACCGATGTTCGAGAAGGGGAAAGAAGTACTGGGTTGGTTCAATGATTGGTTCACGAAAAACCAGGGTCAGGTCCAGTACTGGGCCTCAGAGATCGGAGAACGGCTTGTCGCAGCGTTCGAGTGGGGCAAACGAAAGATCCAAGAGTGGTGGCCATCGCTCCGCGAATTCGCGACCAACGCCTACTATCGCCTGAGCGCTATCTGGGACGACATCGCGCCGACCGTGAAGTCCTTCGGCGAAACCCTGAAGGAGGCGCTAAAGGACCCCGGAACGATCGACAAGCTTATTCACCTGGCAGAGGCTTACCTGGCCTTGAAGGTCGGGATGGGCGGGCTCAGCATCGGCGGCGACCTACTGAAGATGGGCGCTGGAACCATGCAGATGATGTCTTTGCTGAACCCTGGGATGCTGACCACGGTGGGTGCGGGTGGAGCAGCCGCAGCAAGTGCGACCGCGGGCGCGGGAGCCGGAGGAACAGCTCTTGGTGGGCTCGCGGCGGGCGGAATGGCCGGAACGGCTGCTCTTGGCGTGTCGATGGTTCTCTTGGCTGGTGTGATCGCCGGTATGGCAGATGCATCAGCAAAAGCTGACGAGGAACAGCGCAAGATGGCCGCGACTAAGAAGATGGAGGAAGACGCGACCAAGAAGCTGATCGGGGACATCGGTACCGGGGCGCCACTGGCGATCGACACCTTCAATGTTGCCCTGGCTGGTGCGACCAATCAGCTCAATAGCTTCGCTTCGATACGCCCTCCGAGCATCGATATAACTCCTCGGCAAGAATACGAGATGTTCGGAACCCAAGCAGGAAAGAAACCACCGACAGGGTGGCTTCCTCCATGGGAGGATGAGGGTGGTAGAGGTACTCGACACAAAGAGGAGGACCTCAAGAAAACCCCTGCGCATCGAGGTGGCGGAGGCGGAACGTCAATCCAGAAGGTTGAGATCGTCGTCACGACGAACCAGAACCCGAGCCGCTTCGCCCGCGGAGTCCTGGATGAGCTCGGTAAGTTCTCGAAGGTTAAGCGGACGTCGGGGTATGCTACCAACTTCTCGGCACGGAATGCTGTCCCATGACGATGTCGATGTCGGCGGCCGTGGCGGGCGCCAACGATGTTTGGTCGTTCGAGCAGCTCGGGGCGAAACGGAAGCGCATTTCTCTGTCCGGGAAGTACGCTCCCTTTGGTCGCCCCCGTCGCGGCACCGTCGTCAAGAACTCGCTCAAGATCGCCAACGAGACCGTCTACTACTCCGGCGACACCGAGCCCACGCGGCACGAATTCGGGCGCCGCTTCGAGCCCATCGACCTGAATGGACGGTGGTCGGACCGCTATCTCGGTAGCGGTGCCGCCGACGCCATGAACGAGGTGATGCGGAGCTTCGTCGATGACCGTCAGGAAGTCTTGGTCACATGGGGAAACATCCTGTCACTCGGTGGATTCATCGACCAGTTTGACTCGACCCACGAAGGAAGGGGCGAGGTCGTCTGGTCGATGCACATTCAGATCGACAAGGACAACTTCCTACTTGTTACGCCTGAGCTCATCAGCTCGAAGCGCCCTAAGGAATACATCGGAGAGATCATCGCAGCCTTACGGCTCGTAGATGTCGATTTCACGAAGCAGCCGAGGCTCAAGGGATCGATCCTGGACGTCCTGAACGGACTGCTTGCTTCATTGAACTCGATATCATCGTCGCTCTTGAGCGTGGCGGGCCAAATCGACTCGCTTGCCAATGCTCCCTTCGCCGCCCTTCGGTCCCTCCGGGCCACCAACCGGCAATTCCGGACCGTGCTGGTGCGTCTGCACACGACCTACGATGATCTCTTGGCGAACGCTGCCCTCGAGACACAGCGCGCTGAGGATATTCAGAGCTTTCTGGGAATCCGGGCTGAGTTCAGCGCCGGCCAGTACCAAGCGCTCAGGACGGCGGCAGAGCTCGATCGTCAAACGGTGCTGGCCGAGCGCGGCCAGACACTCTCTCTCTACACGGCCAAGGGCGGAGATACCTGGGAGAGTATCGCGGCCAACAAGGCGGGTTCATCGGAGAAGGCCGACGCCATCCGGCAGGCCAATGGCATCGATGCCGGGCAGCCACCGCTCGAGGGGGCGACGTACAGGATACCGAAATGACCTTGCGAAAGAAGCTACGACTCTGGTTTTCACGACTCCTTGCTCCGAACGCGAATTGCGAATTCGGGGACATGCCGGACATTATCAAAGCGCACCCATCGGCGAAGCCAGCGAGATTTGCGTATGGAACCTTCGACGACATGGGGAAATTTATCCGCGTAAAGAAGTCCCCTTCTTAGGATATCCATGCCGCTCTACCGACCCCGGATGCTGGCGATGCTGACGGTCCCGGTTTTCGGGACTCGTGAGCAGCGGATCCGACAAGCCAAGTCGACCGACGTCGTTCGGCTTGAGGTGCGTCCCCGGCGTGCGCGCATCGACCGTCAGGACCATAACCAAGCGGACACGCTCGAGCTCGACATCGACTGGATGGAGAGTGGCATGGACCCCCGTCTCTTGGACGATACGGAGGTCGAGTTCTATCTCGCCAATGCAGATGAGTTTGGATCCTGGGGACCCGGAGAAACCGAGCTTCGATTCCTCGGGCATGCCCGGAACGTGAGCAACGAGATGGCCGAAGGGGCTCCGCCGGCCGTACACATGACGTGCGTCGATTACACGAGCCTCTTCATCATGGCGAAGCCGTTCGGATCGAGCGGCACCCCCCTGTACTCCGACACACTGGAGGACGCGTGGCGCCGGGTCGTTTCGCAAAGCCCCGGAGCCGAGATCTTGAAGGACCGGTTGCTCTTTCTGGGGGACGTCGACAAGAGCGCGCAGATCGGTAAGGCGGTCCCCGAGCGCTTCCGGAAGGCTGGTAAGGTCCACACGAAGCCCGATTCCGATGCGTGGTCGGTGTGGCAGCACTGCGTCGGGATGCTGGGGCTCGTCAGTTGGATCGACCTCGATGCCTGTATTGTCTCGACCGCCACTGATCTCTACACGGGACAGACGACGACCCCGAAGCTCGTGTGGGGGCGGAACATCAAGAGCTGGGAAGAATCCCGCTCCGGCTACTTGGCGCACAAGGGAATCGCGCTCACGAGTTTCGATCCAGAGACTTCCCGGGTCATCGAATCGTTCTTCCCCCCCATCGGGGACCCACGGTCGAAAAAGAAGCGTATTGGAGCCAAGAAAGCCAAGTCGGATGCAGCGGCTCTGCAGGGTGAAGACCGCGAATACCTCCAGGTCCCGGGCATCTCCGACCAGGCGTGGCTCGACACGATGGCCGAACGCATCTGGGAAGAGCGGAGCCGGCAGGAACTGACGGGGCGCTGCACAACGGCCGAGATGAAGGTGTCGACGATGCAGCAAGGCGAGTTCGACCTCCTAAATCTAAAGGCTGGAGACTCGATCGAGGTATCGATCGATCCCGCCGACCGAAACCGACTCGTCAAACTCGGCAGCACCCAAGAGCGCATCAACTACCTGACTCGGCGCGGATACTCGGCAGACGCGGCGGAGCTCATCGCAAAAAACGCCGAGATCATCGCCGGGCTTCCTTCGGTCTTCATGGTCAAGAGCTGCCAGATCGTGTTGGATGTGAGCCGCGACGACGGAACGTTCGAGCTCTCAATCGAGTACATCAACCGAATCCAGCTGGATGGCAGCGCCTACGAGTCCGCGTCATGAGCACTGAAGGTGAAAACTTCCGGCGAGCCATGGAATGCTTTGGCGCAGCGGTTGAAGACGGAGGCCGGCTAGAGATCGGGACGGTAGGCTGGGACGACGGAAAGGACCACTACGACCTAGTGGGCGGGAAGCGCACGCTGGTCAAAGTGACGCTGTACCGTGGGTATCGCCCCGGGGCGGATAAGAAGCCGCGCGATGGGCGCGCCGGTGGCATGCAGATCCTATGTAGGCTAACCCGACCGATGAACTTCATCCCGGAGGATGGTGAGGAGGTTTTGGTTGGCATTCCGGCGGGATTTCAGGAGACCCCGGCAGCTGGGTTCATTCTGGCCGTTGCGAGCAACGCTCCGGATATCCAGCATTCGGCGACGAAGGCCAAGCCAGACTTCGGACCTGAGGTGGACCTGGTAATCAAGGCCCGATCCATCACGCTCACCGACTACCAAGATCGCTATATCACGATCGGTCCCGACTACGGCATCAAGATGGGCGCCGGGAGGATGACCGACAACTCAGCGCAGGACCTTTCGGGCTGCATCCTCAAAGACGGGAAGTGGATGTTCTACTGCTCGAACGCCGCCGGTGAATCAGTGGCTGGACTGCAGCTGGCAGGGGATGAAGGGACGCAGCTTTTCAATGTGGCGGCTGGCGGTCAACAGGTGAAGCTCAAGATGCAGAACGGCACCTGGAATTCGCTCGCTTCCGTCAATTGGGTATGCTCATACCAACAGGGATTTCTAGGGGGGATCGTGGGGGTACCGGTCCCGGTGTTGGGTCTTGGAGCTCCAACAATCCCGTCGACCAATACCTTCGTAAGGGTCGCATAACGGTGGCCTACAACTTCCCGCCGCCGCCCCCGCGCCCCCCGGCTCCACCCGGATCGGTCGAGGTATTGCTGTGCACGTTTCCCCTGCCCCCGCTGCCGTTCGAGCTTCCGATCCCGCCGATTCCTCCGGAGTTTCCGCTGCCCGACCTGGACTTCGTCTTCACGATCGACGTTAGCTGCCCGCTGAACTAGTGCAGGACGAAGCGGACTTCAGTCGGGAGTACTGAAGCTGTATTTCCGCAGTAGTAGGCGACCGATCCATCTTTCACATGAGCGTACCCCATCGTTGCCCAGTCATACCCGGCAATGGCCACGGGGCGCGCAAGCACGACGACTCGAGTCAGGTCGGTCATCGTCTTACCTGGGAATGACGCCTCAGCGTAGTAGTGCTGAACCGAGCCCGTAGGCGCCAGGAACGTCTTGTCGCAGGTCGTGGAGATTACGATCGGAGCTGCCGGTGCCGCCGGAGAAGCCGGAGAAGCACTGGGTGACCCCCCGCTCTCCTGGGCCGACGCCAGCGGGACGGGTGCGGTGAGCCCGGGTGATTCTGAGCTCGAGCGGGTGGAGACCGGTGAGGACGAGTTCCCGCACGAAGCCACCACCCCATAGACGATGAAACTGCCGACCAAGAGCTGAAGAGTGCGCATGCCGTTTAGGGTGACCGCTCGGAAGGCGGCCCGCAATCTGAACGCCTGAGCTGTATCGATGGCCTCGATAAAAACGCTGGAAATTCGCAGTACTACGCGGATTCGGGTCTTTTGGGACTCCGCCGGTGGAATCCCATCGGCACCCGGAAGCTACACCATCCTATCCCTCGATGGCCGCGGGGCGCCGCCGACGATCGTGGCGGTCCTAGTCGTTGCCGCCGACTCCACGCAGCGTGAACTCGTCCTGAGCTGGGAACTCGTGGGTGGAGCCAGCTATTCGCTAACCGATGGGGTGTCGACCACCAGCTTCATGACGCCCGAGCCGCGTCCCGCCGTTGCGGCGGGCCTCACCGGCAGCGCATTCGACCGAGAGTTCTTTGGGGCCGACCTGTTCTTTGACGGAACCGACTTCGTCGAGCAGATTGATGGGGATCTGGGGGAGTGCGCGGGGGAGCCCAACGGGCGTGCGGCTTTCCGGCGTGGGCTGCTCTGCGAAGGGCTGCCCTGGGCTCCGGGTTGGGGAGGAAAGCTCCGGGAATTCGTCGGGGCTCCGGATCCGGTGCTCATTCAGATGAGCGGAAACATCACGGCACAGGCACGTCGAGATGACCGAATTGGCCGTGTAATCCTGGCGGCCGATGCGACCCGACTGCCAGACGGAGAGGTGACGATCTTCGGAGACGTCGAGTGGTCGAGCGGTGCAACCAGCTCAGGCCTGGAGATGCTCGGCCGTGCCTAGCCATCGTTCCATACCGACCCTGTTCGAGCTCGAGAGCGCCTTCCATGCGGCCGCACATGCCCGTCGCGAAGATGCCGACGGGCACACCGGATCCCTCTATGACTACCTCGCTGGAGTCGGAGCCCTGGTGTTCCGCGGGCTCTCGGCACGAGAACGTGACCATGCACGGAAGATCTACCTCTCGGGGGCCAAGGATGCCGAGCTCGACCGGCGCGTCCTGAGCCGCCGTGGAGTCACGCGTAACGCCGACCAGCGCGGTACCGGAATCGCCTACATGACCCGCGTCGGTACAGCCGGCACGACGATCTGGCGATGGACCCGCATTCTGGTGTCGCTCGAGGGACAGGATCCAATCATCGTCCGGGCATCATCCGACTACACGGTACTTCCCGGCGTGACGTCGATTCCCCTGCCCGTCGAGCAAGAGATCTCGGGCCTTTCAGCCGATATCTCGGTTATCGCTGTGCAGTGCCGTCGGCTTGAACTGCTGGATCTGCTCGAGGATACCTGGACGATCACTAAGCTCGTCTGCACAGCAGGACAGGCTTACGAGAAGGATGAGGCCTACCTCGCTCGGGCCAATGACACGGTGCTTGAAGAGCGCGTCGGGTACGAATCCGCAATCGAGCATGCATGCCGTGATGCCGGGGCTTCACGAGTAGCGCTCTTTCGCTCCGACTACACCGGGATCGACACAGGGATCAATAACGTCATTGTGGGCGATGCCGGCGGCGAAACCCCAGATGCCATCCTCTTAGCGTGCCGGCTCGCCCTAGCGCGCGTCGCCATACTGGGTGTCAACGCCCAGGCGCTACCGATGACCCGGCAGCAGGTAGAGCTCGCGGTCGATGTTGAACTCTGGCAGCCGACGTCCAATCCGCGAGAATCCGAAATCGAAGCCGCGAATGCCATCATTGACTACTTCCAGAATCGGCATAACCCCTTCGTCTGGAAGTACTCGGCAGTCGAGGCCGCGGCCCTGAAGGGGCTGAGCAATGTGCACACGATCGCGGTCTCCGGGACCGAGGAACCTGTGCTCGCTACGCTCTTCACTCCGCCCGTCGTGGAATGGGAAGCCTGCGCCTGGAACATCACCGTTCAGATCACTGTTGCGGCTTAACCAATGACCGTTGACGTCGAATACCTGGTGCCCGGGGCTCCACGGCTGGCCTATGCCGAGCGTGAGGACATTCAGGCACTGATTCCGGCAGAGCTACGCTCCGAAGAGCCGCAGCCCGTTCTAGACGCCATCGTCGACATTCTGGTGGCGATGAGCCTCGAGTATCAGCGAGATTCCGACCGATGCATCGCCGGATGTGATCCAGACCGTGCTGAGGATTCACCGCTCGACGCCATTGCAGCAGACCGCGGGGCGGCGCGGGCCAATGATGAAGAGGATGAGGCTTTCCGGGCCCGTACCCTGGGCATCACCCCGAATGCCTCGATGCCGGCGATCTACGCCGCGGTCAACGCCATCTTGGCACCGTGGACCGCGACGACCTGTCTGATCATCGAAAGCCACCTAGACCGGTTTTTCGTGCGGTCGAACACTACGGCACTCGATTGGCACGCATTCATTGGCTATCAAGCACTTTACCCCGATCGCCTCTATGATGATGGGACATCGTCAACGGTACCGGGACGGGGCGGCACCGGAGCGCACATCTATTCGAACACCGCGCTCCGGATGTTCACGATTCTTCTGCCTAGTCTGAGCATGTTGCAGCCGGCGGCCCCCGGATGGAGCCTGTTCGTGGGCTACGAAGCATTCGTGTTTCCGTCGGGCGCCAATATGACCGCGGTCTACCGAGCGATCGAAAACGCAGTGCTGCAGATTGCGGGCCATTCAGTGAGCTTCACCATGATCGAAGATAGGACGCTCTGATGGAAACGTTGTACCAACACACCGTCCCGGGCCAAGACGTTGCGGAAGAAGAACTGAACTGGGTCGCCGAAACAGCAGCCAAGACAGATGACCACGTCTTGGCCGAGCTACTGCGGATGATTCCGGGACTCTCTGGCGGATTCGTGCACAAGGCCATCCTGCCTTACCGAGTTGAAGCGCTTCATCCCAGCGGTGTCGCGGTGAACACCACGGGCATCATCACGCCCTTCGGGACCACCGGCAGCGTACTCGTGTACCCATTCAGGGCGCTCATCGGTAGCCGATACGTCGGAGATCAGTCGATCTGGTACGACATCCGAACAGCGCGCTTTATGGGTACCATAGCCCCCGTCCTAGCAGCTCAACGGGTCTTGTCCGCAACGGTCACGAATAGTCGTTGGGACCTCATCTACGCCCGGGTTGATCTGACTGTCACTTCCGCCCCAGTCGAGCGCATCGTGAGAACGGTTGGCGGAGATGTCGCGCAGAACATCAGCCTCTACACCGATACCACCGTGACGATTGGGGTAGTAGAGGGCGCCGAAGGAGCGACGCCAGTTAGGCCGGCGCTACCGACCGACGGGAGCGGAGCCTACTACATCGGGATCGCCTACGTGCTCTTGCCGCATCCCTTTACGTCAAGCACGGCGGTCGAACCCGAGTGGATTTGCGAACACGTTCCGGTTGCGCCACTGGCGGCGTCGACGGGAGCCGTCACGTTCAGGCCTGCGTCATTCGCCTACGCCGACGATTCGGCGCTCTGGGCGCAGAGAGCTTGGGGACCAGCCGACGAACGGCCCGAAGAACACCTACCGGCGACGATGCTCGGTGGAGCACAGCGATTCATCGCACTGGACTTCATGGACGTTACGAAGAGCCTCGACCCCGACGTCCCGACCGTGATGGACAACACGATTGATTGGCGGAATCGCGTTCTGACGTTCGTCGTCTATGGCAATGCCGTCGCAGGGCGTCGGTTTGCATGGATGCCCGATAGTCTTCCGTTCGTCGAACTCGAGCCGTCTGGACCTGCGTTGACCTTCATGGGCAGTACGTTCAACCTGGACATGCCGGCGCTTGTCCTGAATGCAACAACTTTCCCGATTATCACCAGTGACTCAAGCTTAGTAATTGGTATTAGCGCCACCGGAGAACTCACCGCAACCTACGTCTCAGGCACGACGCCGCTGCTAGAGAAATACTGCATTATCGTGCAGGCCACTGGGCAGTTCACGAACGCAAAGTAGCGCCATGGAACAGCAATATACCCACACCGTCGACGGGCAGGCCTTCGACGAGCCAGAACTCAACCTGGTCTCCCAGGAAGCGGCATTAGCCGATGATCGGCTGCTTGCAGAGCTCCTACGATGCCGTCCCTACAAGGGTGGCGGATCGCCCGTTTTGGAAAAGCTGATTCTTCCGTATCGCATCGAAGGAACATGGGGAGACGGTGTCAATACCTCGGCCATGATCCGACCCAACGGAGCTACCGGGCAGGTGATGGTGTATTCGTTCCGGGCCATCATTGGGACACGCAACACGACCATTCCGGGTGCGTGGTACGAGATCCGCACCGGACGCTATGAGGGCAGCGGTAATAGCCCCATTTATAGCTCTGCCGTGCAGCTCGCCGCGACCGTCGCCAACAACCGATGGGATCTGATCTATGCGCGAGTGGCGGTGGAGATTCCGAGCGCTTCGGAAAACCGAGTCGTGAGGACCATCGGGGGCGTTGCGACTCAGTCACTTCCGCTGTACACGAACACGCTTGTCTCACTCGGGGTAGTAGCTGGGTCAGAGGCAACGGCGCCGACCTTACCGGCGTTGCCCACCGATGGTACGCCATCGGCTTACTACTACTACATCCCATTGGCCTACGTGCTGCTCGAGCACCCGTTCACGTTAGGATCAGTCGTGGAGACGGCGAACATCCGCGAAATCGCGCCTGTGGCGCACTTGTCCCAGTCGACGGGGGCGGCGACGATGGGTCCAGTCAGTTTTGCCAATAGCGATGCTTCAACCCTATGGGGACAACGTGCTTGGAGCCCAGCTGTGGGGCGGCCGCAAGAGTTTCTGCCATCGATTATGAGCGGATCGATCATGCGGTTTATCGCGCTCGATATGAGCGACGCCACGAAGAGCATTGCGGACGATGCGACGGTGATTATCGATAATTCGTTGGATTGGAGTAACCGGGTCATCTGGTTCTTGGTCTACGCTACACGTGGTGGATTCGATTTCGCCTGGATGACTGGAGGTCGAGAGCCACAAGGAACGTATGATGTGGCCCCGGCGGAAATCAACCAGACTGCGCTATTTGTTGGCAACACCTTTGACGTGACACTGCCAGCACTTGCGCTCAATGCTAACTGGCCCTGGTGGGGAGTGGCCGAGACAAGCAGTATCGAGATTGGGGTCGATGCTTCGGGCTACTTGACGGCGACCTATGATTTCGACACGACGGATATCGATATGCGGCTGATGATTTTGGCCATCGCTTCAGCGCAGTACCGAAACGCAAAGTAGCCGATGTCCCAAATCCTAAGCGACCGAGAGGTCGACGATCCGGTCGTCCTGCCGGCGAACTATCAGCTCGATAACGCCGATCGGCGTCTGATCGACGACGAGATACTCGGGACCGAGCGGCAGGTCGTGGACTGCGTGCTCGGCGGCGTCACGTGCACGTGGTACCAGCTGTCCATCGGGAGCTCGGGGCTCGCGGTTGGAGATGTCTTCGTCGTCAGCGAGTCTGATCCGCTGGGTCGCACCGTCACACGGGTGACCGCATCGACGATACTCGCCGCCGGCATGGCCGCCGGCATTGCGATGAGGGTGTGCGCGCCGGGGGCGTGGATTCTCGGGGCGCTCGATGGGGTCTTGCCGTGGGTCATTCACGGACTCGCAGAGCCCGGCGTCCCGCAGTTCGTGAAGGTCAACACCGCGACGGCGCGGGCGCAGGCCGTGTCGGTCTATTCGGTCGGCGACTACCCGCTCGGAACGCTCGACCCTGAGGGGAATCTGACGATTTGCCGGCGGCCGGCCGTGACCGACACCGAGAGTGAAGTCGGCCCCCAGGGTCCGCCGGGCGCTCAGGGTACACAGGGCTACGCGGGCGCTCAGGGCACGCAGGGCACAGCAGGGACTCAGGGGGCTCAGGGTACCGAGGGTGCTCAGGGGTTCCAGGGAACAGCCGGCAGTGGGGGCTTCCAGGGCTTCCAGGGTTTCCAAGGGACCCAGGGGACTGCAGGCTCCCAGGGCTCTCAAGGTTTTCAGGGCACGCAGGGGACTGGAGGCACTCAGGGCTTCCAGGGCTTCCAGGGCTCACAGGGGACCGCGGGCGCGCAGGGCACGGCCGGCGCGCAAGGAACCCAAGGCTTCCAGGGGACTCAGGGCTTCCAAGGGAATCAGGGCACCCAGGGCGTCCAGGGCTTCCAGGGGACCGCCGGAGCGCAAGGACCGCAGGGCTTCCAGGGCCCCCAGGGGCCTCCGTCCGTGCTCTACGCGATCAACGAAGCCGCGCTCAACGCGTTGGCCTACGCAGGGCTCACCGATGGGCAGCTCTGCTTCGTCGGCAGCCATCAGGACCTCTGGGAGTTGCTGAACAACTCCAGCGATACTCCGATCGTTGGCCTCATCGTGCAAGCCGGCGCGTCGGCAACGGCGCGTTGGCACCGTAAGCTCACCGGCCACACGCGCTGGACCGAATTCAGCACCTTCTACATCAACGCTTCGACGGGGAATGACGAGAACCTAGGAACTACCTCAGGGGTACCGCTACAGAGCTGGGACGAGTTGATGCGCAGATGGAACCACCAGCGCATCAATCGGCTCATCACCGTGTACGGCATGACAGCGCTCGGCGCTATTCGCGGGAAGATCCATCTGGGTCCGCTCGGCATGGTCGTGCTCGATATGGCGACGGCGGCTACGACTCAGGCATCCCTGACCGTAAGTGCTGCGGCGACAATCAATCCGGCGGCGCACGAATTCAACACGCTCTCCTGTAGCGGAGTCTCGACATTCCTGCCCTACATAGAAATGCGGGCGCGGCTCACGAGCGGTACTAACCTCGGGGCGCTCTCCTGGATCGCCCTTCAGAATCCGCACGGCACTGGTGACTCGGTCGCGCGCATGTCCTGGTGGACCAGCATGGCGACCAATAGCATCACGGCTCTAGCTCCGACCGGTGCGACGAACGCCCTACCGGCGGTAGGCGGTACGCTCGTCATCGAGACCTTGGGCAACCTGACGGACGTGGCGCTCGATGTCGTATCCGAAGCCGCGCTTCCGACCGATTCCCAATGGGGAGTCATCATCGCGAACGCGACGATCAACAGCGTCGGCACGGCGAACACCAAGGTTGGGATAACGACCTCCGGGACCGCCAAGAGCGCGTTCTACGGATGCCGGATCAACGCCACCGAGATTATCGGAGGTCCGAAGCTCTATCAGTGCTATCTGCGCGGTCAGGGGGCTATATTCCATGTTACCGACACTGACGTCGTCGGATGCCTAACCGGCGGGACGAGTGGTTATTCGCTCACCGCAGCACGATGCACTCTGGCTTCCGTGCTGAGTCAATACAGATACATCTCGGGTTCGGATCTGATCTGGAATTACCAGAGCATGGTGGCAGATAGTGCCGGAGCTCTGGGTTACGGCGTGATCTTGGTGAGCGGATACAATCAGGTCGTCAATAACACCGGGATTTTCGGCAACGGCAATGCGCAGCGTGGGATGTGGGTGGATAGTGGGGCGATTCTCGAGGTCCCGGCGTTGACGCCGACGATCACCGGTACGGGCGGTGATGTGCGCGTCCATGGTGAATACCTGACGTGGTCCGAATCGGTGCAGCTCGGGGTCGATAAGCACACCGGGATCTTCGTCACCGGCAATGCCATTCTGCGTGCCAATCAGTACGGGCTGCTTGCGTTGACCGCTCCGGCCTACACGGCGGTAGCGCCGACGACGACCGGAAGAGTTCAGCACTGGACGCTGGACGGGGCAGCGGGTGGGGTCTCTGCGTCTAGGCTCCGGCAGAGCTATGTGGGAAAGCTCAACATCATTCCCGGTGGTGGAAACGCCCCCATAGTCGGGTTATTCGAAGATTGCTGGGTGGCGCGGACGGCGACCATAAGCGCGGTACAGTGGAACATGGAGCTCGGGACCCTGGGAGGATTCATATTCTTCCCGGCTGGATTGGGTGCTTCGATTGATATCGAGGCAGTGCTGCAGACACCATATATCACCGGTGGCGTGACTTCTGGGTCCAGAACCTGGAAGGTTCATTACACCTTTACGTATCCGGCAAACGTACTAATTATGGATTACTCGGCGCTCATCGCGGATTGTATGGGTGGCGATCCTAGTACATTTTGGCAGGTCGCCGACAACCATACGATGCGTCTTCAGATCCAACCAAGCGCGGCAATATCGACCGACTGGATGCTGACTCGCAAGATTCGAATCTTCATGCCTTACGGGTGAACCATGTCAGGCATTCTAGCGATTTCGGCCACCGTGCCGATGGATGCGTCCGAGACTGAGCCGTCGGGTTTGGTGCGTGGCGGCTACTCACGGGACGAAGAGATACTTCTCTCCGTAACGCCTCCATTTGTGCAGTATGAGTGGTCCGTGGCGCGTCCCGAGGGAAGTTCGGCAGCACGAGCTTACCTGTCGAGTAGCAGCGAAACAGCACCGACGTTCCGCCCTGACGTCAACGGTAGCTTCGTTTTCTCAGTCACTGACGAGGGCACCGTCTACTCGATCACGCTCTCGGTGACAACCGTGGCGCCGATGGAGACGGTGAGCCACACCCGGCTCCTGCCTCTGGATCCAGATCAGATTCCGGTGACTCCGGGAGGTACGACAGAATTCCTGGACGCAACGACTGGATTTCGTTCCTTCATGCGCGATGACAGGACGGTTTATCCCTACGTCGCGACCTCAGAGGGTGCGCAGGGCACGCAAGGTCATCAGGGAGTTCAGGGGACCCAAGGGGGACAGGGGACGCAGGGTCCGCAGGGAGACTTCGGAGGACCACAGGGATTCCAGGGAGATGAGGGAGCCCAGGGAGATGATGGCGCTCAGGGATTCCAGGGAACTCCAGGTGCACAAGGGCAGCAGGGCTTCCAGGGCTTCCAGGGCTTCCAAGGATCCCAAGGCAACCGTGGATACCAAGGCTACCAGGGATTCATTGGTGACTCCGGGCCGCAGGGGACCGCCGGCACTCCGGGGCCGCAGGGAGCTCCAGGGGCACAAGGCGCGGTAGGACAGCAGGGGACGCAAGGTTCGACCGGGAGCCAAGGATTCCAGGGCAACCAAGGTTTCCAGGGAAATACAGGTGCGCAGGGTATATCCGGCGCCCAAGGCGACACGGGTAGTCAAGGAGATCCAGGAGATACTGGTCCTCAAGGGTTCGATGGGGCACAAGGTATTCAGGGTACGCAGGGCTTCCAGGGATACCAGGGCACACCCGGGGGTCCCCAGGGTCCCCAGGGTGTCCAGGGTGTACAGGGCGCGGCGGAGCTCACGCCAACGGGTGTGCAGTATTCGGTGCCAATTGAGCTCGAGGCCGGGACGATCATCCAAATCCCGCTCACGCTGGACATGATCGCACCGGCCTTCAGCCTGACGGTGGAGAAGACGGCGCCGAATGGGGCGGTCCTGACCTACCGGCGCGGAGACACCTTGACTGGGGTGGCGGCGTCCGTCGTCTACGTGACGGGCCCACCGACAGACGCCGACATCAATCACACCTTCGGCGGCAGCTCGGGGGGCGGCGACATCGACCCCGGGATCTGGACCTTCGACGACCCGTGGACCTCCGCCACTTTGGCGGGTTCGGTACGCCGCGACGGCTCCGACGCCGGCGCAGACCCGACGATGACGGTTTCGGTCACCGCCTACGGCGCGACCGAGCAAACCCGAAACTTCCAGATCCTGTGGACCGGAGACCTCTGGTGGGGCGAAGGCCCCGCGGGGATCGACGAGGAGTCCGAGGTCTATGCGCTCGGCAACAACATCTTGGCGAGCTCCGCCGCGCGGACCATTACGGTGAGCCCCATCAACGAGAAGGTCTACTTCGTGGCGCCCCAGACCTACGGAGCCCTCACGTTCTGGCTCGATGGAATCGGGGTCGACATGCTCGACGTCAGACCGTTGGTTGTGGCGAATTCCAACGGAGTCGACCGCACGTGCTCGGTCTACGAGACCACCTACCTGCTCACCGGGACGAACCTCGCGATTGAAGTTCGCGTAACCTGATGACGACGCTGTCGCTGTTCACAGCCACCCACGACCCGCGGTGGATGGCGGAGCTCTACGCTTCGCTCCGCTTTCAGACCTGGCACGAGTGGGTCGTATTGCTCAATGGCGAAGCGAAACGCGACGCCTTCCCGGACGAGATGCTCGCGGATAGCCGCGTGCGCCTCATCGAAGCCCCATCAGACCTAGCGCTGAGCTCCGATGGCAAGGCAAAGATCGGAACTCTGAAGTCCGTGGCGTGCAAAGCCTGCACCGGAGAGGCGCTCGTCGAGGTCGACCACGACGATCTGCTGATGCCGCGGATTCTCGAAGATGTTGGAGCTGCATTCGACGATCACCCCGATATCTCGCTCGTCTATTCGAACTGCGCGGAATTCAACGACTCCGATGGGTCCCCACGCACCTACGGTACAACGAATGGTTGGGAGTACTTGGAGTTTGCGCATCAGGGACGCCGCTACCTGGAGATCTTGGCTCCTCCGCCGACGGCCTACCACGCGAGCCTGATCTGGTACGCGCCGAACCACATTCGGGCGTTTCGGCGCTCTGCATACGACGCAGCTGGAGGCTACAACGAAAGCCTCTCGGTCCTGGACGATCAGGATCTGATGTGCCGGCTCTTTTTGGTCGGTCCTTTCTACCACATTGATCGATGCGGCTACCTCTACCGAGTGCATGGAGAGAACGCTTGGATCAAGCGTAACGGAGAGATCCAGCAGAACACGCGGCGCATTCAGCGGACCTACCTGTACTCGATGGTCGAAGCCGAAGCGCGTCGGGCGGGCTGGAAGATGATCGACTTAGGGGGCCGCTTCGGATGCCCCAAGGGCTACACGGCGGTGGACCAGACGGGACCCGGAGTCGTTGCGGACCTGAATGCACGCTACCCCTTCGAAGACGGAGAGGTCGGTGTGGTGCGAGCCTTCGATTTCCTCGAACACATCGCCGACAAGATGCATTCGCTCCGGGAGATTCACCGCGTGCTTCGCCATGGCGGCTATCTCTTGTCGCAGACCCCCAGCACTACGGGACCGAATGGCGAGGCCGGCATGGGCGCCGACCAGGACCCGACGCATGTGTCGCGCTGGAACCGTAATGCTTTCTGGTACGTCACGCGGTCCCAGCAAGCCCAGTACATCGACAACACGACCGTGCGCTTCATGCCAGCTTTGCTGGAGAACTGCTGGCCCAGTCAGTGGCACCAGGACAACTGCATTCCCTACGTCCGAGCCGACTTGATCGCGCTGAAGGACGGAGGGACGCGACCTCACGGAGTTTTGGAGATCTAAAACATGGCAGTCCGATTCACAGGCGACGTTGAACGCATCGGCCAAGGATACGGGTTCCATGAGTACCAGGTCGAGAACCTGGCTGCGTTGACCGCACTGCCGACTGCACTCTGGCCCGACGGAAATGTTGTCCGGGTCGCAACGATCAAGTGCCTGTTTGTGCTCGAAACGACCGCTGCTGCCGCAGTCGACGAAGAGGTTGTGGCGAGCTCCGAAGCGGGCCGTAAGTGGATGCGGCAGTCCATGTCGCTCGACAAGGCCAATCCGTGGGCGATCCAAACTGAGTGGTACGTTCATCCGAGCACCGGCGACGACGAAGCTCTGGGTACGCTGGGTTCGCCACTGCGTACCATCAAAGAGGTCACCCGACGCCTACGTGGAACGATTATCGCTCAGAACACGTTTATCTATCTGCTTGCCGGTGGCGCTGTACTAGCGGAAACCGCCAACCTTGCGGTCGGATCGATTTTGGCGATTGATGGGCGTCTGGCGACAACGACGGTTTTGACGACTGTTGTCGGCACCTACACAGCGCTGTCGGACCTAGACAATGAGTGGTTCTTACTTACGCTCTCTGGCGTCTCAGATATGACGCCCTATATCGGTAAACGAGTCCGTATCACGTCGGGTCCTCGGCAGTACGCTTATTGTTGGATCGTCAAAGCCAATCCAAATAGTCTCGGCCTCAATGTCGCGCGGATTAGCTGGCCCGTAGTACTCATTCCCGAAGCAGTCGGAACAGAAGCAAGCACTCCGTGGGAAGCTGGCGACGAAGTAGTAGTTGAGGATCTTCCTGCACTGACTTACATCACGGGTACCCGACTATGGAACCGAGGCCAGCTTCGGAATTGTGCGCTGCCGAATATTGCCCTCACTGGCCTTGTTGATTCCGGAGGCGGACCATCGATATTGGCCTGTAGGCTACAAGCTGGACTCGCAAATATTAATGTCTACGGATCCTGTTTTGTACCAACAGGGTTTGTGAATGTGCAAGGATTTCAGATACCCGTCGGGGTGTATACGTCTGCAATAATTGGGGGACTGGGGTTTAGTGTAAGTGTATGCAATTTACTCTATTCAATCATCCAATCAACCACCCTGAGTATTTTGGGAACTTGTTCGTTCTATGTACCACTTGGGGTATGGGATGCGCCTATCGGTGAGCCCGCCATTAATCTAACTCCCACTGCCAACATTACAGTGCGCGCCGTCGGTCGCATCATGGGGAAGGGAAATCTTCACCTTGGCGCGTTTTTTGCGGAAGGCTCACGTATGGTGTTGGTTGCCGGAGGACCATCGTTACCCAGTATAACCGGAGCGCTAGGAGACTTTGCGGTATCGCAATACCCGGTCTATGACGCAATGTCGTGGTCCCAGTATCCGTACTGGAACGAACTGGTACAGGCCGGCATCGTGGGACCGAGTCCATGGACTGACGTCAGTCTGAGTACCGATGCGCCGATCGCGGTAGCGACCTGGACCGTGACGGGATTCCCCGCATCAAAACGCTTTTTGGCTCCGATCAACATCGATGTGCACGTGTGGAGCGTTACCGAAGAGGGGTCAATTAGCTGCGCGCTTGATGTCATAGTGACGACCGATGGTGACGGCGACGCCACCTTATCCTTGAACACGACACCGGTGCCGGACTACTCGAGGCTACCCGCAGGCTTTGAACCGACGATGGACGTTGCGGTGGATGATAACGTACTAACCGTCAGTATCACGCGCCCAGCGGGAGTCGCGTGCAAGGCTCGGGCTACCATTGACTTCGACAGGACGATAGAACTACGCACTATATGACGCCACGCTGGTTGTAGCGAGGTCACCATGGGTTTTGGATTCGGATTCAGATTCGGGCTAGGAGGAAGCGGCGGAGCCTCAGCCCCGCTTCCTACGGTCGACGCCTTCGCCGCTGCCGAGCTCTCCGACGAGACAGTCGAATGCACAGCGACGCTATCCGCCGACGCTGAACAGTGGACGGTCACTGAGAGCGCTGCGCAGCCGACACACGATGAGACGTGGACGCTCGCGGGCCAGCCGCGCATGCACACGACGGCCCTCTCGGGGGCAATCACGCTCTACGCCTGGGCTTGGTCGGAGGCGGGCGGCGTGAGCCTGGTCGGCGTCCCCTGGAATCTGGTTGTGATCCCTGGGATGACGCCGGTCGCACTCGAGTACGGCGCCAACGCTTTTGAAACGTGGCCCCATGGTTTTCTTGTCGGGACAGTGTACGCCAACACGACGGACGTGACGGACCCTGAAGGCACCTACACCGCGGAAAAGGTGGCAGCAGGAGTTTCCGCGGGGCAGTACGGATTCTGCACCAACGCTGGGACGGGACTAGAGGGCATCATGGTTCGCGTTCATGCGGACGCGGGCTACGCTAGGATTCGCAGCGCGAGCGCGACCTACAACCGGCTCAATACGTACACGGGCCAAGTGACACACGGCTCAGGCAGCCTTCCCGGTGGGGCGATTCGATCGTCCAAAGACCCGGATTGGTGGCTGTTTTGGACGGCGGGGCTCACTGGGGACGTGGCGCACATTGGGATCTGTACGACGGAAGTTGCGGACAACTTCCCAACCAATGGGACTGAGGTGATCTACCTCTATCAGTGTGACGGTTTTTTAGCATAATTCCGCTGGCCCATTGGTCAGCGGAGAACGCTGAGCGCACGGTAGCATCGGTTCCGGACTTCGCGCTCTGGACGACCTCAGGGTGTACGGCGGCTGCCGGATTTGTCGACCCTTACAGCGGCACCACGGCCACGCGAGTGCTCGAAAACGAGGGCGGATCGTACCCGAGAATCGACTCGATCAGCGTGGCGACGAACTTCGCTCGTGGAGCTCTTGTCCTTGAGTTCTGTGGCAAGTCGATTGGGGATCGATGCCTCTATCTGAACTCTTCGTCCGGTGTGCCCATCTGTCGGTTCAACGGAGACGGGTCGATTACCAAACTCAGCGCCGACAATTATGGCCCGGATTCGGTTCACTGGATACATACCGAGCTGACTGTTGGGTGGTCGCAATACAAGTTCTGGGTTTGCAACGGCTATGCGATTCGAGAAGGCGTTCTGTTCACGCTGGGCGACGAGGTCGAATGGGGCCACTCACCGAACGACCCGACCAAAGGTTGGTACTTGTGCCCGGTGCCGAACGTGCCGGTAGTCTTGCAGGATCATGCGCTGACCGTTGCGGACGTGAGTGGCAATGCCTACCACCTGACCGAAACGTTGGCAGACGCGCCACTCTACCAGGCTGCCGATGGGACTTCGCAGTTCCCCTGTTGGGTACCTGCGCGGGCAATACTCTGGTCTGCCGACGGATACGACCACAAGCACGTTGGGGGAGAGTACGCGGCGCTTAATGCGGCGCTGAGTGGTGATGCTCCGGTGACGGTCATGGGACTGGTCCGGGTGCTTTGGATGCAGGGTCTTCCCGATCAGTGGTTCGAAGCCGTTGCATCAGCCGGGAACGGTTTTACGATTGGGGTGGATGCTTCCGGGTCCGATTCGGCGCCGCACGTCTATGCCGGTGTACTCGGCGTGACCGGAGCGAAGGCGGCTGACGACGTGCGATATCCTTACGAGTGCTGGAGAGTGGTCGCGGCAGTGCGCTCCGGTGGTAGCGTGTCGATCTATGATTGCACAGACGGAGTCGAACTGGTAGCGGGTCCGTCAGCCGTCTCTACCGGAACGATTGCGAGCGTGAGATTCGGTGGCAACTCGGTGGCAGCGCGCGAATGGGCCGTGTTCGACTCCGCGCTTAACGAGGCGGCACTCGTGCAAAAAGCACTGGCCATGATCGGTCGGTCCGGTGGAGCATCCGCCGTCGAGCGCTACGTCACGCACGACGGCGTCGAGATTTTGACCTACCCGCACCGAGCGCCTTGGACCTACAAGGATGACGCTGGAGCGTGCCGGTTCCAAGGCGCAAATTGGGTCTTGGGCGGAGCGGTCCTGCGGTCGATCCCAAACAATGACGTGCACCGCTCGGACGACAATGGGCGAACTTGGCAGCAAATCACCCAGATAGTGCCGTTCGTGGCCTCCGATGGCGTGGCTGGGTTCGCGTTGACGATCGGATAAACCGAATGACTGAGTACATGTACGCCGGGGTCTGCAACGACACTGGGTCTCGGTTATTCCGTACCACGGACGGAGCGACCTGGGTCGAGACTACGACTGGTGAGGAAGAATTCAACGACCATTGGCAGTGCTCGTGGGCCGTGCTCGACGGAGCAATTTATTGCATGTTCGGGCAGACGAGTCAGGCAGACGGAAACACAGCCACTCCGCACGTTTTCCGTTCGCTAGACGGCGGATTCAACTTCACCAAGCTCGCAGATTTCCCGGGCACTGCGCGCGCTGAACTTGGACGTCTGCTACCGGTGTTCGGCGGCAAGATTCACGTTGTTCATGGCGGTCGATACTCGTCTCCGGGAGAGATTATTGCGGTATACGATGATCATTGGACGTTTGATGGTACCACTTGGGTCGAGGTCGAAGCCCATACCGCGCCGGTGGGGGCGATTTGGGAGACCCTATGGTCCGACGCAAATGACTTGTATCTCAAGGGTGGAATGTGCTTGATACCCGGATCATCCTACCGCAACCAACGCACGCTTTGGCGGTGGAATGCGATAGCCGGATGGCGTCCCGCGGTCGTCCCGGCGTTCTCACACGACCACGCAAATTCGGTTGCGCTGCTCGCCAACGGAGATGCACTGGTCGTACCGTGCGATTTTTCAGGCAACACGACGCGCATCATTCGCGCATCATAGGTACACAGGAGCAAACCATGGTAACGAAATTCATCTGTCTCATTGCGCTAGCAACGCTTGTCGCAATGGACCCCACGACCGCTGGCCTCACACTGCTCTGGGCCGCGTTGGGCGTGCTGGCGAACGCTATGTCGCCCAACTCCACCTGGCTACCGTGGTCGCTTTCAGGCGCTTGGCGTACCGCCATTGCGGCAATCGTTATGGCGTTGATCGCCGGCTGCAACATGGCGCTCACTGGGGAACCAGTCGGACAATCCTTCTTGGTGGCCATCGTGACCTCGAGTGCGAACTGGATGGTGCTATTGTCCCAGGCATTGGCAACGATGCAGTCCTCTACCGCGCGTTCCGAGCGCATCAAAAAGCTTGAAGAACGGATGATCGATGAAGCCAAGGCGGCGGAGCGGGTCAAGATCGAAGCCTACGAGCGTGGAGTGGTCGGCAACACGGACCCTCCGCCCCCCGCGGCGGGGCTGCTGATCCTATTGGCCTTGGGCGGCATGCTGAATCATGGATGCGCTGGAACCCTGGAGGGCGCTCGCCCGCGCCTGACGAGCATCGCTGGGGTATCGCTGAAGCTCGCGGAACCGACTTCCCAGGAGTGCCGAGACCTCAGCCAGAGCGAGCATCTGTGGCTCGGGACTTCCCTAGCGACCGGGATGCTTGGTGCGGCCGGAACGGCCGGAGGCATCGTGGTGTTGCTCCAACAGGACAACGAGGCAAAGGCCGCCGTCTACGCGGCACTGATTGCCGGCGGGCTGCTTGACGCCGCAGCCATCTTCGCCCGTACCATTGCGGACGGCTACAAGACCGACTGGGTGGCTCTAGGCTGCGGGAAGCCCGCGGCATGACGCGCAGTGCCATCCTGTGCTGGGCCCTGATCGCAGTGGTGGTGTTTTGGGTCGGGATAGTGATCGGTGCGTGGTTGGTGACGCGGTGACTGCCAGATAAGAGTTAAGCGCGCCCCGAACGCTCCCGATTGAGACCGATTGGAGAAGGAGACAAACGTGCAGAATTCGACCAAGCGACTAGTCGGACTGATCTTTGCGGTGGCGTACCTCGTGGCCACGCTGCCCGGGGCGAGCTGCCAGCCGAATCCTCCGCAGCCCCCGGGTCCCACCGGTGGATCCCAGCCCATCCCGGGGCCTGAGGGCGGGACCGGGGCACAAGGCGGTAACCTCACCGGCGGTGCGGCTCCGGCCCCTGATAGCCTCACCGCGCGCGCCTGCGCCCGGGCCCTGATGCTTTGCGGCGTCGACCTTACCGAGTGCCTTCGGCAGGTGAACCAGCTCAAGGACGCGAGCTACGCGACCCTCAGTGATGCCGACCTACAGTGCTGGGTTGACGCCACGGACCGAGCCGCGCTGGTGAAGTGCCACAACGGAGTCTGCCGATGAATCCCGCACAAGTTCGCCTTGGAAAGAAGCCGTATCGCCACGACGACCGGACTCTGAAAGCCGCAGAGCTGCTCGCCGAAGCCCCGCTGACTATCTCGCCCAGCACGCTTGACTGGTTCAAGGGCGGCCCGGCCTCGGGCATGATGGCAAACGACCAGTACGGAGACTGCACGATCGCGGCTGCGGGGCACCTGGTCCAGACCTGGACGGGCAACAACGGATCCGTCGTCACGATTCCTGACGACCAACTCGTCTCGACGTACTTCACACTGAGCGGCGGGGAAGATTCTGGGCTCGTGATGCTCGACGTCCTGAACTACTGGCGCACAACCGGAATCGCTGGCCACAAGATTCTGGGTTTCGCATTGGCAGATCCATACGACCAGCTGGAACTTCAACAAGCCTCGCTACTCTTCGGTGGGCTCTACCTGGGACTGAACATGCCTCGCGCATGGCAGTGGCAGACCGTCTGGGACGTCGCGGCGGGATCCGATGGGGTGCCCGGAACATGGGGCGGACATGCCGTGAGTCTCGGAACCTTCGACGCTGACGGTATCGAGATCTTCACTTGGGGATATCGTCAACGTGTGACCTGGGGCGGGATCCGGAAGTACTGCGACGAGCCGTGGGCGGTATTTAGCCCAGAGTGGTTGAAGTCCGGCAAGTCCCCTAGCGATTTTCTTCAAGATGCGCTTGAGACTCGGATTTCTTTCATCGAGTGAGATCGACCCATGCCCGAGCTATCGACACTCCGGGGAACCGGGACTGCTGAGCAGATTCCGCCCGGCACCCACACGCACGTCGGGATCCAGGGACCCCAGGGCGATGATGGCGCGCAAGGGCCGCAGGGCGACGACGGAGCACAGGGACCGCAGGGTGAGTACGGAGGCCCCCAGGGTCCTCAGGGTGTGCCGGGGACTCAGGGCATCGATGGGGAACAGGGTCCCCAGGGCGATGATGGGGCCCAAGGAACTCAGGGGACCCAAGGAGAGCAGGGAGATCCCGGCGGGCCGCAGGGATCGCAGGGCGCGCAAGGCTACCAGGGATTTCAGGGAAACCAGGGGTTCCAGGGTTACCAAGGAAGTTCCGGCTCCGGCGCGCAGGGATTCCAGGGGTTTCAGGGATCGCAGGGGTCGGAGGGTTTTCAGGGCTTCCAGGGCTTCCAAGGGTCCCAGGGATCACAGGGATCCCTGGGCTTTCAGGGCTTCCAAGGCTTCCAGGGTAGCTCGGGAGCCGATGGCGTTCAGGGATTCCAGGGATCCCAGGGATCGCAGGGTTCCCAGGGTTTTCAGGGCTTCCAGGGCTTCCAAGGCAGTTCGGGTGCTGATGGGGTTCAGGGATTCCAAGGGTCGCAGGGGTCTCAGGGCTCTCAAGGCTTCCAAGGATTTCAGGGCTTTCAAGGCTCACAAGGGTCTCAAGGATCCCAAGGCTTCCAGGGCTTCCAGGGGAGCTCGGGCGCCGATGGTGCCCAGGGCTTCCAAGGCTTTCAGGGCAACCAAGGCTTCCAGGGCAATCAGGGCTTTCAGGGCAACCAGGGCTTCCAGGGTGTTACTGGCATCCCAACCGTACTGAGCAAAAGCGGCAGCGATACTCTGGACGACATCAACCAAGTCGTCGTCTGTTCCGGACTCTCCTCGGGTCCGACCTTCACTCTGCCGAGTCCGAGCGTCCTCAATCGATACGTTCAGGTTCAGGATGCGGGTGGGCAGGCCCAGACCTACAACATCACGCTTGATTCAGGCGTGACGGGCCTCATCTCTGATTCGCGCACCGGCACGAGTAACCGCTACCTCGTCATGACGATCAACTTCGATGTAGCGGTCATCGAATCGTCTCAGATCTCTCCGCCGCGTTGGATCGTCGTACCGGGAACGATTGGTCCTCAGGGCTTTCAGGGAACCCAGGGTTTTCAGGGTTACCAAGGCTACCAGGGGTCGCAAGGATCACAGGGATCCCAAGGATCACAGGGTTTCCAAGGCTTTCAAGGAACATCCGGCGCCGGTGGCGCCCAGGGCTATCAGGGGTCTCAAGGATCCCAAGGTTTACAGGGGGTTCAGGGCTTCCAAGGGTCCCAGGGCTCGCAAGGGTTCCAGGGCTTCCAGGGTACTTCGGGTGCCGGTGGTGCCCAGGGTTTCCAAGGTTCCCAGGGCTCGCAAGGCTTCCAAGGCTTCCAGGGGAGCTCGGGTGCCGGTGGTGCCCAGGGCTTCCAGGGCTCCCAAGGGTCTCAGGGGTCCCAAGGATTCCAGGGCTTTCAGGGAACGTCCGGTGCCGGAGGAGCCCAAGGCTCCCAAGGGTCTCAGGGATCACAGGGCTTTCAGGGCTTCCAGGGAAGTTCGGGCGCCGGTGGCGCCCAGGGATCCCAGGGTTCTCAAGGCGCCCAAGGTTTTCAGGGCTTCCAGGGGAGTTCCGGCGCCGCAGGCGCGCAAGGGTCCCAAGGGTCTCAAGGCTCACAGGGAGCTCAAGGTTCGCAGGGATCACAGGGAGTGACCGGTGGTCCTGGTATCATGCTCTCGCGATACGCCATCGCCGAAGGCGTATCGCTGAGTGCTGGCGCATTCTCGAATCAGTTCAATGGGTTCGTGCCCTTCATTCTGGACAATTCGCTAACGATGACGCAGCTCAAGATGCTGCTCAGCGTATCGATGAACACGTCGACTTCAGGCACTCGGTCGGGCTATTTGTCGGTGGCTCTTGGGGTTTATTCTCTAACTGGATCTACGCTCACTAGTATGGCGAGTGGTTCGGTTTCCTACAGCTGGAGTTTCACGTCGAACGTCAGTACTGCAAGTTACAACGGCGTCAAAGAATTCAGCGTCGCCGCTGCATTATCGATGACTCCGGGGCAATATTGGATTGGCTACCTTCTGCAAACGAGCAACGGTGGCACCGCGAACGGTTCATGCAACCTATCCATGATGGGGGGCGTTCAGAACTATTCGGGTAGCTTCGGAGAATCCTCTGGCATTACGTCGCGCCGCATCGATGATGGACTAGGTTATTACGCTACTTCAACGGCCGCCATGCGCGCTTCCGTGAACCTAACGGATATCAACTACATGAACCCAAGAACTCCGTGGGTACTCATGAGAGCGACGGGGGTGCCGTGATGTCGGGTCGCGCCGAGCAGATGCTGGACATGCCCTCGGTAGTCGACGCGCTGAGTCCGCTGGGATTCGAGCGCGTCGAGCTGCTACACGGATCCACGTTCAAAGACTGCAGCACCATCCAGCTCGTTCCCTCGCGGGGCCTCATCGACCCGAAGGTGATTGGGAGCTGGATCGGGCTGATCGCGCCGATGAACCAGAAACGATGGCTGACCTTCACGGAGGGTGATGAGGTCGGGCACGCCTACACCGAGATGGTGGGCCGCATCCTGAAGGATCCGTACCTATCCAAGTGGAAGTACATCATGACCATGGAGGACGACAACCTGCCGCCTCCCGACGCGCACATCCGGTTGCTCGAGACCATCGACTGGGGCGGCTACGACGCCGTCTCGGGCCTCTACTTCACCAAGGGCGACTGGAACATGCCGATGGCCTACGGGGATCCCGCGGAGTACGCCCGGACCGGAGTGCTGACGATGCAACCGCGTGACGTCGCCCATGCGGTCGAAGCCGGTACGATCATGGAGGTCAACGGCATCGGCATGGGCTGCGCGCTATGGCGCATGGACCTATTCCGCGAGATCGATCCGCCGTGGTTCGTCACGGTCAACGACATCATACCGGACAAGGGCATCATGGCATTCACGCAAGATCTGTACTTCTGCGAGCGAGCGCGGCGTGTCGGTAAGCGCTTCGCCGTCGACATGCGGGTGCGGGTCGGGCACATGGACGTAGAAACAGGGGTTGTGTACTGATGAAAACGGTGCTGCACGTTGGGTGCGGAGCTCAGGGGATTCTTCATGAGTCGTTCTGCAACTCCGAATGGCATGAGGTCCGACTTGATGTAAATGCTGGCGTCAAGCCCGATATCGTGTCTTCGATGCATTCGATGCCGATGGTCGATTCGGACTCAGTCGATGCAGTCTGGTCGTCTCACGGCCTCGAGCACTTGGAAGCGCACGAAGCCGAGTTAGCGCTACGCGAGTTCATCCGGGTACTGGTACCGGATGGCTTTGCGCTCATTACAGTGCCGGATTTGGGCCAGGTCGCCGAGGCATTGCTGAAGGGAGGCCTGGACGTTCCGGCGTACAGCAGCCCTGCGGGGCCGATCTGCCCGATCGATATGCTGTACGGGAACCGGCAGTGGATCCTTCAGGGTAATGGCTTTCAGGCTCACCGTACCGGGTTCACAAAGGCGACGCTGGAACGAGCGCTGTGGCTCTCTGGATTCGGATCCGTGCGGGTCAAGACGGGCTACTTTGACCTGTGGGCGGTGGCTAGCAAGAGTGTCGAGTCCGTGACGCTGAAGCAGGCGGCAGAGGAGCGCGCATGAATCTTCAAGAACTGCTTACGGTCGAGCCGTCTCCGAACCGGGTAGCGTTGGATCTGGGTTGCGGTCTAGCGCCCCGGGCGGGTTTCATTGGCGTCGACCTCAGAGCTCCGAACGTTGCGCAGCGCGTCGACCTGTTCAAATTCCCGTTGCCGTGGGGCGATAACTCAGTCGATGAAATCATGTGCTCGCATCTCTTGGAGTACGTGCCGAATCGCGAGGTCGAAGATCGGGATATGGCATCTCCCGAAGGTTTGGGGTTCGTCGGTGAGGACTTCTTCTTTGCCTTCATGAGCGAATGCTGGCGGATCCTGAAACCGGGGTCGATCATGACCGCCGTCGTTCCCAACGCGCGATGCACCCGAGCCTTCATCGACCCACTGATTCGCAGGCACTTCGTTGCCGAGTCGTTCTTCTTCCTATCGGCGGAATGGCGGGTGGCGAATGCGTGTGGATTCTACCCGGTACGGTGCGATTTCTCTCCCGGCATCACGCCGATTGTCACCCGAGCATTCGGGCTAAGGCATGAGCAGCATCAGATGCAGGTGGCGGAATCCCACTGGAACGTGATTCTGGATTGGCAAATCACCCTACTGGCCAAGAAGGCGGGACGCGCAGTTCCGTAGACCATGACCCAACGTGAAGCTGTTGTCGCCGCTGCCGTGAGCCAGATCGGCTGCGACGCCAAAGACGCCTACTACCAGTCCGCGCTTGGACCCGGCAGAAAGCCATGGCCGCACCACTGGTCTGGTTGTTTTTGCCTCTGGGCCCTGCATGAAGCCGGTCTGCTCTTGGACATTGAGTGGAGCATCGGATTCACGGACATCACCCAGCACCTGAAGGTGACGCGCTACCCAGATCCAGGGGACTGGGCGCACTTCACTGCCTTCCAGCACGACGCCATTGTCGAAGAGGTAGGGGCCGGATTCCTCTCAACGATCGATGGGAACAGCACCGGTGGCAAGGTGCAACGGATCCGGAGGGCTCGGAACTACACAGGCGTCACGTACTACAGTATTGCGAGGTTTATTCATGCCTGAGCTGGTAGTCAAAGGCTGCGACATCTCCGAATTCCAGTCAGAGAATCTGATCGACTGGGGCTATGTACGTGCCGAGCTCGGAATCGTCTTCGCCTACGTGCGGGCCTGCTACGGAATTCGCCCTGATAAGGCTACGACGCGACACGTGGCCAAGATTCGGGCTGCGGGTGTTATCCCGGGACTCTACGCCTTTCTGCGCCCAGACCTGGACATCGGAAAGCAACTAGAGACGCTGGGTTCGGTTGCCGGAGCCACGAACATCGGCACCGGAGATCTGCTGTGCGCGGTCGATGTAGAGGCGTTCCCGGATAAGTGGGAAAACGGTCGTCCAGTGCACTGGACTCAGCCATGCCCCGCGTGGTCTGAACCCCTACGGGAGTTCGTGGAGCGCATCGCCGAGCAATATGGAGGGCCCGTCATCTACGAGACGCAGGCTGATTGGGTCAAGCTCGGGCGTCCAGAATGGCTGCTTAAGTACCCTCAGTGGACTGCCCACTGGCCCGCCAAGGGGAGCAAGGCGGTACTCGACCATCCGGCGACCCCCGGGAATGTCCAGTGGACCTTCTGGCAGCAGCTGGTCGACCCGCTCGACAAGGTCATTTGCCAAGACCCGACGAATCCACGTGCCGTCGATCAAGACGTAGCACGCCTGCCGATGCCCGTGATTGGGGCACCCACAGTTGCCCCCGAATCCATCGACATTGACCTCATTCCGCTTACCATAGATCCAGAGACCACCGCTGCTATGCTGGCAGAGCGCAACCGAGCAGTCTCAGAGCTGGAATTCTGAACCCAAGACCCCGAGGGGGGCCGAGGATTCGTTCCGATGGCAGACAACGACGACCGGCTTAGTTCTCCACCGCCCGGCGAAGACTGGGTAGCGCCCAATACACTGGCCGGAGATCTTACGCTTACCGCAGAACAGTACTTGGAACGTGTGAGCAGTATCCCGTCCGAGCCCGTGATCGTTCCGTCAAAACCGTCCGATCCTCTCGAGCCGGGCCCAGATGGAATCATCCCCGGTAACGCGCTCCACGATGTTCTGGAGTCGATTCAGGCAAAGCTTGACCGAGTGCTCGGAAACCAGGATTTGGTTTGGGAAGAGATCGGGCAGCTCCATAGTGGACTTGATCAGGTCAAACAGATCTCGCAGGGGGCCAAGGAGATCGTTACCAAGTTGGCCGACGACTCCATTGCTCAGCATTCAATGGCTACATCGTTACGGGATCAGATGAACCAGCTTGATAAGCGCCTGACCTGCCCGCAGCCCCAGTGCATGGTGAAGCGTGTAATTGGTGACGCTATGTCGGGCAACGGAGCTTCGGGAGAGTGACTGATACCGAAGATACTCCCCAGATGATGCGAAGGATGGGGGAAAGTGCCATGAGTGATGAACACCCAGACTTCTCCGAAGAGGACCTCTACGAATCGACATGGGTGCATGATCGACCCCCAGCGCTCAAAGCCGACTCGATCCGCCCAACGGTAGACCGTCCCAAGGAGGAAGTGGCGTGGATGCGCTCGGTCGAAGAACTGGCGCGTGACGCCAAGCAGCGGGCCTACAAGGGAGAGCTTGAGGCCCGAGAGGGTAAGCTAGAGGCCCGGGAAGCCAAGCTTGCGGCCCAGCAGGTGGCGGCGGAGAACGCCAAGGACCACCTGATGATGCGCAAGGAGTTCGGGGCTGCGGCGCGCTCGGGGCGCCTCTGGGCCTTCGCCATGGGACTCCTAGCGTTTGGTACCGCTGCCATGGGGTACCTGAGTGAACGGGCGAAGAGCGCGTCTGTGGTCACGCAGCAGTCATCTGTGCATCCAGCTCCAGCCGTAGTGGCCGAAAAATCGCCTTCTCGCGCCCGATGAGTGAAGTGCCCATGGCATGCCAGTTGGGTCAAGTTCTCCCTGGGGAAGCTGATGGGCTCCTTGCTGGGCCTGATGTAGCCCAGCTCATCACCATCTAGCGGCCTCCTGCCCCGCGCCCGGGCCCCAGGGTGGCGCGGCGTTCACTGCCCCCGTTGGCTTCGGCCGGCGGGGGCTTTGGGCGTCTTTGGGACAGCTAGAATGAGATTGCATCCAAGGGTGAATTCGTGCAGGATTCACCCTTCAGCGCCTGAGCGGCTCATCCCCCCCCTGAGCCCTCGGGCGCTTGTTTTTTGGGGTTGACCAGAGCTTCGAAGTGAGGAAAGCTCTTCGTCAGCCGCCACCGTTTGCCTTTTTGAAAAGTGCGAAGGTCGGCGGCGACCACTACAAAAAAAGGCCCGATCGTCCTAGGCGGTCGGGCCGACATGTTTCAGGGGCCCATGGAATCTTCAGCAAAAGAGAACGAAGACCTGGATTGGGACACTGGCCCCTATTGCCCGCACGGTAAACACCCCTGGGACTGTCACCAGGTATGCTTGGCCTGTGGCCATGATTGTTGTGAGCACAACACAACCTTTATCTGCGTCTGTGGTCATGATGGATGTTCATGTGGAGGCGCCCAAAAATGCCGTTCCGAATGACCATGGAATTCGCGATCAAGGTTGAAGCGGTACGCGAGTACGCCGCGCTTTCCGGAATCTCGGAGGACAAGGCGCAGGCGGAACTTCAGGCTCGCCTACCGGAAGCGCGCGAGGTACGCCGGCAGGACAACGGGTACACGGTCTTTCGCCTGAAGGGCAGCCACCGAGGTGATCGTTACCGAGTGCTCGTCAAAGGCGGGGTTGTCTGCAAGGTGCTAGCTGAGCACGCAGGAAACCGGAAGCGTGGCTGACCACTTCGCCGCCGCGCCGTAGAAGTCCGGCTTCCCCTTCCGAGCCCTCGGGCGCTTGTTTTTTGAGTTCAGCGGTGCCTTTCGACTGGGTAGAGACGCCCATTCTGGCTAAGACATAGGGCTACGTCACCCTGTTTGTAGTGCTGTGAACACAGCATCATGCGATCACCGGAGCACGCGGCGCGGCACCATCCTTCTCCGTCTCGGACCCTGTATAAGAGGTATCCAAAAAGAACCGCTCCGCATACCGTAGTCGCAACTATCAACGGAGTCACGCGACGCAAGCTACCCGCTCCTCCCGCATACCGGGCAGACCAGTCCCTTCGCTGGGCCAGCCAGCGCGTCCTCCAGCGTCATCCCAGCAACTCTGAACGAGCACCGCTTGTCGTTGTCATCCACCGTATTCCGGTCGGAGCTTTCCATCTTGGGTATAGATTCCAGCGTCAATGAACGTCTTCCGAATCTGCTCCGGAGTCATTGAACGGATTCGTTGCCGAGCGGCTTCTTGAATCTCAGCCTCTGGCAATGTCCCGGGAGCAAGCTTAGCCCACCGTTCGACTTGCTCTGGAGTTGGGCTCTTCGAGTCCATTACGCCGCCCCGGTCCCGGTCTCTTCGAGGAAGCTCTCCGCCCCGTCGTTCGTGATGGCGAACTGAACCAGGTCGGGAGTCTGACCATCGTCTACGAGCTCTAGGGAAGCGTTCCAGAGGCCCCAGAGGTCATCCCCGGTGAGCAGGGCGTCTCTGGCGTCCGGAAGCGCGACGCGGCCAATCAGTCGCAGCGGAGTGCTGGTTTCGGTTCTAAGGGTCTTTTCCATCGGAGGCCGGCTTTCCCGCGGCCTTTGGCCGCGCGTTCAGAGCGTCATGGCCATATAATAAGATGTTCGGCCGGCCGTGTCAAGCTTAGATCTTGACTTCGATTCCTTGGAGTCGGGCGCCTCCCTTCACGTTGCACATGGGACCTCCAATCACGTTGCACACTGAAACTCTCTTCTGACTGCGCCAGCCCGATCGGCCTTTGCCTTGGAACCGGAACCTCTTCTGACCATCCGACATTTTGCATGGGTCGCTCGAGTGTATCCACCTCCAACCACGTTGCACATGGAAGTCTCTTCTAACATTCTCTTCTTAGCTCGCTGAACGAGCTCCCACCGAGCCTCCAATCACGTTGCACACTGAACTCTCTTCTGACAGCTCGTCGATTCCATCGCCCGCGGCATCCTCCATCCTGCCTCCAATCACGTTGCACACTGAACTCTCTTCTGACCAGCCGAACGCCGTCCAGGTCCCCTTTGCTTGGCGCAACCTCCAATCACGTTGCACACTGAACTCTCTTCTGACGGTCCGGCAAGGGAAGGTGCTCCACCTCGATTACGAACCTCCAATCACGTTGCACACTGAACTCTCTTCTGACGGGGGGTACCGGCCGCACTCCGTCGGGCGTCACCTCCCTCCAATCACGTTGCACACTGAACTCTCTTCTGACTGCTAGATGCAGAGATTTCGACCTCCGCGGATGTCCCTCCAATCACGTTGCACACTGAACTCTCTTCTGACCATGCCGGTCGTCATGGTGGGCGATGCCCCGCGCTACCTCCAATCACGTTGCACACTGAACTCTCTTCTGACATTCGGTCGGCCTCGTCCTGGACGGTATTCATGCAACCTCCAATCACGTTGCACACTGAACTCTCTTCTGACTTGATCGATGTCGAAATTTCGGCCGCGGTAGAGGTCCCTCCAATCACGTTGCACACTGAACTCTCTTCTGACGAAGGAGCTGCTGCGCCGCTGGTCGGCGGGCCATAGCTCCAATCACGTTGCACACTGAACTCTCTTCTGACCCCGCCCGGCGAGGACCTTTTGATTTCGGGTACTTACGTGACGCTTTGCGAGCGCCTCCGTTTTTGCCCTTTGGTGGTCCAAGCTTCGAGCCGTTTTCTCCTATAAGCGAGTCCGAGTCACCTCGGCGCTCGCGACCGCGAGCGAGGATTAGCTCGGCCAATACTACGTCCAGAGGACCATGGTGACCACAGCTTTCGCAGCGGAAGGTCCTGATCCCGAGGTCTTCGATTAGCGCCTCGGTCTCTCCGCATGCCGGGCAAGCATGACGCGATAGGACACCATCATCTACTCCGCTACCACGTTCCGCGATACAGCTGCATGTGGGGGGCCTAGCTCGGCTACCCGAGCATTCGTGATTGCAACCGATGCCTACCTCCTCGAGGCAAGACCGTATGGCCTGCTGCATCCGGTAGTATGGCCACTCTTGGAGCCACTGGTAGACCGAGTCACTACGCTCTAGAAGCTCCGGGACGGAGTCCCGTACTCGGGTAAAATCCGGCATGTAGACGCGGCTGTATCCGTGCTCTTTGACCCAGTTTGCGATGGATCGTGCGATCCGTTGGATGGTCGTGTCGACCCAACGTTCGTGTGCACCTGCTAGTTTTCGACTCGCCGCCAACGCTGCTTCTCTACCGCGGCCGGTCCGGTTGCTGTATTTGATCTGTCGCTGATAGCTTCTCCGGCGTGCCTGGATCTGCGCAAGGTGAGTCCGAATGTCGTTGCCCTCGATGATGAAACGTTCTCCATCGCTGCCTAAGGCAGCCATGAAGTTGACGATGCCTAGATGGATTGCGCAGTCGTTCTTGCCCACGACAGCTGCATCGACTCGCCGGGTGTAGGCGATACGGACGAACCAGCGACCTGGTCGCATACGGTCCTCAGAGATCTGGCAGGCTCCGAACTTCACGTTCGAGCCAGCGAGTTCGGACAGTAACTTCGCCAGATAGCGTTTCTTGGTGGCACCGTCGCGTGCGGAGATTGGGAGCGTCCATCGGTGCCCGAGGCCACCGCGAATAGCAAAGGTGAATTCGTAGTCATCATCCACACAATGGGTCAGTGCGCAATCGGCGGCGCGCAGCGGCAGTGGCATTGTCCCCGTATAGTGCGGTGGAGACTTGGTGCAGCGGACCAGAGAGGCGAACCGTTCACGCTGCCACTTGGACTGAACGGAATCCGAGATGGCCGACGCGATACCACCTGGGAGATCTGGGGCGATCACACGGACTAGGCGATAGGTCGACAAATAGGTCTTATCGGCCTTACTGGTCTTCACAAGCTCACCTGCTGCAAGCTTCGTCTCTCCCCTGCTGAGTCCCGGGGATACCGCGCGAACCAGCCGCTCTGGGTCAATCTGGGCGAAGCGCTTCCAGTCCGCGGCCTTTGCCGGCGGAGCGCCGGTGGCAAGAAGCGCCTGATCCAAGATATCGGCGTCGGCACGCCAATGAACCCGCATCGCCGCATTAGCGGCCCGAACGGCTTCTCGTTGGGCTCCCCGAAGCTCCTGCTGTAGCTGGCAGGCCTTGCACCCGCCTTCGGTACCCCCGCATCGTTTGGCGATGTGTTCGCGTCGGTCTGCGGCGAGCACCGCCACATCCAGCAGGATTCGACAAGTGGCACGGACTATCGATAGGGCCCCCGGTGCTACCTGGGTGGCATCTGTCTTGACTTGTTCGACTTCGGGCGGTGGAGTCCGCCCTACCGCTTTCGCGGGTGCAACGTGTGACGCCACTGGGGCGTCATGATTGTCGAGCGTCAAGCCAGTAGCTTCCCCACTCCGGGTGGCGCCGAGGGCGCTATCGATTGTCGTGTGCATGGTATTCATCGTTATGACGTCCTAGCCCAATCCAACCAGACACTAGTTCCGTCGGAACAGGAGCAGCGTATCTGCCCCGAAGGCACGAGCTGGCCGGCGATTACTAGAATGGTCCAGACGCTATCTTCCGCGCCCGCGATCAACTCAGTCATCGCGGCGTATTCGGATGGGTTGACGCTGATCGCGCAGACTTCTTGGTCCTCTGGATCGGGTAAGGTGCTATCGATTGTCATATTGACTCTAGGCTACCGCTTCACGAAGCGGCGCAGTTTTTTGTCCCACTTAGCTTCACCACATGGGTGCGTGACCCGGTTGAGGTCTGGCAAAGCGTTTGGATGAGCATAGTCGCATCTTACATGACGTTGTAGCTCTTCATCCCAGCGCGCGAACCATCCAAACTCGACGCACTCTCTCACCCCGGATGCTAATCCTGACCATTGGATACGTCCGCCTAAGGCAGAGACAGCCGAATCGTATGCGGACCACATCTCTGGGGTCGGGTCTGCGTCTTCATCGTCAATGATAGGTTTTGACGGTGCGAACTTCTTGACACAAGGACAGCTAATTGCCTGCCATCCGCAGATCGCGCAAGTCTCTGTGTCGCAGCCTGGTATATGAAGATCACCTGGCTTTGCACCGCAGTCTCGGCAGTTGAATGGAGTGGTCCATTCTGCATCCTTCAAATGCATAAGCCATTCTTTGGACGCCAAGAGCTCTCGTTGTCTCTTTTCGACAGCTTGGACCTCTGCAGGAAGATCCTTTGGAGCACGTTCTGTGGTCGATAGGTGGAAGTCCACCAACTCAAGAAGGGTGAGGATTGGGTTCGTTTGCATGGTGGATGCCGGCGTCAAAAGTCGTGGTCATATCGTGTGCATACGAAGTCTGGTTCGCGTTCTGGAAGCGAGTTGGCGTGGGCGCGCACCGTGACCCGAGTGCGGCTCCGGGTACATGAGTACCCGGCGGCCTCGAGAGCCGATGCGATGGTGGCGATGTATGGCGATGAGTCTTTAGGCGGCAGCTCGTGAGCTAGTTCAACGTAGACCACACCGATTAGCGTGGTGATCTTGAGATCGGGATGCTGAGGATACGACTGGTTGATTGCTTCCAGAATGGATGAACCACAGATCGTTGGGGGCGCACTTACCATCGACCACAATCGCTCGAGCTCATCTACGCGATCCGATGACTTGCAGCGCTGTCGAGCGATCTGTTTTCGAACCTCTTCGACTGACATAGGGTAGGCCGACGACCACGTGACCGTGCCGTCTGAATGCACAGTGACCGTGAGTTCTGAGTTGACGGTGTGGGATTGGGTGACTCCACTACCTCCCGCGGTCACTGGATTACCTCCACGCTTCCGTTGGCTACCTTCACCTGGACGTCTGCAGCGTTACTGACAGCGTCGTTGTGCGTGATGCAGAGAACGTGTCGTGCGTGAACGATCGCGGAAGCGGCGCGCATCATAGAAACATATGCGCGCGCATCTTCAGGGGACAACGATGCCGTTGGTTCATCACGTATGAGTGTCAACCCATGGTCGATTCCAGCGCGCCGGCACGACAGAATCGTCAGCGCGAGCGCCAGCGCTTCCCCGATCAGAGCCTTCTGACCTCCGGAGTAGGTCCGGACCTCGCCTTCGTATCCGTCGTCAGAGTTGAAGACTATAATCGGCAAGGCATCGACCTCACGCTTGCCCTTGTCAACGGTGCGGGTTGTCTCCACCGAGACCGTAAACGTGCTTCCGAGGCAGGAATGAAGCAAGTCGTTCGTGTCTGCCGTGAGCTCTGCACCCACGGCGTCAATCTCGGCGCTTTGGAGACCCTTCTTGCCGAGGTCTTCAGCCAGACGCTGACAATCGGCCTGCGCTTCCGCCCGTTGTGCCCGAGCGGCCTCGAGCTCCAGGACCCGACCGGCGCTCTCCCGGGCCATATCAAGCCGTTGCTCGGCGCGGGCGATTGCGGTAGTCACGGCCTGCACTTGGCTTTCGGCGTTGCCTACGGAAATCCGTAGGCCCGAGACATCCGGCGGTGGTGGAGGGGGAAGGACCACCGCCGGACCTCGGGCAAGTTTTTGGGTGAGTTCGGTATGCTCGGAGTCGATACGCGCAAGCTCCCGTTCTAGCTGCTCGATTCGGGCCTCCGCCTTGTCCGCCTGCTCCTTGTAGGCGACGACCGGTGCTAGCTTTTGAAGCTCTTCCATGGAAGAGCGCTCAGTGAATTCCAGGGAGTCCCGTAGTTCTTGGACTTTCGTGCGACGCTGGATCGTATCGGTGGACTTGGCGATGCAGGCGCGCTCGGCCTGTTGGTAGCGCTGTAGGTCTCCAAGCGCGGACTCGAGTTCCTGCTGGTCGGCATCCAGGTGCTTTGACTCAGCCGCCAGTTGCTCGGCTTTGGAGAGCGCCCGCGCGGCCTCGTCCCGATTCTCCCCGGACTGTTGGGTGACGGTCTCCAGCAGCCTACGGAGCCGAGTGACCTCGGCGGCTTGGCGGGTGATCTGAGTCGGCAGTTCCAGCGCCAACGTGGCTGCCTCATCGTCACGGTGCAGGGTACCCTGTGCGCATTCATGGGTGCCGCGCCCTATGATTGCCAATGACACTACCTGTTCGAGACCAGAGCGGAGTCCGATGATGCGGTCCTCTGACCCAACCACCCGCAAGCCGCGCAGCCGTTCGAGCTCGGCTTCGGCAGCCGCCACGTCTCCGCGGACCCTATGCACCGTTTCCTCAGCCGCTTTCAAGGACTCTTCCCAGGCGGAGCGAAGCCCCGGAACGCTGGCCGCGGCGGCGTCAATCTCCGGCTTTCGGCCTAGGCGCCGCTTGGCGGACTCGGCCCGCTCTTGCGCCGACCCGGATGAAATCTTGTGACCAGCGGATTCCTGCCGGAAAGCTAGCTCTTCCCGCTGGAGCCCCTGGTGCTCGGCGGTGAGCCGTGCGAGCTCCGCCTCGGCAGCGGAAATGCTCACCCGAAGCTCGTCTGAGCGTTTGACAGCGGCCTGGATCTTCGGCTTCTGAGCCAGACGCTTCTGGTTGTTCGTCATCCGCTCGGTCAAGTCGGCGTACTGGGCGCGGTTGTCCCGGATCTTGGACTCGAGTTCCCCGCGCGCGCCGACGGCCTCCAGGTAGGCCTCCTGGTCCCTGGAGTGCTCACGGAGCGCCTGCTCGGCGGCCGTGAGAGCGTCTCGGGCCACCTGGAGCGCCCATTGGGATGGGACAAGACCCATGCGTTCGTCGACCAACGCCTGCTCGCACTGAGCGACGTCGCCCCCGCGGGCACGCTCGTCGTCCACGCGTGCCGTGGCCTTCTCGAGTTCCTCCCGGGCCGCGCTGGCGCGCTTCCGGAACGTCTCGGCCATGGTCTCGTAGTACTCGAGTCCGAGAGCCCTGAGAATGATCGACGCCCTCTCGGAATCCGTGGCGGCAACCAGGGCATTGGCACCCTGGGCCTGGAACGGCCCTGCCAGGAAGATCTCCGGGGGCAGCATGTGGGTCTCCCGCCACTCGTCGAATGCCGATACTTTGCTCGACCCGGTGAGAGATTCCGCGGACTCGACCCCGCGGTCATAGACCGAGACCTCCCACCCGGGGGTCTTCTGTCCGCCATCGATGGCGTGGACGATGCGCAGGGACTGCCCGTTCTGGATGCCGACGTCCACGAACGCGTCGCGGGAGACGGCCATCTTGGACAGGAGGCCCCGCTCGGACGTCGGGAGCCGGCGGTACATCGCTGCAGCGTAGGCCTCCATCAGAGTCGTTTTCCCGCTGCCAATCCGACCCGTGAACGCCACGATGCCCGGTGGAAGGTCGCGAAAGTCGACTTCCACCGTCCCCTTGAAGGGACCGATTCCCCGGAGCTTGATCCAGTCTAGGAGGGCGGCGCCGGTCGAAATGCCCACCGGGCGGGGTGTATTGGCCTCGATTTGGCCTGCCAACTCGATGAGTCGGGACCGGCGGGGTTCCTCTGGGGTGGTACCCCGGGCGGCCCAGAATGCCGGGAGCTTCTCGGCCATCCCGCGCGCCAGCGCAATCTCGGGGGCGCGCGCGGCGTTGTGGACCTCGATGATGGGCTCAAGCTTCACCAAGACGGCTCCCCGGGACAGAAGCTCGTCCCGTAGCTTGGCGGCCCCTGCGGCGGCCTGGGTGCGCTGCGAGCTCTCACACCGGTAGCGCAGACGGACTTCTGATCCCTCCACGGGATCCATCAGGGTCGGACACCCGGGACCCGGAGCCCAATCGTCTCCGGACCATTCGGGCTCGATGAGCAGCATCCGGGTCGCCGGTAGCTTGATGAACTTCCACTCTGCACGCCAACCATCGAGCGTTTCTTTGAACATCCAGTCGATGAACCCCTTGTCTTCGGTCTCTCCCCAAGAGGTTCTGTATGGACTCCCTGAATAGGCGACAATCGGCTTTCCGAACGCCTCGAAGGTTTGGTGAAGATGGATATGGCCGAGTGCGTATGCATCGCAGTTCGCCAGTTCCAGGTCTTCTAGACCTAGCTCTAAGTCGGCCCCGATGAGTTCCTGCCCATGGCTTGTCCGAGAGCCACGAACCATCATATGGCCGACGAACATGCGTGGAAGACCTATCGATGTAGCTTTGTCTCCCATCCATCTCAAAAGGCTCTGCATCGCCTCGGAGGTTACCTGGTTGACCTGTTCGATCCCGATCTGGCCGATGGCCGTGAGCACACCCGACTTGGTCGGTGCAGGGAACATGCAGAGCTCGACACCCCCTAGGGTCATCATCATGGGCGTCTCGACCGCCAAGATCCGATGTGTAGAGCTCAGACGCCGTAGATGCTCGGTTTCTTGTGCGGCCTCGTGAACCGGGTTTCCGCGGACTATTGCAATCGGGCAGACCGTGGCAATGCGCTGGACCCATTCAGCGACAGCCTCACGCTCCCGCGGTGTCGATGGACGATCATAGAGCTCGCCGCTGTGGACCACCAAGTCAGGCTTCGATCGCTCAACGTGCTCGGCGATGAGGTCATGCATCCGAATGCACTCGTCGAATCGACGATTCTGCTGAAAATGGGAATCAGACAACTGTACGACACGGATCATGGTTTCCCTCGCTTCTTGCTAGCAGCCCGGCCGGCTGCTATTCGTCTTCTTGCCCCACTGGACTCTTACGGAGTCGCTGGGGCCTGAGCCCGGGCGTTGACGCGCCGCGGGCTCACTTTCTGTAGCACCCCAGGGAACCAATGGCAAGACAGTCATTGTGGCGGCTGGATCTTGGGAGGGTCGGTCTCGACGAGTTCCCGCAAGAACTCGTCCTGGTCGAGGTCTCGGTCGACTTGGACCCTGGTAACGTAAAGCGTGACTGGAATGCCGCGATGGGTTTTACCGGTCCAGATGCGGCACGGGGCTCCGTTCAGCTCAACGAATTCGGCACTGGGCGTGATGGTGATTTTCATGTTAGATAGCCCTAGTTCGTGTGCGACTCCACGTGCTGCAGAAACTATCTCATCATCTTCAGGCAGTCCTCGCGCTTTCCGCTGCTAACGTAGGCCAGGTTACCGTCGGAGCCGAAGTCGTACAGCAATAGGGTAAACCCCGTACCCGTCGGAAGTTGTTGAAGGATGAGCCTACCGAGGTCGCGACACTGGGCCTCGAGCACGAGACGCGGGTCGGTAAGCTCCGTCACATCTTCTGCTTTCGTGGACGCAATCATGGCCAGCTTGGCGTTTTCGTCGGCCAGCTCGCGCTGGAGCTGCTCGAGGCCCAACTTTGACGTGGAGGCAATTGCTTCCATGTTCGCTTGTTCTACTTGTTGGAGCAACGCTGCCCGCTGGTGTCCGCTCGCAAGCACTAGTGCCGGTCGATTCAGGAGCTGTTCCAGTATCTCTTCGGTGACCTCAATCAGCTCTGGTGACTCGCCTCCCATCCAGGAAAGAATCTTTGCCGCCTGCCATTCGACCGCATTTGACCGATATGGCCAATGCCAACAGAAGTAAGGTCCGTGCTCAGGGTCCTTTGACCAAGTCTCGTACCAGGACTCGGCCTGCTCCCGGGCTCGCTCCGGGGTCGTGGTGACGAAGATCCGGTCCCCAACGGCCGGCACGTGGTAGGGAAGGAACCGGTCTCGTTTCCAATCGACGTGCTGAGACGAGAGCCCTTGACGGGACCGCACAATGAAAGGCGTAACCCCGTCCCGTGAGTTCCAAATCCACTCCTCGTTACCGGCGGAGTCACGGTATAGCATCAGGCAGAATGCCTCAGCCTGCTGGCAGCCGGCTTGCTGGGCAACGGAACGGGGTTGCTGGTTCACAGCTCCTCTATTTCTGAGCTGCCCTGCCGGCGCAGGAAGTGGGTTGGGGTCTCTTTGCCGCGGCTAGAGAACATCCAAACCGTTCCCTGGGAGTCCTTGAAGGACTTTCCGCCAAGAGCCTGCTTGAGCTCGAACACGGCGTCGCTCAGGATCTCTTTCTTGAGGTCAATCTGGCGCTTGAGTTCCTCGACCTCCTCGGTGATTCCGTCGACCTTGGCCTTCAAGGCCGACTTGTCGGCGGCAGAGTAGAATTTCTCCACAACCGAAGGGGTCGGATCGGATACGAGCTCGAACGTTTCTGTCGCTGTTCCGGTCGGTTGAGTTACTGGTGGTGCTTTTCTAGGTGGCATTTTCGTCGTTGCTCCATGGATTGTTGCTGACCTTCTGCCCGGCAGAGAAGCCGAGCAGGTAGAAGAAGATCGCGACTCCGGTCGCGATAAGGAAGATGGCGATGGTCATTGTGGTTGTTTCTTACTCCAGAGCGCCTGCCGAGCCACCTGTGCCATTAGGCGCAGCTCGTCCGGGTTATCAGCGGCCGCAGCAAGATCCTGAATCAGTCGATATCCCGGCTTGTTGCCGTTCACTCGGCCCCAGTGATAGATGGCGACTCCGCAGATGAACGAAAGCAGAAGCGCAAAAACTTCCAACACGGTAGGTCTCTCACTTCTCGAGCTCGTCCAAGAGAGCCCGGGCCTTCGTGGTACCGATCTTGGTGACGATGCGGCAGAACGTGTCGGCTTCGCGCGCCGTGGACTCGAGCTCGGGGGGCGGCAGGCGGCTCCCGACTTTGTCGAAGGGGAGATCCTTGGCAACGACCTCGTTTCCATCGAAGTCACGGTAGACGGTCAGATTCTCGCGATTCTGAGTCGCCTCCCGGTTCTTCGGTGGTCTTCCCCGTCGCTTCCCGGTGAATAGCGCGGGCTTCGGCTGAGCCGGCGCCGTCGGGCGAGTGAAGCCACCCTTGCGTCGGCCGCGCTTGGGGGAGGCGCCGGAGGCTTGTTTCTCCTTCCAGCGGACGACACGGATCAAGGTTTCTTTCAGCTTCATCCCGTATTTTTTGCCTTCTTCGACGAGCGCAGTCGTCGTCAGGTCCGGGTGCTCCCGGACGAAATCAGACATGCTGCCTTTATACGTTTTTCGTGCTGCCATTTGTGTTGTTCCTTTCCTGCCGTAATAGACTTGCCGCGCATCGCCAGTCCTAGTCGCGCCGCGCCTCGCCTGCCGTGATGTCCTCGACGTTCCGCGCCTGGCCCGGACCAACCAAGACGCGCCAGGCCTATCCGTGCCTGCCGTGATTGCCTGTCCAGTCCGCGCCGTGCCCAGCCACTCCAGGCCCGGCCTAGCCTCGACTGCCGTGATTGCCATTCCCAACCCAGCCCAAACATTCCCGGACTCGCAATTCCGCGCCTTGCCTGCCGTGATTGCCGAGCCGCTCCTCGCCACGCCTCGCCCGGCCCAGCCTCGCCTGCCGTTTATCACTCCGCCGCAATCGGATGCGTGGCCTCCTGGACCAGTCGTTCGATTCCAATGCGCACCCTATCGAGCTCTCCGATGTCCGAAACTGAGCGGCACCATCCCTTTAGTACGCCGATCTTCTGCTCGACCAAGCGTGCTCTGCTGTCCTCCTCGCCGAGGACTTCCTCTCGGGTCTTCTGCCCGGCTCCTCGGGCGATCGGCAAGTACTTCCTGACCTGAACTTGGTGGGCCGAAATCACGAGCTGGTCGTTGACGGGGTCCGTTGCTTTCGAGTTCAGGACGGCGACGTACTTGCTGCCCATGATGAGCGATTGGGCCTGGGCGAGTCGGAACTTCTGTGCCGCAACCGAGTCGTCCCATTCGAAGTACCGGTGGAGCGGGTGCTTCGCGTTGCGCGCGGACTCGATCATGAGCTGCGGCGTAACGACGCCGTGTTCCTTGTGGATCTTGCCGAGTTCTCGGTCGACGAGCACGGACTTTTTCTCGCGCTGCATGAGCGCGTCCTTTTTCTCGATGTACTCGATTTTGGGGGCTACATACGGTTTCTTGGTGGTCTTCTTGGAATTCTTCTGTGCCATCTGATTACCTCAATCGTTCATGATGCTGCCTTTGGTTGCCTGACGGGATTGCCGTTCCGGGCCCGGTCATGCCATGCCATTACAAGCCCAACCTTGCCTGCCGTGATTGCCCAGCCCAGCGCTCCACTCCAGTCCAGGAACCGCCGCGCCTCGCCTGCCGTGAATGCCTCGCCTCGCCGGGCATCGCCAGTCCCCGACACGCCATGTCTCGCCTGCCGTGATTGCCAGTCCGCTCCTGGCCCTTCCGCACCAAGCCACTCCTTGCCTGCCGTGATTGCCCCGCCGTGCCTCGTCACGCCTCGCCCTGCCCAGCCTTGCCTGCCGTGATTGAGTCGCTCCGCGCCTGTCCACGCCTTGCCCGGACCGGACTCGCCTTGCCTTCCGTGAATGCCGCGCCAATCCTCGCCATGCCTCTCCCAGTCTTGCCTCGCCTGCCGTGATTGCCTGGCCTTGGCAGGCCTTGCCTTGCCTCGCCGTGCCTCGCCTGCCGTGATTGCCTCGCCAGACCGTGCCGCTCCAGTCCCGGACTTGCCATGCCTCGCCTGCCGTGATTGCCATACCATGCATCTACACACCTTTCCTCGCCACGCCTTGCCTGCCGTGATTGATTGACCTGAACGTTCCACCGGTGCCATTCCACGCCTCGCCTGCCGTGATTGCCTCGCCTCGCCGTACCGGGCCTAGCCCAGCCTTGCCTCGCCTGCCGTGATTGCATCGCCATTACGCGCCTGGCCCGTCCATGAACATCCTCGCCTCGCCTGCCGTGATATCCCAACCTGACCGTTCCGCGCCTCGCCCGGCCCAGCCTTGCCTGCCGTGATTGCCGAGCCGCTCCTCGCCACGCCTCGCCGTGCCAGGCATCGCCATGCCTGCCGTGATTGCCGAGCCTTGCCTGGACTGACCGCTCCACGCCTCGCCCCGCCTGTCCGAGCCATGCCTGCCGTGATTGCCAGTCCGCGCCACGCCTCGCCGGGCCCGTCCACTCCAGTCCCGGACTCGCCGGGCCTTGCCTGCCGTGATTTGCCTCGACCGGACGCACCCAGCCAGTCCTCGCCTGGCCGCGCCGCGCCATTCCAGGCCTGCCAAAAATAGAGAGGCGCCCAAGACGTTCACCATGGCAATCCTGGGCGCCCAAGAGTTCACGCCGATTCCTCATCTTCTTCAGTGTTGCTGTTCGCAATTCTCCGCATCAAGTCCGGGCTGATTTCGAGATCCATCGCCCACGGTGGAATGACGAGCGGTACCAGAGACACCGAGCACGCCTTCCGGACTTCGGTGATCTCCTTCATTAGAGTGATGGCGCGCTCGATCTTGAAGGTCCCGAAGACGCCGTCCTTCTCGGGGCGCCACTCCCCGAGTCCCACCGAGCCGGCCCGTTGCACCAGGTCGATCACGGTCTGGACCGCGAGGGTGTCGGAGTACTCGATCACGACGCGCACCGACCACTCGTCGAACGCCGGCCGGAACCGGACATCCGGGGTCCGGCTCATTCCGCTGGTCCGCACCATGTCCATGCGGGGGACCATCTTCGAATACTTGATCGGAAGCGACTGGCCGACGATGTAGATCGACGTCCTGAGCTGGGTCTTCTTCAGAGTCTTCACGCCACTGGCCGCGGTCAGCATGGCTTTCTTGAGAGCCATCGGGGGGATGCAGACGTCACCCTTTACGTTCCGGATAGTGGCGTTTTCCACGCAGTCGCTGGGCTTTTTGACTTCCCGCGTGACGGCCAACCCCATGTGCTTCCGGAGCATCTGTTCGATGGCCTTCTGGCTGAAGTTGTTCTGGATGAGCGGAGCGGTCCCTTTGAGCTCCAGCGCGGTGCTGAAGGTGTTGGGCTGGGTGATGACCGGGTCGCCGGGCTTGATCGTGGTGGTGACGGTTTTCTCGGTTTTGGAGTACTTCGATGCCATGACTTTCTTCTCGGTGGTTGGTTGTGAAAATGACGTAGGTTTCAGTCCTGCGCTCCGGAGTCGAACCGGACAGATCTCACGCTAAGACTGCCACCTGAGCGAAATCCCAAGTGGTACCGTTTCGACCCGCCGTCGCGGGCCTCCGGCAACGACCCGCCGGGTGGGTAGAGATCCGCGGAGCCGGAGTAGCTGAACCGAGTCCGCTCCGGCCCCGCGGGATAGAGAGCCACGGTGCACCGCCGATGGGTTTGTTAGGGGTTGTTTGATGCACCGTGGTTTGGGTGATGGGCAGGTCCTGCCCCTGCTCCAGCTCCGGATTCCTGGTCGCCGCTTTCCCTGCCAGTATTTCGACTGGCTCCGGGTCCCGCCGTAGAGCTCGCCATTCGTTTTACCGTTGGCTGTACGCAAGCACGACCGACCTCCGTTGAGCCGGTCGCCGCGGGCATGGCTCGCAGGCATGTGTCATCTCGCCACATCGCCATCACCGTCAGCCCTACCCGGGCCAGGGCCGGACTTTGCCGCTGAATCGATGCACCGACCAGCAGCTTCAGCTTCCATTGCGAGACGATCCGGGCGCCTCAGAATCATCATTCCCCGACCTTCTGCGGCGGAAATGGGTCCGGAATGACGTCAGGGTTTCCACATCTATCTGTGCTCAACCCGTCCTTCGTCCAGTAGCCGAGCAGGCCGATGATCATGTTCTGAACCCAGGCGTCCGGGTCAGAGTCATCCACGGATCCATTCATCGTCGTCGCGCGAACGGCGTAGCGTGCAGCTACTTTGATCTGCTCGGCGAGTCTGTCACGGTCGGTACCAACTCCGACTCGCATCGGCATCGGCGGGACGTTGTCCCCCGGCTGCGTGAGCCAGTGGTCCTTCGGAAGCGGGAAGCTCGCGGTGGCGAACCCCGAACCGTCGGGGAGCGCGCCAATCGCGTCCACATTTCCTCCTGCCTGTTCGATCATGCTCGTGACTTCTTCTGGTTTCATCGGATCTACTCCTCTCAGAACGGACATTCCTTCACCTGGAACCCCGCCGCCTGCCGGTGTCCTCCTCCGCCGTGTGCCTTGCAGAAGGCGCCGACGTCCACGTCTTCCCGGTCCGTGTACAGAGACACGGTCCAGGTACCGTTCGGGCGCCGAACGAACGCGCACATGGCGTCGTAGAGCGAAGGATCCCAGACGCTTTTGAAGGTTAGGGAGTTCACGAGGCCTCGGTTCATCGCAATCACCTTTAGGCCATCGAGCTCTGCCGGAAACGCGCATCCGGCGCAGGCTTTGGCGTCCTGGATAGCCTGGAACTCGAGCAGGGTGCGTCCTACCTCGCATAGGTGATGGACACTATCAGGATCACCCGAGAACAATGCCACCCAGAGCGGCGTGAATCCGGGGGACGTTTCCTTCAGCGATTGCATCCCCCACTGGAATGGAAGAACGTCGGGGTGTACGTCCAGATCCCAAACGTCGTAACGACCCAAGAGGTAGACCGATGGCGGACTCTGCTCTTCGAAGAACCACTCCCATGCGAGCTCGCAGGCAGCCTTCCCGATAACCCGGAGTCCGGGAGTCGAGTAAAGTGCCGGATACTTTGCTGCCTCCTTGATCGCTGACTCGTGGTGGTCGATCCACACCAGGTGCCCGCACTCCTGCTGGAGACGCACCATGCCCTCGATGGGCTGGATGCTGAAGTCGACCATGATGACCTCGGTGTCCTGGTCGATACGGTCCCACGGAAACGGATCCCCGTAGTTGATGCCGATGAGCTCGCAGTCGGGGCGAGCTCGGCGCACGATGGCTCCCGAGCAATGGCCGTCCAAATCGGCCGAGTGGTAGATGCAGAGCGTTTTCATCGATTCCATTTCATTGGAGCCCACCCGAGCTGTCACACTCGACTGGGCTTTGCCCTTCGCGGGCCGCGTCCGAGCCGTTCTCTGGTGCCCGGCATGTGCACCGGCGTTCGTCGAGCCAAGGCGTCAGCTGTACCGCCCCAGGACGAGAAGGCCGGCAAGTCTTGGTTACGCCGCCACCTCTTTGCAGACGGCCTGGAGCTTCGCGTCGAAGCTGTAGGCCCGGCGAAGTGCCATGAACATCTCGAAGGCCTCGTCCAGGATCTCAGTCGACCAGGTATGAGGGATGCACTCGCCGGTCTCTTTGTCGATCTGAAGGAGTAGGACGTCCGGCGGCTCGTCGGGTTTCTTCTGAATTGCAAGGACGCGCTCGGCCGCCAGCTGCAGAAGGTGGTCGAGGTACACCCCAGACGCGAGTTTCCAGTCTGCGACCACCCGGCGGCCCCGCCACCGACCGATCGCGTCAAGGACACCGCCGAAGCGGTATTCTGAGCTCACGATCGCTATTTCGCTATGGACGACCGTGAATAACTCACGTTCTGCCCAAGCCTTGAACTCCTCGAATCCATTATTGCCTTGCAGGACCGCCACCTTGTAGACGTCGGGGTCCACGCCGAGCTCCACGGACGTCGGAATCCGCGGGGCTTGGCTCTTATTGTTGGCATCGATCAACGCATGCGTGATCTTGCCCGCCGCAGCCGCCGGGTCCCGGTATCCCCGGAGGTCTTCCCCGGCCTTTCCGACGCGCCATGCCCAGTTGATGAGTGCGCCTGAGTCCTTGAATCGATTGATGATCGAAGTCACGGCCGGAACCGCGGTACCGTCAGAGAGCCGAAGTCTTGGCGCCATGGCTAACGTCCTTTGGGTGGAGTCCACCCTGCTGCCAGTGCTTTGAGTTCCCAATCCGCGAATGGTCGCTTCGTCTTTAGCGCAGCTCTGGCCAGACTAAGTGCTTTCAAAGCTTCCGTCCGGGAATCGAACTTGAATCCCAAACCGGCATCGCGGAGTGCCTTGGACGCAGCCCAGTGCTCCCAAGAGTCCTTGTCCACTGGAGCCTTCCCAGTGCCGTCCTTGGGGTCCTGACCAAGGAAAGCGTCGCAACCTTCCCCGAAGTCCCAACCGATGGCCCAGTTGTGGGCTTGCTCAAAAACAACCAAGCGCTCTTTGATCACGACTACACCTTGTCGTTGTCGCCGAAATCCGCCAGGTCGTCGTCTTCCTCGGGATCGTCGTCGGTGTCTTCGCCGGACGGGTCCTCGAGCGAGACTCCGTCCCGGTCGAAGGTCTCAGTAGTTTTCAGGGTGGCCGGCGGAAGCTGCGCCGGCACGGACGCCTTGACCTGTGTATCGAGTAGCCGAGAGGCTTCGTGGATGACCTCGGATGGTCCCTTCCCGAATAGCAGCAGGTTGGCCTGATGCACACGGAGGTAGTTCAGCATCTTGATCTGAGAGTCGAACTCCGGATTCCCTGTCTCGTAGTTTCCGTGCCGGTTGAGCCGCACGACGACGAACGGCTTGGCGAGCTGGGCCTGGGTGTAGGCGTCATTTAGGCCGAGGAGCACCCGGATCAGCCGGTACTTGGCCTTGGTCTTCGTTGCCTGCTCGATGTTCACGCGAGCTCTCGCGAGCTGCTTATCGCTTTGTAGAGACGCCTCGGGAGAGCCGTCCCGTAGGTCGACCGTTTTTTCCTCGGTCTTGTCGAGCACGCTACCGTCGAGTTCTTCGCGCGTGCCTCGGCAGGTCCAGCGCTGGAAAAACGGGTGCGGCGGACCATAGGGGTACTTCCCGTGTTCGTCGCGGTAACCGGGCTGGCCAGGCAGAAACTCCTGCCGATGGTCGAGGTACCGGACGTTCGCCAACAGGGCGAGCTTTTTGAGTGCTCCGCCTCCGAGTGAGAATCGGTCGGGACCGCCTTCCGTGGGGTCTTTCTTCTGTTTGTAGACCATTCCGTCCGAGGGCTCCCCGGAAACGTCGAGCTTTCCGAGTGTGAGTGAGCACCCAGGGGGCAGGATATCGAGCGTGGTCGCGCTCGTCAGCAGGTTGGCGTACTGGTCGAGCTCAGCCATCCGAGCCGTGAAATCCTTCGGGTCCTCGATGGGCATGAGGAGCTCTGGCGGGATCTTGATGTGAGCCGGGAGAGGATTGGTGGTCGCAGGAGTCGACGTGGCCTGCGCCTTTCCGTTGGCGCGCGCGGACCGCTCTTTCTGGACAGCGTCCAGTTTGAGCCGGTTGTTGGAGGACCATTTTCCATCGGGGTCGTCGCGCAGTTGGTCCCCGAGGTACTTCTCCCAGAATCCGAGCTGTTGGTCGCTCAGCTGCGGAATCGGAACCGGGTCTTCTCCCTTGCTCGGCGGTAGCTTGATTTCAGCCATGGTTGCCCTCACTTCTCTGCTTGTTTGCCTGTGTGCTCAAATCCACGTTTCACAAATCGAAAGGTCATCCCCATGCATACGCGGCATCCGGGTGAGCCCCACTGGGATCCACGCCCGTGCCTCTTGGAGGCTCTGTGCAAATCGAGGCACGATGTCCGCAACCGGCTCGGTTTGACCTCGGAAAATCCACCAGCGCCGCACCACGAATCCCTCCGGGTAGTCGAGAGGGTGGTCGTAAATGGCAAAGCCTGTCTCCCGGACGAGTCCGTCCGGAGCTGGCCAAGTGGATCCTAGGTCGACCTGCATGGCTCAGCTGGCCTCCTTGGCCACAATCTCCCCGCCGTCCGGAATCAAGCCGACCGATTTCTCCTGGGTGCGTTCCACGTTTGCCCGCTCGAGGCTCGCAGTCGCCAGAATGAGCGCGTTTTCGAAGTTGGGGCTCGTACCGGTCCCGATTTCTCCCGTCGCTCGGTCGTAGAGCTGGACGTACCAGCGGCCCCGAGTCCCCTTCGGAGGGCTGACCGCAAGCATCAACTGGTCACGTGCCAAGATTTCCGTGAACTTCTGGACCGTAGAGTACTTCCGGACATCCTCGAGCTTCATGTATCCTCCTGCGCCGCATCGCAGAGGACACGACGTGCAAGCGCTCTCGGAATCATGACGCTGACCTGTCCCGCTGAACCCGAAGAACTACCTCTCGAACCACGTCGGGCGGGGTACCACCCAACAGGACCAGGGCCTCTCGCACGTGGTCCAGGATGAGCGGTTCGTCCGACGGTAGGCTCTCGACGAGCGCGACGTACAGGTGTGACCGCGCATCACGTAGCTGTTCTTCGGTGGGTTGGTTGTTGATCGACATCGTGCCCTCGGCTCGGCTCACCCGTAGAAAACACCCGTGAATTGCTTTGGTCGATTTGCCGTGGGGCACCATGCCCCTGGGTGAGCCGAGCCCAAGGCGGGACGCTTGTGCCACGAAGAGGGCAAGCGACAGGAGGTCAACACAGAGGGGGATAAGTGGGACTTCCGGTCGGCATGCCCGCTTCGTGGCGCTAGCCAGCGTCAATATTTTGGCTCTTCTTCTTTCTGCCTTCTGTTTTGGGTGTTGGTTCCATGCTCTGTGGGTCGACCTTGCAGCAAAGCAACATCGTTGTCAAGAAACAATCTTGAGGCCACACAAGAACGGCCGAAAGACCAGCGATCATGGCTTATCCACAGTATGGAAGAGCTCGTATAGGGAGATTCAGTCTACTAGAGCCCACATACACCTGGTATCGCCTTGTATTTCTAGCATTCGACCCCGATCTACGGGGAGGGGAGAGCTGCCCATGATGACGCTACTATTTCCGATTGGAACGACGTGGTGTGCGAGGGTGTATCGGCGTTGCGCCTGTCGGCACGCTATCGTGCTTGTCGCCACTGCCGCTGGAGACCTGGATTACTGTCGACGGGTGGTCGATTACGCCTACTCCTGGAGGGCCCCGGAAGTCCCGGAATGCTGTCTCTCTCTGGATGAAGCTCCTAGTGTGAAGTTCCCCCCACGGAGCAGGACCTTCACTCGCCAGAAGCCATCCGCAGGAGACGTTTAGAAATCTGGCCAAACGGACGACCATATCGGCCGTGATGCCCGCGATGTTCTTGCCGCGTCGGTAGCGAGAGAGCAGAGCGACGTCTATTTTGGACGCCTTTGCGAGACGACGGAGTTGTCCGCGCTCATTCGAGTACCCAGCGTACTCCATCGCTTCGTTCAGCCGATGATGGAGCGTCTTCAGCTCGCGGGTCGGATCGGTGGCTCTGCGCGCCATATCTATTGGTTGTAGCGGCCTTTTGGGGGCGAAAACATGGCCTTGATCTGATGATTCTTGACAACATTGTGGAGCCGCAACATACTGCGCCCTATGGTGATCGCCGTTCGAATGGTTCGTCGGGCCCTCCAGGACCGAGGATGGACGCAGGCTGAGTTGGTACGCCGGATGCGGCAACACATAGCGACCGACGCGGCCTCCGTATCGAGGTGGGTCAACGGACTACAGGTACCGCTCCATCCGTCGGCCAACGTGATCGAGAAGCTACTCGGTGTGGCAGGACGGTGCTGGGGGCAGAACGATCCGTCCGACGCCGAGCTCCCGAAGATTCCAGAGCGTCTGTGTCAACCCACGAAGCGCTCCAAGAAGACTGCGGCCTGATCCATGGATATTTTCCTCTGCGGCCGTAAGAGCGAGCCATGCGCCAGCTGTGGCACCCTTTCTATCGGGAACTGCCAGTACCCGATCAAAAGGATCCGTCGCAACGGGAGGCTCGTGGACGCTCCCCAAGGCACTGTCTGTGGGCGGCCAATCTGCCGGTTCTGCGGAATTGAGGTCGATGGACTTCTGAGCTGTTTGGCCCATTCCCGCCAAAAGGCGGTGGAGTCGTGATCCGACAGGTTCTCGATGTCATCAAAGGCGCGGACGCAGCCGTGCCGGTTCCCGAGCTTGAGCGCCGGCTGGGCGTGTCGACTGACGAAGAACGTCGTGCACTCGTGGACGCGCTCGCAAAGCTTCTATTTGACGAAGGAAAACTTCAGTACGACCCACAGTCCTGTGGGTACAGAGCCCGTTCAGAGGCGGCCACATGAAAAGAGTCGAATTAGGGGGATTCATATCAGTCAAGATAGCGACCGAGCATTCATCGGCAGTACCCGAACGGGTATTGCTTCGACGGTACGTCGCAAGGGCCTTGCTTCGGAGACTCGAAGAGCGGGGGCTCAACTGCCTCGAACTGGCGGCGCGAGAGCTCGAGCTACACCGCAATACCCTACAGCGGTACGTGAGCGGGAAGCGCCCAGTGCCCGGGGAGATTTTAGCAAAACTCGACCTGGTTGATTTGAGCTCGGTGCTCAGGAAAGGAAGGGCGGCATGAAGAATCGCGTATCCACCGCATACAAGTACGTCGCATGTTCTGAGTGGCTCGCGTGGTTCATGATCGGTGCACTCTTTTCGGTGGCTATCGGACTCGCGGTTGGATCATGCATCCGAGGTATCTGAGGTCGCTATGAAGATAGAGCAGTTGAACGGTGCTCAAGAAGAGCAGCTACGTGAGTTTCGTGCTCGCTGGTTTGCTATCGGATCTTGCACGGAACCCGCCGATCGACCACGTGCCGAAGTAGCCATAACGAGCATGTATGCTCGTATTGGACAATCTTCACCAAGATTTATATGGACGGATTCGCCCGCGACGGCAGTAGCAACCATCGCGATAATCCGCGACGTAAAACACGACTCTCTCCGGGACTCGCTCAGTGCCTCGCTCCGTGACTCGCTCCGTGACTCGCTCCGTGACTCGCTCCGTGACTCGCTCCGTGACTCGCTCAGTGACTCGCTCCGTGACTCGCTCCGTGACTCGCTCCGTGACTCGCTCCGTGACTCGCTCTGGGACTCGCTCCGTGACTCGCTCCGTGACTCGCTCCGTGACTCGCTCTGGGAGTCTCGCTTCTGGGGTGCGCACGAAGCGTTTTGGATCGCATTCTATTTGTTTCCCAGAGAGATATTAGGTGTGCGATACGAGCGAAACGAAGATCTAGAGTTATGGTCTGAAGTAGCGCAGTCCTGTGGATGGTGGTGGCCATACTCTGGCGTATGCATCTGTAGTGAGCGCCCAGAATTAGTCTCATGGGAACCTAACCGGGAGCGTCCTAGATTGCATAATAGCTCTGGACCGGCGCTCCTGTATCGCGATGGGTATCAGATACATTGTTGGCATGGTGTTAGGGTTCCGTCGCGAGTCATCGACGCACCAGAGTCCTACACGCGCGAAAAGCTATCCGCGGAACGCAACTCCGAGATTCACCGGTGCCTCGCTGAAAAGCTGGGATGGGCTCGGTACCTTGAACTTCGTGGAGTTGTAGTCATTGACCGATGGACGTGTAAGAAGACTGGTTTGCGCTATGAATTGCTGGAAGCAGAGAATCGGGTTGGTGAACTAGAACCTCGGTATCTTCGGATGGAGTCGCCACCGTTGCACGATGGATCGCAGCCGTACTTCATCGAGCCAGTGGATCCGGGTCTGAGTAGCGCCCAGGCGGCCCGCAAATGGCAAATTCGTCTGAGCACGGATCGTAGCGCACGATACTACCGACATGGCGACATTGTGGTGATCTACGCTCCCAAGGACTCTCTGTATTGGCCGTCTATCGAAGAGTGCAACACAAATCCACAACTGGAGTTTATCCAGGAGGCATGAGAATGAAAAAAGTAAAGCGTATCAACCGTAAGCTGATTCTGGGAGAAGGTGAAATAACCGGCCACCAGCACACAATCCGTGACCCAAAAGCCGTGATGTACGAGCTCGATAGCGACCTAATGTTGCTGAAACTTCCGCGTGCGTCGGTACTGCGTCACGAACGCAACGACGTCCCGGCTGAGCACCGGGACATCAAGCTTCGGATCGGAGAACCCATTGTGTCGCACAAGCGGCAAAACATACCCGATGGGTGGGCCAAAGTTGAGGACTAAGGTGGAACTAACCACTCCCCCTTCTGTCCCAGTCAAGTGGCGCTGCAGCGTAATCCTTCCCAACCTAGACAAAATCGTACAGACCAGGACCTCCTGCGAAGTCGAGGCTAGATTCTGGTACGACGCTCGCGAGCAAGGAGAGCGGATTCTAGGGCTGTCCCGCGGGGAGGTCGAGGCGGAGCTCTTGAAGGGCAACGGAAACGGGAAAGGCAGGAAGGCGTGAAATCGCTCACAGGACAACACGGAGAGCTTCTCGTTCCGAATACGTTCGCTACAGGTCATTGGAACTATCGCGTACCAGAGATTGGTTCCCTGCCCGACGGCGTTTTGTGCCTGGTTGAGGAGATGACGGATCCGGCTGGACCGCAAGGAGCTATTGCTTATAGCTATTCGGTATCCATTTGGCCAGGCATCCATTGGTCGCGTATAGGACGCAGGATTGTCCGGTGGGCTGTGATTAACACCAGTAGAGATTGAGCTATGAATCTTCTGAAGTTGCTTCCAACGCTGTTTCCAACGCTGTTGTGTGGGATGGCCACAGCTGGTCAGAACGCCGAAGAAGTTCCGGCGCCCGCGAGAGCTCGCGGTTCAGACGAGGATGGGCACCGCTACTACCCTCCACGGCGTAGCGGCGCCGCTCCTGGTTGGGGACGAGACGTAGCCCCCAAGACTCCGGCGGAGGCCGAGTTCCCGAGGCACCAAATCGCCGGTCTCTCGAAGGCCGAGAAGAACGCAGCGAAGCGCGAGAGGCGGGCTAGGAGGTCGACGTAGATCTGAAGACATTCAGCCGGTGGCGTTAGGCCACGCCGTAGGCTGTGGAACCAGGAGAACAATGATGTCACGCAATGCTCTGCAATATCTTGATAAGAACCCAGGATTCGAAGGCGTCTATGACCCTCCCGACAATTGGGAACCGACATCCCGCAAACCGATCTGTCTATTTGCCAAGGTGACGCCACGCTTGGCTGCGTTCTGGCTGGAGAACCTGAACACGCATAACAGGGACGAACGAAGCGCGAATCTGGAGGCCTACTGCCGAGATCGGTTAGATGGCTTCTGGCCTATTACCCCACAGGGACTCGGCTTCGGAAAGGACGGATTGCTACTTGATGGTCAACACCGTCTTCTGATGGTGGTGAAAACCGGGAAAGCCACCGTATTTTTGATTGTCTTTGGCCTAGACGATGAAGCTCAACGGGTACTTGATCGGCAGGCCCGCAGGACCTGCGGTGAGCAGTGGAAACTTGATGGCATAACACAGGGAAATCGCCGGGCAGCCATCATACGGGCCTTATGGGGCATAGCAACTGCTTTTACTGGGTCACCAACACAACATGATTACGATCAGATGGCAGAGAAGCACAAGGCTGCCCTCGATTGGATTGTTGGAATACTTAACCGTCAAGGCGGTTCCTTTCCTCGCCCATGGGATGCGTGGTTGAACGCGATCTTTGTTGTTGCTTGGGAGAAGGACAAGCGAGCTATCTCTGAGTTCGTTCAAGCTCTGTGGGACGGAGCCATTACATCTGGGTCTCCAGCGCAGACACTGCGAAAGTACCTGAACCAACTGGACTCTGGCGATAAGAGGTCGACAGCAAAGGTTGACAGCCAATCGGTGAGACTCGTGAAAATCCTGCGAGCTTGCTATGGACACGTGAAGCATCACGAGAATTTGGGAACTCTCAAAGAGCACAATTCAGCCAACCAGTACTATCTCGCAAATCGTCGAGAGCTATTGCCCTGATGTCCAACGGCGTTCTCGTTTCATCGATCGTGGTCCAGAAAGGCCGGCGCCCCGTTGACCCTAAACGGGTGGCGGCCTTGAAGGACAGTATTCTCACTGTCGGGCTACTTGAACCCCTGGTGGTCCTCCAGGAGGTCAATGGGGTTGCCCTGGTCGCTGGTCTCCATCGTTTGGAGGCAGTGAAAGAGTTAGGCTGGAAGCACGTCCCGGTGACCTACCTCGAAGGCGGGGATGGGCTCTCCGACCAGTACGACCCGAAGCTTCTGGCAGACTTGGCTGAGATCGACGAGAACCTCTGCCGGGCAGAGCTAACGGTACTAGAGCGGTCAACCGCTACTGCTCGGCGGAAGGTCATCTACGAAAAGCTCCACCCGGAGACCAGGGCCGGCGTGGCTGGAGGAACCACAGGGGGAAGGAACCACCCGAAGCCGGCCAAAGACTCAGCAATGGCAAAAAATGCCACTGCTGACTTCGTGGCCGACACCTCCGCCAAGACCGGGCGTTCCGAGCGCGCGGTCCGGCAGGACGCCCAGATCGGCGCGTCGCTCAAACCTGAGACCGTGAAGGTGCTCGAAGGCACCCCGGTCGAGGACCGCCAGCAAGACCTGCTTGAGCTCGCCCGCGAGAAGGACCCGGTCAAGCAGGTCGAGAAGGCGAAGGCGAAGGTCAAGAAGGCGGCACAGCCGAAGCCTACCAAGGCGGCGCCAGAGAAGCCGAATGCTGCGCCTGCACCGAAGCGAGCACCCGCGCCCCATCCGTGCCTGCAGGCAGCCCAAGAGGCCTGGTTGGCGATACCCGAAGCTCCCCGCGACAGGTTCAGGAAGGCACTGTTCGCGTTGGATGACGTCGAGTCCGATGCCTTCTTCGATTGGCTAACGAAATGACTCCAGGTCCAAACGCCGGACACTCCTACCCTCCCCCTCCGCTGGAGACGCGCGACACCGAGCCGGCGCCGCCGATGGATCGTAACTTCACCCCTCCGCCGGACACGCTCCGAGTGGTGAAGCTACCATGGTTCGAACCCAACGAGCCCGAAGCCGACGTTTCAGACTGCCCGAACTGCTCGAGGACCCATGATGGTCAATCTCGCTGAAGCCAACAAGCTCGCCGCGCAGCTCTTGACCTCGGCGATCAACGCCCGAACGGTTGGGCTCACGAAGACCTCGGAGGACGCCGAGCGCGGGGCGAGCGTGATCATGGCACTGATTGACACCGTGGAATCTCTTCTTGAAGAGAACTCGAAGCTACGAGTCATGCTAGACCGCTGCAGGCCGGCGGAGGGGGTGATACGTGGATGACCTATTGAAAGAGCTCAACGCTGAACGCGCCCGACGCAAAGAGGCGGAGCAAAGAGCTGCGGATTGGGAACGCTCTGCCATGACACTGGCCTCAGAGCACGAGTCCGAGCAGCGGTGCAGGGCGGAGGCAGAGCGAGATCTAGAGAGGCTCAGAGCTGAAATTACATCACGCAAAGCATCCGCTCTCCGGGAGGCTCCGATCTTGGAAGCCCAGCTTTGGCTTAGGAACACAGACCGGTCGTTTCCAATCAACCAGTTGTTCGACCTCGTCGAATGGGCCGTGGATGCGCACGCTGAGATAACGCGGTTGCGTGCAGAGCTTGACTTGTGCGCATCGAAGGACCGAACCGATGCTTAGACCATGCAAAGCCTGCGGAGGGGATGGGTTTGAGATCGAAAACTGCTCGTGCCGAGAAGCTCTGTGTCCGCACCGTCCTATATTCGGGTCGCGAGTCGACCCCGAGCGGGGAGTCTATCACAAGTTCTGGGTTCGCAGAACGGACGGGAGCTCCAATTCCAGAGGGAAGCACGAGCGTTGCAAGTACTTTGTTCTCGATTGGGACCACGATCCTTTCTCGGTTCCGGCTGCGCGAGCTTACGCAGCCGCCTGCCAGAGTGAATATCCTGAGTTTTCAAAGGACCTTCTCGATCTGGCCCGTAAGGCCGAGCTGCGTTGGAAGAGGAAGGCAAGGAAGGATAGATTGAATGCCTGACTTCCCGATCGTAGTCGTTCCGGTTGGTTCCAGAGAGGTCGCGATGATCGGCCCGGGATTCCGGGTCGTGATGTGCGCACATGGAGCGCGTGCTTTGGCCGAGGCTCTGAAGCAGGTGCAAGAATTGCAGCACTGCAAGGGATCCCGTCACGATGACGACTCGTCCATGTTCACGTCGGTCGAGCACAACGCGATACCCAGGGAAAACGAGACGATAAAAACCGTCAAGGCGAATCGATGGACCTCACGGTGAGTAACGAAATCTTCACGTTCTGTGAGCCGGTATGTGCAGGACCGCTGGCTCCGTGGTGCATCCGTAGGCTCACAGATCGTGGCCGATGCGTAGGCGGAGGAATCGACACTTACAGCCTGTGCGGTCGGGTGAGACCCGCGGGAAAACCCGGAGGCAATGGGTGGGATCTTCCGTACAAGCTCACCGAAGCTCGACTCGCCGGAGCGTGTAAATCATGTGTAAGGGAGTTTCGAAGGCTCGGGTTTGAAGGGGATAGCGAACGATGATGGAGATCTACTACTTCGGGTGCTGGAATTGCCAATTGGGGCACTATCTGTCTGCCCCAGGTGGACACCGTCCACCTTACGAGTGGCGACTGAAGTGGAACTGTCTCGATGGTGGGATCTTTTTGCCTAGCACACAGTCTGTTCAGGGACTCTACAGATTGAGCCGAGTATCGCACGTCACATCGGCAGAGAGCTGGACCATCATCAGCTGGTGGGATCGTTCTATCGACTCTCGACCCAACAGTTGTTCCGCTTTCCTTGCTCGTGGGGAACTCACTGCAGATCAAATTCTTGCGCTGGCCCGGGAGACCTTCCCGCACGTCTTCGCTCGGATGAAGTTCACCCTCAGTCCGGAGGGAGTTGGCGGTGTCTAATCGATGTAGAGGTCGAGTCTTGGATGGAAGCGACCGAGAGGATTGTGGTCGCGACGCCGTTCGTGCTGGCTACTGCCAACCGTGCTTCGACTTCCATCTACCTATGGCGCAAAAGCGCGTCGAAAAGGCAGAAGCCGAGCTGAAGGCAGCTCGGGAGGTTCTGGCGGCGTTGAGTGTGCCCACCCCGGACTTCCAAGAAGTTCAACAAGCGGTCAAGCTCGGAAGATACTGGCTTGATGCGCATGTCGGCGACCTACGCTGCAACGCCGCAGCTGCGCGCGTCGTCATTCGTGATCTGCTTGACGCGCTACAAGAGGTTCAGACGATTCGCGAAACCAGGGGAGAGAGGTATCCGTGACTGACCTTGAAACCCAACTGCGCCTAATGACTGTGGCGCGCGAAAAGTGCCTCAAAGAGATTCGTCGGCTCGAGACTAGCCTAGACTACGCGCGCCGAATGAACGAGGCGCACATCAGCAAGCTTGAATCCGAGAACGCTACCCTACGCAAAGAGATCGAAGCGGCCAAGATGTGGCAGAATGCCTTCCAGAAGGGCCACTGGCAGAAGCTCGTGAAGGAGGCGCAGCGGTGACCGAACGCGCAGAGCTGAAGCTTCATGGATCATCATCCTTGATGACGCGAGAAGAGGCGGCACGCTATCTGCATGTTTCCTTACGGTATTTTCAGGCGAACATCCGTCCAGTAGTGACTCGGGTCGAAGTGCAGGGCAAGGTCCGGAGCCTAGTTCGATACGAACGAGAGGCGCTGGATCAATGGGTCGCAGAGCACAGGGTTGGAAACTCCGTTGGCATGAGGATACCTGGCAGGTCCGGTGGACGACGCAAAGCAAACGTGTCGAGCGCTCCACTGGATGCCGAGACCGCCGCGATCGAAGCTCAGCTGAGAAAGCAGCTGCTCAAATCTACGCGGCATCCGTCAGGAAAGGCCCAGACGGAAAGCAACGTAGTCGAGTTAGCGACTCGGAGGTCGTCCAATGGATAGCGAAGTGGGTCGCATCGCTCGCTATCCGGGAGATCACCCGGTGTCGCTATCGGATCTATGGTGGCTGCTGGTGCCGTCGATGGAAGCGAGTCTCGGAGCTCGTGGACCGTGCTGTTGCCGATTACATTCAGGACCGACTTCGAGAGGTCGGGGGCAAGGCCGTGCGGAACGAGACCTCGGCGCTGCGCAAATTTCTGCGCTACCTGGTCGACCAGGACCAGCTCCCCGAGATGCCCACCGTTCCCGAGCTAGCGGCGAGCACCATGGGGCGCCCCGGAGTGGTCCGGCGCCGAATGCGTGCACCAGACCTCTCACCCCAGGAGGTGGATCGCTTCATTGCCGCGCTACCAGAGAGGTCCAATGGAGAAGGCTGGCCGGTCCGAGCTCGAGCAGTCGTGGCTCACGAGACATCGCTGAGACCCGAAACGCTGCACCGGTTGTCCTGCCCCGAGCACTACTCGAAAGGGCAACGGATTCTGAGAATCACCGAGGACATCGACAAGGAGGGATTTGCTCGGGACATCCCTCTATCACGGGCAGCAAGGAAGGCGCTCGACTCGGTTTGTCCCGAGCGAGGGACAATCTTCGGCCGCCACCGACTCGACCCTTACGTGCGGTCCGCAGCCGTCAGGGCGAAGCTATCCCCAACGAAGGCCGAGATACTCTGCATGCAGCATCTTCGGTCGGCAGCTTTGACCCACTTCGGGGAGAGGCCCGGGGCGACTCTGGCGGGGATCCAGTACCTGGCTGGTCACAAAGACCCGCACACTACCTCTCGGTATTTCCGGCCATCCTTTCGGGCTGCCTCAGCGGTTATTGGGGAGGATTCTGGGGAGCCGGTCCATGGCAGCAGCGTGAAACGCAGGAAAAGTGCCTGATTCAGGGCTCCAGCGCGAGGACTCGAACCTCGCGTAGAGCTCGAAAGCAGCACAAAAAGCGCCGTGTAAAGAGGCATAGTAGGGCGCCAACGAGCTCCCAGGACCCAGATAACGGGGAGGTCCTCCCCGAAATCAGAGTCAACTGGCAGACGATAGACTGGCTAGTTCGCGGGAAGTTCTGGAAGCACGTCCTGGAGGTTTCCCGATGACCGAACGAGAGCAAGCCCCCGCCTCGGCTTTGCAGGCGGGGGTCCGCTGGATCGCGACGTCAATGCAGCGCGCAACATCGGAAACAGGGCGGGGCACGCCCTTCGGGGAGGGATGAGCGATGGCTCGCCCGTTGAACCGAGAAGCCCCTACCTCGCCGTCTCCGGCAGGTAGGGGAGTTGTCACCCTCTTCTCCCTTGCCGTCTCCGCCCGCGAGATTGCCTGGCGACTGAACAGCTGCTGGGTCTGCGGGGTGGTGCTGGAGCCGGCTGCATCGGTCTGTGTGGACCACGAGCACGTGGACCCCAGAGACCCCACCGAATTCGTTGGCGACCCCGAGCCGCTCTGTGAGCTACCTACCACGCACCGAGACGCATCTCGCGCACTGCTTGAGTGCGCGGCCGCTCTGAACCCAAGACCGTGGCTACTGGCCTCCGCCTTCGCGGCGGTGAGCAGGAGTTCCGCCTGATGTCCACCAAGGCACACGGATGGCGTTACGTCCGAGGTCTCGGATTCACCGGTTGGTTCTGGGAAGCCAATGAAGATGTATGCGTGGTCTACTTCCCATCTGAGCGCAGATGGCGTGCGGGACACTCTGGCATGGGATGGCTCTGGACCCCCAAGGGAAGCGAGCGGCTGTTCCGCTCGAAGGACGCAGCGATGAAGGCTGCGATGCGCAAGTTTGCGAACAAACCATCAGGGATGGATTCATGACTAGTCACATGCCGGGATGTGCTTTCCACCGGAGGACTTTGCCGTGATCTGGCACCATTGGCCCCCTCGCGAGGGTGAGCCGAGTCCTCAGATCACACACTTCTACGCCGTAGTGTGTAGAGGCAACTGGTATCAGGCTTGGCTAGCTGACAATCAGCGCTGGATCGGCGCTCCCGAAGGCGTAACCCACTGGGCAGAAGTCACGCTACCGGAGGAGAAGTGATGCCTGGATTACACTGGGCCGAAGTCTCTATGCCCGTAGAGGCATCATGACCAAAAGCCAACTCGCTATCGCCCGACTTCGCCGCTCAGAGCGCCTTATGACGACCGAGTGGCAGGAAGTGTCGCGACAGGGAGGCCTTTACCGTTACCGGATTCGGAGGCCTCCATGCCCGTGATCGACCTTGCAGCGCGTCGAGCTGCCCGCATGTCCACCGATGAACTGCGTGAGTTCCCCGGGACAGGCATCGTCATCCAATCATCTCCAGGCGCCGTGCTCTTCATCGTCTCATCGCATGGAATGCGGGATGGACAGCTCGTGACCGAGGAAACGGAATTTTGGTTCACTCCAGATCAAGCGAAGAGTATCGGGCTCGGACTCGTGGGTTGCGCAGAAGATGCGGAAAGGAAGGGTGGATGACTAAAAATGAACTATCTGCGTTTATTGACCGCGTGCATGCATTCCTTGCTGGCCATCGCCAAGGGCTTTCGATCAGCGAGCTAATGCGCCGTATGGCGACCCAAAGTGAGCCAGCTGAGTCGATTTACTACCGACTCCAAGTGTGGTCCCGAGCAGATTGCCGGGACTCGCACGGTATCGGTTTCTACCAAAGCAGGCCCCGAGCTCCGCTCTTTGTCTACCTGCTCTCAGAGCCATTCCATCCACCACATTCAGAGCCGTGTGTGTCAAGGCGCGAGAAAAGGAAGCAACACGCATGTCCGTGAAACCAGTTCGCCTTCAGCGTTCTAGGAAAAAAGGAGCGAAGCTCATTAGCCCCAATGGGCTCCCGGTGGTCTGTGTCAGCCGGGGTACACGGTGGGGGAATCCTCACCTACCAAAACCGATTCCAGCACAGAGTGGACGGTGGGGTCCGGGAGCACGATTGGCGGAGGAAAGGCGTCGAGCATTCCACTGTGTGCCTGACTCATCTCGTTGGAATCCCCAACCAGACGGTTCGTACCGACGCGAAGGGGACCGAGCACGTGTACTCAATCGCGGCCTTGGGTGGGCTGCGTGCATTCAGGACGACGGCAATTGGCGGCGCATTGAAACCGACGGGGGACCATTCTGGACGACGGCCGAAGAGGCAAGAGCAGTCGCAGAACGTGAGTTGAAGAATGCCTGACCACTTCTACCGATGGTCCAAAGACGGATGGATCCGCACCGGCGAAGGCCGGTACGTACACCCCGAGTACGGCCTGGTCGAAAGTGTGGACGGATTCTGGACCGCCGAGATGCGGTCCAAGATTCTGCCCCGGATCAAAGGCGTAAACCAGGGGCAAGAGTCCCGGTTCTTCTTCGCCTCGTGCCGCACGATGCACGAGGCGATGCAGGAGGCGAAACGGTACACAGAACGCGCCAATGCGGCGCAGAAAGAAAACCATGGCTGACCAAACCGCAATCGCAAGCTTCTCGGAATTCATCGGAGAGCTACAGGATGGGGCCGCCGATGCCGAGCTCACGGAACGAGTGAGCGAGCTTCTACAGAAGCTCTGGGAGGAAGCTCAAGCCCAGGCCGAGGCGAAAGGGACCCTTACGCTCGCTCTGTCGTTCAAGGTCATCAACAACGGGAAGTGCTACGTGGAACTCGGGAAGGTGGACACGAAGGCGCCGCAGCCGGCGCGCGACACGTCCGCTTTCTTCATCAACAAACGGGGCGAGATAGCCAAAGCCCCATTCACCCAAACCAAGCTGCCATTCGAGAAAGAAGACGATGAGGTCTTCGGAAAGACCAAGAGGCTACCATCATGAGCGAAGAGAACATTGCCCAGACCGTCGTAGAGCTGAGCGAGAGATTACTCGATGCGAAAAGTATAGTACTTTCGCGGAATGACAACCAAGCAACCGTCTTGGTTGTTCCCAAAGGACGAGAGCTCAAGTCCATTAAGCCGTTCCTCGATGAGTACCTGGTACGCCCGGATCGCATCAAAGGGACCGCGGTGCTTACCAACCTACAGTCCTTCATCGACCACACCAACCGGTTCAAGGTGCCGAATTCCGTAATCTTCGCCAATAGCGAAGAGTGCACGCTGACCACGGTCTTCGACTACCACGGCAATCAGGAGACCCCGGAATTCGGTGAGCACCGGGCGCGGTACGAATGCCCAAAGTCCGATGCTTGGGAGAAGTGGGAAGAATTCTGTAACGAGTCCCACACCCAAGACGAAATGGCCGCGTTCATCGAAGATCGCATCATGGACATCGGAGTCATCGATCCCGACAAGCCAGAATATGCTACGGCTATCGAGATCGGTACAAAACTCCACAAGGAGTATGCGATGCCGAACCAGCTGCTCACACTGAGCACCAAGCTAGGGGTCACGGTGAAGATGCAGGTCAAGCAGGCCGTGAACCGGCAGTCCGGGGAACGGGCTCTGGTGTTCGTCGAAGAGCACGAGCCGGACGAAAACGTCGTCGTTCCGGGGCTGTTTCTGCTCTCGATCGAGGTCTTCCGAGACGGGGCCGTCCACCACATTCCGGCGAGACTCCGATACCGAGTCAACAACGGGACCATCACCTGGGCAGTAGAGCTCTACCGGCCAGACCTGGCGCTCGCGGAGGCTTTCGGCACGGTCTGCGACAAGGCGGTTACCCATACCGAACTGCCGCTCTACCGAGGGCAACCGGAGTAGCTGAACCGCCGTGACGATTGGCGGTCCCTCTCTTCCTGGGGGGCCGCCCGGAGACGACGATGCACGCATGTGGAAGTCCACTTCATGACCTGCCGATCTACGCCGTCCTGAGTCTTCCGTGGCTCATGATGGCGTGGCGGTGGGTCCGGTGCAGTTTCAGGAAAACTCCGCCGTGATTACCCGCTACTCAGAAGACCGAAACGGGTGGGCCGTGTTCAGCGACGACGAGCGTTACCGATACGAGCTTGGGCGGACGTTCCACGGTGAGCTGTTCAACAAGCGCGGCTACGCAGACTTTGTTATGCTCAACCCCTCGACCGCGACCCACGAAGTTCTGGACCCGACGCTCCGCCGGTGTCAGGCATTCGCAAAGATCTGGGGATGCTGCGGTTTCCGCGTCTACAACATGCTGGCGTTCCGAGCGACGGACCCGGCAGACCTGCTCAAGGTGTCCGACCCGGTCGGGCCAGAGAACGACGCCTTTCTGTCGAAGGCCGGAGTCGATGCTTACCGGCTGGTGGTCGGATGGGGGGCAGAGCCAATAGCCGTTGAGCGCTCCAAGACGGCTCTTAGGATCTTCCGGTCCGACCTCTGGTGCCTCGGTACGACCAAGGCGTGGCATCCGAGACATCCTCTCTACGTGCGCGGGGACACGCCGCTTGAGCGATGGAGTCCGCGAACATGAACCCCATCAACCGCATCACCCGAGAAGAATTCCTTGCCCGGAGCGGACATCCGCAGCGCTCGCTTTTCCGTTCCGACGGCTCCATAAACGTCAAGCGTGTCAAGAAGACCAAGGCCTCCACGACTGAGCCCCACGACTGGCGCGGAATGCTCGAGTGGATGGACGAGCAGCTAGCGCACCCGCTTATCGGCATCTACTCCCGGCTGAAGCGTGTTGACCCAGTGGGTAAACTCGTCGTCCGCTTCGCGCTCCCGCTCGACTTGTGCCCGACCGTCAACATGACTCGCCGGATGCCGCCTTGGCGGTACGGGCAAGTCAAAGAGCAGCTGTTTTCGATGATGTGGGTCCAGATGACGAACCAGGACGTCCGTCCTTACGAAACGCTGCCCGGATTCCCATTCGCCAGGTGCGTGTGTTTCAGCCAGCGTGAGCGAGACCCCAATTGCGGATTCGAGAAGCAGGCGCTCGACATCTGCCTACGAGGGATAGTGCGCAGGAACCGAAAGACTGGCAAAATCAACCACGTATCAGGGTTAGGGCTCATCGAGGATGATAAGGGCACCAAACTCAACCGGTCCACCTGGTGGGAGCCGGCCCCCCTGGGCATATCCGGTGGGGTGCTGCTCGAGCTCTGGACGGGGGACGAGCCATGAAGACCTTCCGCGTCGAATTCAAACCCGACGGAACGCTCGACTCCTGCCTGGAACTCGACCGTGCACTGCCCGACGGTGTCCTGGTCTTCTACGTTCGCGCCGACCACGCCGCGGCAGCCGTCGCCAAAGCCGAGAGGCTCCGGCAGAGGTCCAGGCAGCGGGAGCGTCGCTTCCAGTACAGGAGCCAAGGCCTATGCCCCTATGACAGTCGGCCCCTGATGCCCGGGAAGGCCAAGTGTGAGCTCTGCATGGTCAAGCAGCGCATCCGGAACTCGGTCGGCAACCCCAGCGCCCCCAAGGGACCCCAGCAGCTTGACGCCCGGCACAAGGTCCTGATCGCCGAGCGCGCGTCCATCCTACTCGAGGTTCAGAGGGCCTGGAGAGCGGCCGACACGCCGGCTCAGTTCCTTCGGTGGCTACGGGAACAGCTGGCAATGGTTCTGCCGGGATCGGAGAAGGCGGCGTGATGGAACTCAAGAACGACAAGCTCTTTATCGATGGCGTCGAGACCACGGTCGAGAACTTGCAGATCGGAATTGACCCGGCCGTCCCGGGGTCAGACATGGTGATAGTACCATTGGTACCTATCAACACCACTATCGCTTGTTTCGGTAAGTACTGCGCTCAACTTCGTGAGCAAATCGAAGCCTTTTTTTGGTCGGTGACCGAGAATCTAACGATCGAACACGGCCGCATCGTGAGCATCACCGGCTACCATGGGAATATCGCGATTTACATGATCAGATGTCGGAAACGGAAGTACGGCGGCGGGTGGGCCGTTGTTTCACTCGATGAATCCGGCTGCAAAGCACGCTGGCTCCGCTCCCCGCGCCGCCCATTCCGCTCGCTCAAGTCGGCTCGGATGGCTCTGAAGAGGAGAGGAGTTCTCGGGTGACATGGCTACGCCTAGATGACGGGTTCGCTCACCATAAAAAGGTGGCTCCTTTGAGCGATCGAGCCTTCAGATTGCACGTGACGGCGATGCTTCATTGTGCCGACCAGCTGACAGATGGATTCGTTGGAGAGGCTATCCCGCTGTGTCTCACCAAGGCGCCGCAGGGCAAAGCTTTGGTCTCGGCGCTCCATGAGCTGGTGAGCGCTGGACTATGGGAGCCCGTAGCGGGCGGGTGGCTCATTCACGACTTCGCCGACTGGAACCCATCAGCTGCAGAAGTAAAGGAAAAACGAAACATCGCTCAACGACGGTCGTTGCTTCGAGCAAATCAAGGATTAATGCGACAGATCAAGGAGCGAGATGGAGATGCTTGTAGATACTGTGGCTGCAAGGTGTCGTGGGTAGATAGAAAAGGTCCCACCGGAGGCACCTATGATCATGTGACACCGATATCGACCGGTGGAAGCGACGGACCAGACAACGTTGTTGTTGCATGCAGAGGGTGCAATTCAATCAAAAGGGATCGCACTCCTGAACAAGCTGGGATTGTTCTGCTACCGGAACCCAACCGGAAAATAACCAGATTATTACCGGTAGGTGCTCGGTAAGTTTCTGGTCTCCCGTCCCCGTACCCGTCCCCTCTGATGGATTGATGGATTTCTTATGAACCTTTCTAAGCCTGATCAACCTAACAGGTCACCTCTCCGCGCGCCTGAAGCACAGAACGAGCCAGCTCTCGTCCCATGCCCTCCATCCCTCACGCTGACCGAAGAGCAGGTCTACACGCTGGTGGCCCGGTGCGGCATGCCGGAATGGGCTATCGAGCCGGGCTTACAGGACTTCCTGCTAGGGGCAACCGTTGGGACTGAGGTTCGCCCTCTGGATGTCTGGCGCCGATGGGCCGCCAAGCACGTTTGGTCGATGTGGCAGACCCCAGGGCGGCGCCCGATCAAGCCCGAGGGGACCGTGGCCCCGGCAGACGCGTCGGCTCTCCGCCGGGCACGCCGGGCCGCACTTCGCTCCGAACGCGAGCGGTCGGAGGAGGCGTGGCGGAAGTTCACGGCCGGGTCATGCCTCCCCACCGCTGAGCAGGCGGCCCAGTTCGCGAAGCTCGGGATCAAGATCCCATCTCGGTCGAAAGAGCCGATTGCTGACACAGGTTTTATCTCTACCGAGCGAGAGCGCCCAAGCGCGGGGGTCAGGGAGTCCCCGCCGTCTAGCGCGTCTGAGCGCCTCCAGGGCGCCAAGAGGGCGGGATGAAACCAACGACCAAACCGACTCCCACCTGCACCTACTGTGACCGAGCGATCTTCTGGCGGGTTCGCGGCGAAGCGCGGTGCACGCGGCATCTGCTCTTGGACCCATGGAGTCCTCCCAAGCGAGACCGGCTCCTGCTGGCGATCCGGAAGCGAGAAACGTCAGCCGAGGTGAAAGTTGGCTGACCAGGCTGCAGAGCCGGGACCTATGGTCGGACGCGTTCCCCCATCGGACCTAGATGCCGAAGCCACGGTGCTGTCCGCGGTCCTGCTGTCCGCGGAACTCGCAGACGAGGTCGCGAGCTTCTTCCGGCCCGAGCACTGCTACTCGAATGCCAACCGGCTGATCCTCGAGGGAGCGTGGTCCCTTCGTGAGTCCGGTAGGCCAGTGGACCAAGTGTCTATCGCTGGATGGCTTAGGGACCGCGGGAAGCTTGAGCAGATTGGCGGCACCCCCTACCTCGCTCAGGTTGTGGATGCGACGCCTGCGGTAGCCAATGTCGAGACGCACGCCAAGCGACTGGTCGAGCTGTGGCGTCAGCGCAAGCTCATCCAAGAATGCCAGAACACCGCGGCAGAGGGTTACGGAAAGGTCCAGGACGTTCAGCGTTACATCGACCAGCACGAACAGAAGGTCTTCGAAATCGCGCATACGTCCGACAGAACGGCAATCGTTCCCGTCAAAGACGTGATGGTTGAATCGTTTAAGATAATCTCGGCGGCGAGCCAGAATGGCCGTGGTGTGTCGGGAGTACCGACTGGGTTCACCGAGATCGACCGGAAGACCACGGGAATGCACAAAGGGGACCTGTTCATCGTCGCAGGTAGGCCCGGGATGGGAAAAAGTGCATTGGTCATCAATATCGCCGTCAACGTCGCTCGTCCGAAGAACACAGGTTTCGATACTGACCCGCTTGGAAATCCCATCCAGCCGACCCCGGGCAAAGGGGTTGCGTTCTTCAGTCTGGAAATGCCCAAAGAACAGCTTGGTATGCGGCTGATGGCCAGCGAGGGGCACGTTGACCTCGGGCGCATACGCTCGGGTCAGCCGCGTTCTGAGGACTGGAGCAAGCTCACCGATGCGGCGGAGCGTGTCGGAAGTATGCCGATCTGGATCGATGACACTCCGGCGATCACGCTGCTCGAGGTTCGGGCGAAGGTGCGACGGATTCAGGCTGAGCTTGCTCGGGCGACGGACGATTGTGGGCTTCCCAATGAGCTAGGATTGGTCGTTGTCGACTACCTGCAATTGATGCACGGAAGGCGTGACGCCCACAGCCGGGAGCAAGAGATCAGCGAGCTGTCACGTGGCCTGAAGCAATTGGCAAAGGAACTCCGGGTGCCGGTGATGGCCTTGTCGCAACTGAATCGATCGGTGGAGACGCGAACGACGAAGGACAAGCGTCCGCAGCTGAGCGACCTCCGTGAGAGTGGAGCCATCGAACAGGACGCCGACACCATCCTGTTCATCTACCGGGACGAGTACTACTTCAAGGACGAGAGCGTCGATCGGGGAATCGCCGAGATCATTATCGCCAAGCAGCGCAACGGTCCGACTGGTGTAGTGAAGACCAGGTTTTCAAGCGAGTACACCCGCTTCGATAACCTAACTAGCGGTGAGTACGACGAATTGGACGACTACGCAGAATAATCGCGGCTCGATGACGAGAGGCCTCGTGGAGGTTTATAAAACGATGAACAGAGAACAATATCAAGAGTATCTAGCTTCAGAGTGGTGGATAACACGCAGCACCAGCATCCGGGCGCGGTCCGGAGGACAGTGTGAAATATGTCAGCGAGAACTATGCACACAGGTTCATCATCTGAGTTATGCACATATAGGTGCGGAACGGGACGACGAACTGGTGGCTGTGTGCGACTTCTGTCACCGAAATCTACACGGACGAATTCCCAGCCCCAGAATTCTGTCGGTTGAAGATCTTCTGCGATCATCAGGTCAAAGATCGGTATCGGTGGAACGTCAAGGCGTCATCACCACCGGAAACTGGCGCATAGACAGGCATACCGGAGGAATTCAGCCGGGCCATGGATGGATCCTTGCGGCCGAGACCTCTTGGGGAAAAACGGCCTTCGCAATTTCGATTGCCGACGAGAACCTGAAGCTCGGGAAGGTCGTACTCATTGTCGCGACCGAGGATGATGAGTCGATTTACGGCGATCGGTTATTGGCACGCCGGTCTGGCGTAGAAGCTTCGAGAATTCGCGACCACAAGCTCGATGACATCGATCGTCGAAAGATCTCTGCGGTGGTTCAAAAGGGAGAACGGACCCCGATCTACCTCGATGGTCGCGACATCCCAGAAACGGAACTCTGTGAACATATAGCCGCCATGGTGCTCGAGTACCAGGTAGCGCTCGTGATTGTGGACTACCTGCAGACAATCCCAGCTTCCAAGAACTATCAGGACGAGCGAGTCCGGTTCAGAGAAACGGCGCAACGGATCACACACACGTGCAAGTCGTCCAAGACACCGCTCATTATCTGTTCCCAAATCACGCCCGATGAATCGAACAAGATGCCGGGTAAGTACCGGGTCCGCGAGAGCAAGGACGTCGTGAACGCAGCCGAGGCGGTGTTGATGGGGTTCGAACTTCAGAGCGACTGGACCGACCCAAAGAACCCAGACCACCACTTCACGGCTGGAACCAAGTGCATCAACATCGATAAAGCAAAGGTCGGAACCAAAGGGATCGTGGCACTCAGGTGGAACCAGGTTACGGCGAACTTCGAGCCCGAGTACGAACACGATTCGGCACACGACTACCTGGATCAGTACCGGGACCCAGCTGACTCCCCCAGCATGGAAGAGGCCGCCATGACGGACGGGGACTTCGATATCCCGATGCCCAACGAGAGGCCGCGTGCAGGATACTGAACAATCCATAGCGTGCATGAATGAGTGCAGCGACTTACGTGCTCCCTACCCGTGGCACGGAGGCAAACGCAGGGTCTCCGGCATTGTGTGGAGAGCGTTCGGGCCGGACGTGCCCGGCTACATTGAACCATTCTGGGGAAGTGGCGCTGTGCTCCTGGGAAGGCCTGGAGGCGCTGGCAAGATCGAGACCATCAACGACATCGATGGTGGCGTCGTGAATTTCTGGCGCGCCATCCAAGCGGCCCCTGACGAGGTGGCACGTTGGTGCGACTGGCCAATCTCGGAGCTCGATCTTCACGCCCGGCACACTTGGCTCATCCAACGGCTCGAGATCCTGACCGAGGAACTCCGAGCGGATCCAAATGCTTACGATGTTCAGGTTGCAGGATGGTGGGTTTGGGGCATCTGCCAGTGGATCGGCACCGGGTGGTGCGGCGGGATTAAGCGCGGAAGACCGAGACCTAACCTGAATTCCGGACAGGGGGTTCACGCGAACCTAACTACCGAAGGGTGGAAACAGATCCCGTATCTCCGTACCGACGGACTAGGAATCCATCTGCCAGCGCTAGGCAATGACCGTGGAATAAACGGGGTAGCGGCTCCGCCGGCGATGGAGTGGTTTCGGGCATTATCTTCTCGACTGCGCCGAGTCCGGATGGTCTGTGGAGACTGGAAGCGCATCGTTACGCCAGCTGTGCTCGGAAAAGGCAGGAACGTTGGGGGACGAAGCCCAGTAGCGGTATTTCTTGATGCGCCCTATCTGACAGAACTCAGAAAGGATCACATCTACAACCACGACGAAGTCGGACTCTCTGAGCAAGTCAGAGAATGGGCGATTGAGCATGGTGATGATCCAGAGTTACGGATTGCGCTCTGCGGATACTTCGACGAGCACGCCGCTCGAATGCCGACGACTTGGACTGTGTACCGCTGGAAGGGTGCACGCGGGTATGCAGCGGTTGATAATGACAACCGCGAACAAGAGACCATTTGGTTCAGTCCGCACTGTCTTCCGTTGGATAAGCAAAGGAGCCTTTTTGAATGACCGATAAATGGGACCAACGTTTTTTGGAACTAGCGGCCTTGGTTGCTCAATGGTCGAAGGACCGCAGCACGAAGGTAGGAGCGGAGGCCGGCTGTACTTACAGGCAGGTGAAGTTATGATCATCGCTCTTACGGGACTCTGTGTTGCGAAACGCAAGTGGTGGCAGCTGCGACCTAGGATGGGCTCGGCCGGCGCCGGCAAATCCACTGTAGCCAACCGCTTGGTGGCGGAGCATGGGTTCTCCGATGTGGCGCTAGCCTCCCCCATGAAACGCTTTCTAGCTGACCTGTTCGACTGGCCGCTGTCGATGCTCAATGGGGAGACATCCGGAAAGAACGTCGGAGATCCGCGCTACCCGCGGCCCGACGGGACTCTGCTTTCGCCCCGTGAGGCGATGATCGAGCTCGCTACCGGGTGGGGCCGCAAGTGCTATCCTACTGTTTGGATCGAGTACGCGGTGCGAGTGGCGCGCAGGTCCCGAACTCGTGTCGTCATATCCGATGTACGGTTCCGGAACGAGATCGAGATACTTCGGGAAGCTGGGGCACGCATCGTGCGGGTACGGCGGCCCGTAGCTGAGCTCTTCGTCAAGACCACGCACCCGAGCGAGGTCGAGCTAAACGAGATTCCGGACTCAGACTTCGACTACGTGATTCACGGCCCCGAGAAGGGTGTACCGGAGCTCGAAGAACTGGCGGACGAGATGATGAAGGAGCTCGGTCGATGAAGAGTGAGTACGACTTCAAGGGCTGGCACATCACCGTCGAGTCAGAAAAGATAGGATGGCATGGGGACAAATGCGGCCCTGCGGTTATGGCCACGAGAGACCGCGACGAATACGAGATCACCCAATATGGACTCAACGGATACGACGGTCAAGAGCACCCGAGCAGGCGTTTGCCGTTGTGGGTACTTCGACGAATGCTGCGTGAGTGGACGGGGCTTAGGAAGAGCACCGGCGTCCAAGACCGAGAGGAAGATACTTGAAGCTCCCAAAGTGCTCCCCCTGCACAAACTGCCCAGATAAGCTTTGCCAGATCGAATGGAGAGAAGAGACCGAGAGCGAAAAAAAAGAACGCGAACACATGCAACGTAACGGATTGGCTTGGGTGCTGGTGCCCAAACCAGGCGTCTCGTGGGCGCCAAGACCACCGAGAAATACTCGGTGAGTAATCTCAAAAAGGAACGATAAATATGGACCTCCTCAGCGCAACCCTCGCCGTCATGCTCGCCTTCCCGGCGTATTCGAAGGAAACCGAAGATCCGGAGTCTAGGCGCGCTCGGCTGACGGACGTTGCACAGGCGATCTGCTCGGCAACCAATGGGAGTCCGACGCGTGCGGCGGCCCTGGTCACTCTTTGGTGGAAGGAGTCGTCGGGCGCCGCCTACGTGCAGGATGGCTGCCTCAAGGAAGACATCCCCAAGGGGGCCCCAGATTGCGATGGGGGGCTCGCCGCCACGCCGTGGCAGCTTCACCACCCGGTGTGCCCATCGCTTCGCGACATGCATCCCGGGTCCTATGAATGGCTCGAGGCCGGAGCGAAGTGCGCAGACCGGCAGTTTAGGGCCGCGTACTGGCGGTGCCATCTGGGTTGGTGGGGGGCGTTCTCGGGGTACGCGGGACTTCGCTGCGACTCCCCGTGGGCGGAGAAGCGCAAGAACACGATGGGGGAGATCTTGGGGAAGATCCGGAAGGAGATAGCGCGTGGCGACTGAATACGAGCTCTACCAGCTCCGGCGCCGCATCGAAGAGACCAAGAGCGCAGTCGTGGATCTCGAGAACTGCGCACAGCACATCGAGCAGATCGCGGTCTGCCCCGCTGATGCTCAGACCTACCTGCGCTCGATGGTCGACTCACACAGGAAAAGCGCGCACCGATACGAAGAGACTCTGAGACTCCTGGAGCAGGAGTTGCGAGACCTCGAAAGTACGAGGCCGAAAGCGTGAGAGTGAAACAGGATACCAAATGAACACATGGACCACACAGAAGACAGTAAACGAAGTGCACCGACTTATGGTGCACGCTCATCGACCGGATGGATCCGGCATTGAGCGCCTGATTACCGTCGAAGACGTCGCGTGCTGGTACAACGCGCAGACGGAGGAAGACCAGCTATCAATCAGAAGCGCACTGATTCAGTCTTGCTCTACGCAGGAGATAGCCTTTGAAGACCGAGTGCGAGCAAGCGAGCTCTACCAGAGAGCGCAGCGGGATCGCGGGGACGCCATGATGCGCGCCGAGAAGGCGGAGGCGAATATCCGGTCAATGCGAGCGAAACTCGAGGAGTTACAGAATCGGGGAACTGCAGACTATCCGATGCCAGCGGTCGATGTAGCGAAAGATATGGGACACACTATCCGTGAACAGATGGTCCGAGAGAGTACCCTCTACCAAAAACTCGAACGCGACCTTTTGGATACCAAAGGGCAACTGCAAAGAGCATGCAGTGAATTGGAACGGTTAGATGGGGAACACGTAGCTCTCAAAAACAGACTCCGCGAACTGGTCAGTATCCATTCATGAGTATCCTCGCAAAAGTCGTGCAGCAGATCGGGCGCATCGCGGACGAGTTCAAACAGCGGCGCGCCATCAAGATGGCCGAAGTGGCCGAGCAGATTGCGCTCGCCTACAAGTTTAAGCTGGAAGAGCTCACTGACCGGGCGGAGAAGGCGGAGGCGGAGGTCGTTCGGCTTCGGTCAGAGCTCAAGAAGTCGGGTGACGGTCTATGGGTACGTAGTCCGTTGATGCCAAGGCAGAAAAGTCACTAAGGAGAAAAACCAAAACATGCCCCCTCTTTACGACAAGCGAGTCCTGCGGCAGGAAGTCGAGGACTTTTCCGGCATGAAGGGTCGCTCGTGGACGCCGATCGTTCCGGTGGTCGCGGCCATTTTAGCGAAGGTGGACGCTCCGGAAATCGTCGACCTCGGAATGGGCTGCGGCTTCCTGGGTCGATGCCTGAGGAAGTTGGGTTACCGGGGCCGCATCATCGGCTACGAGGTTCACGAACCCTACATGGGTCAGCCGTGGCACTCGGAGTACGACCAGGCGCTGGTCAAGGATATCACGGAGTTATGGTTGGACGAGAAAAGCGTCGTTGCACTGATTGAAGTCCTAGAGCATCTAGTACCGTCCAAGGCGGCAGCGGTGCTCAGTCAGATCAACCGGGGAATCATCTCGACCCCGCTGGACCCTGGGGAGCAAGGATCCATCAACGGTAACGAGTTCGAGCGGCACGTGCGCTTCTACAATGCCGACTATCTCGCCTCATTCGGCTTCCGTTGCATCTCTGTCTACGATGTTCCGCAGGCCGACCACACGATGAAGCGCGGGGCCCTATACGTGAAGGGAATGGAGATCAACGACGTCGATCCCGAGGAGCTTGGACCAGATTGGATGATCGCCGGACGGCCGCAGCGACAAGACGAGGGGCGCACGACGCTCTGCCTGGTCATGATGGTCAAGAACGAAGCTCGGGTCATCGAGGGCGCACTCGCCTCTGCAAAGCCGTACATCGAGGATTTCGTCATCACGGACACGGGGTCAACGGATGGGACTCAGGCGGTGATCGAAGCATGGGGGAAGCGCAACCAGATTCCGGGGAAGGTCATCCAGAGTGAGTGGTTCGATAATTGGGGGAAGAACCGAACGGAAATGTTCTGGAACGCGCAGATGAACTCGAGCTCTGATTTCGGGTTCATCCTGGATGCGGATGACGCTCTTGTGGAAAGGGCCCCTTTCCTTCCGCAATTCCTCAAAGCGGACGCCTATCGCATCCGGATGCTCAAAGCGGGGACGTCCTGGCGCCGGCCGGACGTGTTGAAGATGCAGCACGTTTGGTGGTGGGAAGGAGCCGACCATCCCGGACTCATGAGCTCGACCCAAATCGGAGTCGGTGACTTGGATTGGGAGGTTCGGGCCTACCCAGACGGTGCGCGCACCGCGGAGCAGACTAGACCCTGGGAGAAGTACATCAGGGGGGCAGATGCGCTTCAGACTGACCTCGCAAAGAATCCTGGTAACACGAGGGCTCTATTCTACTTCGCCCAAAACCTGCGCGACGCTGGGCTTGCGGCCCTCGAGGAGCGCGATCGTGCGCTAGAAACCGGGAATACCTTGGAAGCGGCCAAGTGCGCACAGCACGCGAAGACCTGGTTCGAAGCTTCGTTGGTCGCCTACCAACAACGCATTCAGCTCGGAGGATTCGAAGAGGAGCGCTGGTTCTCCATGTGGCAGGTGGGTTGCCTCTTGGAAGAGCTCGGTCGGGACATCGAAGTGCCGGCGACCATGCTCGCGGCCTACGAATTGCGGCCGACGCGCGCCGAGCCGTTGGTAAACTTGGCCGAGCACTACCGATGCCGCGGCTGGCATCGCCTCGCGCTAATGGTCGCCCATGAGGCCTGGACCATCAAATACCCGAAGGACGATGTACTTCCGGTGCAGGACGATTGTTATGAATGGCAAGCATGGTTCGAGTTCTTACACGCCATGCTGAAGCTAGGTACAGTGTACGAGACGTTCGAGAAGGCGACTGGGCTCACGATCGGGGAAGGATGGGATCACCCCACCTGCCTGATCGGGAATGTGTGGCATAAGTTCCCAGAAGACGCCAAAGCAGAGCTCTTGAGGCTCTGGCCAGAGGCTCCCAATCGGATGGTGACGCTATGAACCAAGAATCATTCGTCTACGAACTGGACAAGCGGCACCGAAACATCTCGTACCGGGAACACAGACCGCACGGAACGTCCACAGGTGCCATAGAATTCTTGGTAGCGGACGCAGGGATCGGCGACGATTGCCGATGGCCACCTGGTAATGTGGTCGGCAAAATCATTGTCTTTGCCGAACCTGAGCGTTGGGAACATGTGGCGGAGGTCTTTGGGATAACGCCATACAACCCGGAAGACGAGAAACGGCGCGACGCCGTATTCGAAAACGCGCTGCGTGTCGCCGTCGTCGAGATGAGCGGGAAGCTGATGCAGCAGCGTGAGCAGATTTTGGAGGCCTTCGTCGCCGAAACAGGGTGCCTGCCCTCTGAATGTGAGCAGGTAATGCAGGTGAATGGCACCCAGATCCGGTGGCGAGTGCAGAAGAGGTCACCGTGACCACGATCGTCGTAGTCTCGACCGCCTATCGTGCCGAGCAGTACGCCGCGCGCTGCGTCGAGTCGGTGATGGGCCAGACGCTGCAGGTTCCACACGTTTTCATGGCAGATGACGCCCCTACCCTATTCGTGGCGGAACAGGCCCTAAAGCGCCAGCTTCACCGGAGCGTTTTGACAGTGCTGCGCCATGGGTACGGAAGCCAACTAGAGAGCGTTTACCGGGTCATGGAAAGCCTTCCTCCGGAGACGGTTGTGTGTTGGCTCGATGGGGATGATTGGCTCGCACGACCGGATGCCATCGAGATTGTCCGGAGCGTATACGACTCGGGGGACGTTTGGCTCACCTTCGGCAGCTTCGAATGCTGGCCGCATGACCCGGAGCGTCGTGGATGCGCGCCTTACGCGCCCGATGTGGTTGCTGATGGGTCGTATCGGAAAGCCCCATGGTTAGCCAGCCACTTGAAGACCTTTCGGGCTGGCCTGTTCCTAGCGATTCGGGAGCGTGACCTCAAGCAGCCCGACGGCTCCTGGATGACCGAGGTCACGGATCGGGCCACCATGTGGCCGATGCTCGAGATGGCTGGAGAGCGCCATCGGTTCATCCCGGAGGTCCTGGTTACCTATAATGGCAGTAATCCCCGCAGCATCCCGAATGCGGGAGGAGAACGCTTGTCCAAGGAGGCATTCGAGACCGAGCGCATGATTAGAATGCCGAGGTATCCGAGGCTCCCATGGCCTCCCTGGGAGCTCCCGGCGGCTCCGTGGACCGGAACCCAATAAAACCCAGGCCCCCCGCCACTTTCGCGACGGGGGGCCTGCCTTCACCACCAAACCACAGTCACACAGAGGTGCAACCAGCAGGAGATAGCCTGCATGGATTCGTACCCTCTGTCAAGAAGCAAAGCTCTGGCCAAGCTCCGCCGGCTCTTCGATTCATCGGCATACACATCCTGGAGGCTTCCGAGACCCCACCGCTGCGCGCTCGCCGAAGCTCGCTGGAGGTCCTCATGAAGGAAACATCCTACCGAGACCACTGCGACGCCCGGAGGCTTGAGCGCCTACTAGAAAGGGAGGGATTGGCCGACGAAGGACGCAGATGCCGTGCTTGCGAAGGCCGTGGCTTCAACTGGCGTGATGGTAAACCACGCCAAAAGCGCGTCACGGCCAAGATGATCAAGAATGGGCACCCCTTAGAGGTGCAGGAGATCAAGAGCAACCAGTATCGGTACCCAAACATGAACGGAAGTACCCAGTGCGTCGGCATTGACTGGGCCAAGATTGGGATCTTCGCCATCCGCCGAATCCGGTGTCAGCGCTGCAAAGGCAAAGGGGTGATCAGCTTATCGCGCGCTGCGAAGCTGCTCTACTTATTGCGCGTGAACGGTGGATAACTATGAATCATTCAACCTACCCAATAACGCTGCGAGAAGCGGCGTTAGCTTTGGAATGGGGTGACACACGGAACGCTGAAGACCGATTGAGGCGGTACATAAAACGTAGGGTGCAGGATGGGGCTCCCGATCCGACATATCACGTCGGCCGACTCGTCTATACCACTATGCGAAGGATTTATGCAGCGTTACCGGAACTAAACCCTAGCATCAACGACCCATTCGCTCTCCACAGAAGCGAGCATATCAGCCCGAACCGTCTGATGACAGTCTTTCGAGAAGTGGCCGAGGAAATCTACGAAGAGCACGACCTTGACCGAATCCGGAAGATTATCTGAACTCTCAGACGGCCGAGCAACCCTCTACCCACGAACCCTCTTCGCGCCAGTATTGGCATTCTCCGGGTTGTCGTTGCCAGCACCGGCAGACGCCGGCCCAGGTGTCGCAGCACCACTCGAGAGTAGGGTTCGGTGTCACCGGAGGCTCACAGCGGTCGACAATGAGGGGTGAACCTCCGGGAGCGGTGATCGGTAGTCCACAGTAGCAGACTGATTGGACGATCCAGCATGGGTCGACTTCGGTAGAGGCCGCTGACCCGCCTCCATATCCACCAGTCTCAGGCCCCATCCCTGCGATCGCCATTGCATCTAGACTCTGCATTCCACCGGAGCCTCCCTCAGCGCCAATCTTCAGCGCAGCAGTAGGCTTCGGGGCAGTTGAATCGATGTTGGCGCCACCCGCCGCTGGTGAGGTCGCGCTCGAGTCAAAGAGGTCGCTCTCCGGAGCTAGCGAGGCCGACGGGTCTCCGCATGAAAGAACGACGGTAGAGAACAATAGGGTTATAGTGCGCATTGTTTGGGTCCTCAGGGTTGGCACCGATCAGGGTGTCGACCATCCTTTTCCGTCGCTGAGCAGAATTTGGCGGTTCTTGCCCCGTGTCAGGACCACGGTGGTTGCGGTGGCGTCAGCCTGCGATATCTGCTGTTGCAGCTCTGCCGATAGCTCGTGGCCTTTGCGCCATGCGTCCCAATCGCTCTCTCGAAACACCGGCGGAAGGTCAGTCGTGGTGGAACTGGTATCAGGGAGGTGTGTCATCGGCGGGGGGCTCTGATGGCTCGAGCCCGGGGTCTGACTCGTGAGAGCGCCTACCGGGCTAGGAGAACGGATTGTCTGGATAGCGGGCGTCACCCGCGCGTCGTAGGGCTGCTTTCGCGCCAACTCATTGCTGGCCTGGCCCCATATGACCTCCGTTGTTACACACCATGGTGTAAATGATGTTCACACCGCTAAAGCCCCCGCACCTTTCGGTGCGGAGGCTCGGACTTTAGCTGTTATTCATCGAGCGGAACTATTGCTTGCGCGGTGACGCCACCGCGCGACCACTCGAGCAGCACGACATCGCTGTAGGTATTTACTGCAATCTCGCCATCATCGTCTCCGTACTCACCGTCTTGGGCGGGACGATAGGTTACGCGCTTGATCCTGACTGGTTGGACCTCGGCGCCTTCAGGTGCCGAGCTCTCGACCTGTAGTAGCCGAGCGAATTGTGCGTCGGTCAATACCTTGAGGTCAGCTTCGTCATTCCAACTCTCGAGTTCAGCGGGGAATCCGGCGTCCTGCCGGAGCAGAGATTCAATCCCCTCGGTCACCTCTGTCGAAGTGGCGTATCCGGCCTTAAGGCGTACTCGTAGTGCTTCAGGGAGACGTGCGTAGAGGGCGTCGTACTGAGCTTGTTCGGCTTCCCGAATAGCATTCGCCTCCGACTGCAGTCGCTCGAGCTCTGGACGAGCTGATTCTATGAGCCTCTCGCGCTCGACCTGAATAGCGCTACTGGCCGACACATACTGTTCGCGGACTTCGGGAGATGCATCGCTTAATGTACTAGTACCGAAATACTGTAATTTCGGTACCCTAACCTTAGTACGGACCCGATAGACACGATAGTGGTCAGTACCGAGTTCCCCATCGACCATTCCGACGGGAATGTTTTCGCTATCGACCGCGGCCATAGCCGCGGAGATATCGCGGTCGACCTCTTGGCGGCGAATCAAAGAGCGCTGCTCTGCTGCCGCACGATCGGACTCCAACTGGGCGTACCGTAGCGCGATAGCCTCCCGGACTCCCTGCAGGTCCGGTCGTAGGAGGTAAAGTGCAGACGAGCGGGTGTTGGGATCGAAGGACGAAATACCCCCACGTTTGGTCGCGTCGTAACCGTCCGTGAGTGCGCTGGCCAAAAACTCGCGCTCCTGCTGGGTGAGCTCAGCTGGGTCGATGTCGAGCTTGACCGTGCTGGTGGGTGCATTGATGCCGGCTTTGAGCGCGGCTGCCTGGTCGACTTTGAAGGTGATGTTCATGGGATTGATCCTGTCTGTCTTGTTGCCGTGCACAGAACGTGCACGGCGAGTCCTTGTGGACTCGGGCCCCCGTCCCGGGCGCGACCCGGGGCGGCCTCTGCGGCGGATGGGGGCTAGATCCGGAAAGCGGTCGGTCCTTTTTGGGGACGGTGGCCAATCTGGGCGCAGGCATTGTAGGCATCCCCGAATTCGCTCCAGTGCTCCCGGACCAGGCGAATCAGCGAATGATAGGTAACCCCAAGCCGTTCGGCAGCTTCAACGGCGCTCGAAGAGCGCTTGAGTTCGCGTTTTATGCCAGCCACGGCCGTCTGCCGAAGCCGACGGAGTAGCGGCGGAGCATCGTCTTCGAGCTCCTGGAGGACATTGCCGTAGACGAGGGTCTTTTTGGGTGCCATTGGGACCTGGGTAGCTATAACCGTGCCAACGTCGGTACGGTTGATCGAAACACTTCAAGGCGGAGCTCGACCGCGTCGAGCACCTTGCGAATCTGGGCGACGGCCGCGCGTGCCTCGGCCAAGGTGGGTGGTTCCGGTGCTCGGTCCGAAGGCTCGGCCTCGGCGTTTTCGAGGTACTGGGCGATCGTGTCCGCCAGATCCCCGACGTTGCCACTGGGCTCTCCGCCGGCGAGCTGCCGGCAGATAGCACAGCTTGGTGGGTGACAATGGTGGTTCATCGGTCCATCCAATCGGCGATGTGAGCGGCCATTGATGCCGCCAAAAGGGTCCGCTCTCCGCACCCCGACCGGTGTGCCTGGTCGGCGCGACGATCTGCCACGACGTCGTCGCGGTGCCATTGCCCCTCGAGCCCTAGGGCCTGCTGTTCGCGCAACGTGAGCTTCCGCCAGCCGGCGGCGCGTGCCATTGAATAGAGCTCACGTGATGCGAGTCGGTTGGCCGCGGCCAATGTGAGGCCGGCGGCTCGTTCACCGAATCCATCGGCCAGTGTAGTGATCTCGGCCTCCGACAAAAACGGGTAGTACCGCCTCCAGTGCCAGCGCACGATCGCGCCGGCGTGGGGTGAATCGGTCAGCTCGTGAGTCCACCGGCGGTAGGTGCGCCGTGTGGCCGCGCCATCCTCCGTGGTGATGACCAGGTCGGCCTGGCCGTCATAGTCGACGAGCTCGACCGTCCCGGTCTGGAGGTCGCGTGTCTGGTGTCCAGGCAGGCGACGCAGCAGTAGTCGATCGCGCACGGAACCATCGTACTTGCCGGTCTTCTCCGCGAGCTCGGCTACTAGCTCGTCCCGGGGGTCCCGGGGGTCGTAGGCATCCTGCGAGACCACCACGTCGACGTCACTGCTGGCGACACCTACGAGCGCGTAGCACTGGCCGGTGACTGTGGGCGCCAGGTGAACGACGCGGTCGAGTAGCTCCAACGGGAGTTCTGGGGGAGCGTCCAGACGGACGCGCACGAACGTCGTGATGGGCTTACGCATGTTCCCCTCCATCGAATCGTGCCAGAAAAGCTTCCAAGCGCGAAGCCCGCGCCGTTGCGCGGTCGGCGGCCCGTTGCTCGATACTGAGTTCGCATTGGGCCCGGTCCTGGATGGCCCGGCAAGCCTCTTGCCGTCGGTCGGCTCCGAGCGAAAGGGTCAGGTCGGTCTCAGCCTGCTCGAAGGCGACGAGGCCATCCTGCTCATGGGCGGCCGTGATGGCCGGCGTTGCGGCGTAGCGGACGATACTGGTTGGTCGGGTGCGTGGTTTGCGGTGTTTGATCATGGTGGGTGGTGTCCTCAGGGGGTAAAGGGGGTGGCTCCCCACCTTTTGCGACCGGGGGAGCCGGTGGCCGCCTGCTCGGGACGGCCCTGGTCGCGGTCGCCGCTGGCTTCCGCTACCGCCCGGGAGTCGCCTGCCGGGCGGGATGCGGGGGTCAGATCGAGTAAGCATCCAAGACCTCGGAGGCCGGCGAGTAGGTGTAGGGCTTCGTTCCCTTCGAGGCCCAGAATTTGGTCACTTCGTCGGCCGTGATGGCCTCGTCGCGGAACAGGTGCCAGACCTCGATTCCGTGCTTCCGGAGCGGGATGGCGATCATGTGGTGACGGTGACACTCACCAGGACTTTCCTCCCTACATAATAGGATGTTCAGCTGGCTGTTAGCCTGCTCAGCCAATGACGCGATGCCCACATGGGTAGGCCCTAAGCCTAACCCTCCGAGCGTGTCTCCACGCCAGTGGTAGGCGTGTCCCAAGAGCCGCTCCAGGTCGGCCCGGCTGAACCCTCTGGTCATACGACCGGAGGTAGGACGGGACCGGACATCCACGACCAGCGCGCCGGTCTGTTCGACAATTGCGGCCAAGTCGGCCGGTTGGAGTTTTTGATAGCCGATGGTTAATACTGGGAACATCAGGACTCCTGTAATCGTGAGAGCTGAGCTCTGGCGCTGGCCAGAGCCACTCCGTGGCGGTGCCATTGCGTGAGGTCTTCGTCCGCATGCCGACGAGTCCGTCGGGTGCGGGTCATGGCGCGATGCCAAGCCTGCTGACGGTAGAGGGCGAGGCGAGTAATCCGGAGATGGAGCTCCGCGATTGCGAGGGCTTGGGTGGGTGTGGTGTGTGTGGTGGCGTGCATCGGTGCCTCCGATACCGCCCGGGAACGCGTGGCTGCCGGGCGGGGTGCGGGGGTACGCTAGAGGATTGATCGGGCGATGGGCCTGCTGAGTCGTTCCTCCGGGTGCTTGCTGCGGAAAGCCCTTACGAGCGCCAGGTCAACTACCGTGGTCGGCTCGGTGGGTGTTACTCGGATCTCTGCGGGCTTTCCGACCGACATGACGGCCACTGGGGCATTGCGATCGGATGGCTGGGGAATGAGGTCGAGACCGCCGGTCCCCCATCGTAAGTGGAAACCCTTGCCGTCGACCCAAGCGCGCGCGCGCTTGGCCTGCGGGAGCCGAGCGAACTTTCGGAGTCGGCCAGCGTCAATCCAAACCTCCCATAGCGGGCTTGAGACTACCAGATAGCCTCCGGCCGGCGGGAGCTTCCCTCGGAGTAACGCCGGGGCGTCCAGTTCGAGCCGACCGTGATTCCAGGTTGCCCGGCTCGCGACTTCCGAGACAGCCTTGCCGGTGTCCGATAGGGCCGAATCACGCTGGCGCGCTCGGTCGATCTTTTGGCCCTTTCGGATGATCGGATAGAGTCGGCTGACCATAGTTTGGTCGTCCGTTTCGGATTCGATCCATTGCCGGAGCGTGGCCAGGGTAACGCCGAGCTCGCGAGCTAACGTTGGAGCCATGGCGACCAGAACCAGCCTGATCGCTGGCATGCTGTCTTCGGTGTCGTGCGACCGGACGAACGTCAGTAGATTGTCCAGGGTGCGTGCCATGGCTCACCCGACCAGTCGGAGAGACGGCTCGGCCTTGACGGCGGGCGACGGCTCGTAGCTGACGCGTACGCCGGGTCTTCCGACCTTGAGGCTCGAGCATGATTCCCACTGCTCGGGCGTCATGAAGTGGCGGGCGCGCTCGGCGTCGAATTCGCGGGTTTGGCGGCCCGCGACCTGAACGAGGCTCACGGTGCCGTCGGCTGAGAGCCACTCGGTAACGTGGTGCGCCTCATGCTGCGCCAGAGCGGCTGCTCTGGCCTCAGCTGCTAGTCGGTCCGCTTCGGCCTGCGCGGCCTTCGCGCGCCGGTAGGCCGCTACAATCTCGGACGCCGGAATGACTGGGGGTAGAGTCGGGACTGGTGTGGGGTTGGTCTTGCGTGCCATGGGGCCGCCTCCGGGGGGTGATGGGTGGTGTAATGTGTCTGGCTTCCGCTACCGCCCGGGAGTTGCCTGCCGGGCGGGCGCCGAGGTCAGCTAAAACCGTGCCAAGAAACTCTCGAGTCGGGCTGCTCGAGCGGTGGCGAGTTCAGCCGCCCGTGACTCGATGGCGAGCTCACAGCGGGCCCGGTCTTCGAGCGCCGAGAGTGTCTCTTGCCGTCGGTCGGCTCCGAGCGAAAGGGTCAGGTCGGTCTCGGCCTGCTCGAAGGCCACGAGGCCGTCCTGTTCGTGCGCGGCCGTGATGGCCGGCGTTGCGGCGTAGCGGACAATGCTGGTCGGTCGGTTGCGTGGTTTGCGGTGCTTGATCATGGTGGGTGGTGTCCTTTTCGGGAACGGAGCCGACTGGCTTCCGTTACCGCCCGGGAGTCGCCTGCCGGGCGGGCGCCGAGGTCAGTCTTCGGGGGTTCGGGCCGATCGGCGACCCATTCTCAGGGCGTCTGCGACGGCGACCGGGTCGCTCAGACCGCGGACACGGACCAGTCCGTCCGAGCCCATGGTACCCCATTCGTCCCGGCTCAGACGGATTCGGGTAAGTCCGGTCGTTTGGCTGACGTAGCCACAACCGACCGGAACGAACTTGATCGGCTGGTTGTTTTTGCGGCTGAGAATTCGAATCGTCGTTTGGTGGGTCACGCTAGGCCCTCATGCTATAACCATGCCAACAGGAAGATGGTAAGGATTGAGTGGACACGGCCCTCTTGGGACTACCTAACCAGGACATGTGTGTCATGGTGTCGAAAACCGAACCAGGAACCGGCCCGGAAAAGTTCTGGAATCTTCACTACTTGGGTCCGTTTTGCCATACCATGACACTCTCGTCATGGTAGAGCTAAGGTTTGCGTGGTCGCCTCAGGCCGCGGCTCGCTTGGCTTTTGGGGCCGGCGCCAGCCGCTCGGCCCAGGATCGGAGTGACCGGATCCGCTCGGGCGCGCCGCCGTAATGAGCCAGTAGGTCGGCCTCGGCCTGGGCGGCCTGACGGGTGTGTCGGGCCAGCGAGACCAGCGACCAATTGCGCCGGCTTGGGTGCGTGAGCTCTATCCGGCCGACGAACGTCGCTCCAGTCGGAACGTGGGTCACCATGTAGTCCACCCGGTGGCTTCCGACCCCGGAGGGCGCTCGGGTGGCCGCCCCTGAAAGAACTTGGTCGACCGCTCGGAAGCTAGTGTAGAGACCGACAATGTCATCGTGCGTGGCGGTCGACAGGATGCGGATCCGGTAGTCTGGGACGCGGCCGGACGGCGTGTCGGGTAGCTTACGGGCCGGCTTTGCCGGATCGCTAACCTCGGTCTCAGGCTTCGACTCCGGAGCTTTGAATGCCGGCTCGGCTTTTGGGGGTTCGGGGCTCCGGGCCGCGATTGGTTCAGGGGAGGCCACCGGCGCCGCCACCGGCGCCGCTACCGGAGAGGGAGTCGCCTCTGGATCGGCCTGAGGCTCGCCCAGGATGGCCTGGGCGAGCGAGCCGAGCTGCCGGCGGTACTTCCGGACAAGCTTCAGGCCGAGGGCCGCCTGTCGGGCGCTAAGGCGCGGAGCTGAAGCTAGCGATATGCCGATCTGGACGTCGATCTTGCTGAACCCGGCGCCGTCTAGCGTGCGGGCCCCGTCACACACGCCGGCGAGCTCCCGTAGAGCCGAGTGGATCATGGCCGCGCGCTCGGCCGTCATGGTTGCCGCCACCCTATCGAGGTCGGACCGTGGCCCCGAGGTCGCCGGAGCTTCGCGCCCCGGAACCACTGGCTCGATCGGGACGACCGGACGTGACTGGACGTCCGAGCCGTTCTCGGTCTTACGGTCGAGTGACCTGTCGATTACCTCCTGCTTGGCGACCAGAACCTCGGCCATCCGGGCGTCCAGCGACCCTTCGAGGACTAGGTGCTGGATTAGGATAGATTCAGCCGTCTGACCGATTCGGTGAACGCGGTCCTCTGCTTGGCTGACGTTCCCCGGGACCCAATCGAGCTCGGCGAACACGACGTGTGAGCTGGCCGTGAGGGTAATCCCTACCCCGGCCGCTTGGATGGATCCGACGAACACCCGACAGGCCGAATCGGACTGGAATCGGTCGACCGCCGCCTGCCGGACGTCCAGAGAGTCCCGTCCGGTCAGCGAAACGGCCCCAAACGAAGCCAATTGATCGCGGATGCCGTCAATCACCTCATGGTGGTGACCCATGACGACGAGTTTGGTCGATGGGTCGTCCTCTAATGCCATCCGGACATGCTCGACCACGTAAGGGATTTTGGCTACGGCGGTTTCGCGACGAATCCGGCTCATTTCTTCGAAAGCGGCCCGGAGGCCCTCTTGAAGCTCGGACACGGCCTGAGCATAATCGGCCGGATTGTCGGAAGCCTTCGCGAGCTCAACGGCGGCCCGTAGGCCGTCTAGCGCCTCTTGCCGGGCGTCCCAAGCGGAGGTTTCGGCGGCGATTGCCTGGGCGGCTCCGTTGGCCGGGAGCTCGACGATCTGCCGGCGCTTGGCCGGGAGCTCGGTCAGGACGTCGGCTTTCAGCCGGCGGACCATACAGGTCTCACGAAGCCTCTGCTGAAGCTCTGCCGAGTGATAGCCGCCGGTGTAGCGTCGGAACCGCCACCAGCCCTTGCCATCGGCGTCCCATGAGGCCGGATCGGTGATCTGTAGGATCGTCCAGAGCTCGGCCGGTCGGTTGACGATCGGGGTCCCGGTCAGGGTGAGCCGCCGGCGCGCGCGCTTGGCCAGCGCCTGGACGACTTGGGTGCGTTGAGCCTTCGGGTTTTTGACCAGGTGACACTCGTCGATGATGATGAAGTCCCAATCCCGGTCAAGCGACGGGACCGGATGCGCGACCTTGGTCGGCTTCGGTCGATAACACCGGCCATAGCGATCGGGTCGGCCAACCGCGCCCGGAGCCGGCTGCTTCGTCTCGACTAG